TCGTCGTAGTCGTAGTCGTCGTAATCTTCGTCCTCGTCGTAGTCGTCGTAGTCGTCGTAATCGTCGTCCTCGTCGTAATCTTCGTCCTCGTTCTCGTCGTAGTCCTCTTCCTTCTCGTCGTCACGGCGCACGTTGGCGAAGAGGCATGTCTCCATCCTGTCCGTCTGCTCCGGCAGGCGGTAGGTGACGTTGCGGTTCCTGGTCATGAGCATGTTATCCTTTGTCACAGGGTCATTCTGGTCCTTTGTCCTTTTTTTCTTCCTTCGCTTCCGGCGCCGGCTGCGTGCCGTCCTGCTGGCGCAGCACGTTACCGAGCCGTTTTTCCACGTCGGTGGTGTTGCCGTGCTGGAGCGGCAGGGCCTTGAGCTGACCCATGAGTTCCACCAGGTTGTCCCGGATGACTTCTTCGACCTCTCTGGCCTTGTCCTGCTGGACCTTGCGGACCGTGTGGAACAGTTCCTGGTCGCTGGACCAGTCATGGTTGACTTGGTGGCTGAAGTCCGCGTCCAGGGCCAGTCGCAGGATGTCGGGCGGGCGCACGAACCCTTCTTCCTTCAGGACGATGCCAAGGTAACGGCGCACGTCGTCCGTGAACGGCTCCTGGTCGTCCTCGTCCGGTGGGTGGAGCAGGAGGGCCTCGGTGATGCCCCAGGCGCATTCCAGGCTGTCAGCCGGGTCGAACTCCTCCGGGTCGCACTCGGAGCCGGACAGGACGTTGCACAGCTGCACGAAGCGCGTCACTTCCTTGAAGAACAGATCGGTCGTTACGATGGTGACGGCGGCGCACAGCTTGTCAAGGTTGACCGGAGGCATCTGGGTATTCCAGGTGTCTTCCACCTCCAGCCGCAGAGTGGTCGGTGTCCAGTTCAGGCACTCGGTCCCCAGCTGGTCCAGGACTAGTACCAGAAGGGTCGTGGCGTAGCTGCTGTCGTCGGTCAGTATCCTCCTGGCTATGCTCCGCGACGGGTAGGGCAGGTTCCTGCCCCTGCTGGTCTCTTTTTCTTGCATCCCTGCCTCCTTGTTGCTGGGGGAAGCGGCGTTCCAGCCACTCCTGTTTCTGGGCGAACAGGGCGAACACGTCCAAGGCGATATGGGTCACGGCGGGACGTGGCAGCTGGTCCACGTCCTCGTCCTGCACCAGGTCGTACCACTTCCTGGCTCCAGGCCAGACGGCGAAGCGGCGGTCGCTGATGTTGACCGTGAAGATGGGCACATGGTCGTGGCTCCTGGAGCCTCGGAAGTTCTGTTCCAGCCAGCTGGAGAACGTGCCCAGGTCGCTGTCGATCCTGGCCAGCAGCCTCTCCCGCTTCGCCTCGGTTACGAATCTGAGGTGAACGAGCCACTCATAGAGGTACAGGCGCAGCTGCTGGTGGACCGTCAGCTTGCCTGCACGCTGCTCCGCCGTGCGCAGGCCCAGCACGGTGCGTATCAGGTACGCGAACTGGGCAGGTGTCAGGATCGGCATGACCGCGCGTGCCTGCACCAGCGTCGGCTCGATCACCTGTTCCATCCCGGTGTCCTGTGCGGCTGCAACCCTCGGGGTGTCATTCCTGGCTCTTCTCCTCTGCGGCAGAGGGCTGCTGAGCCAGAACCCTCAATCGCTCCTCTTCCTTGGCTTGGCGGAACGCTTCACGGGCTTCAGCCCGGGTCCAGTGTCCGCTTGTTCCGCTGGCGGAGACACACAGCCATTTGTGCTGATACCCTACCGGCGAGCGGTAGACTCCAGGCTTCCATCCGAACCTACGTAAATCCGGATAGCCATAGCCACCACCCATTTGGTCCCCTCCTTTCGATCATACATTTGTGTGGTTAGCGACAGAAGATGTAGGAGCTTCTGCCGCTAATTTTTTCTGCTGTCTTCCAGAAGAGCACGGGCATGCCTTCTGTCTTGTGGCGGCTAATAACTGCCGATCTTCTTCATGGCCTCGACGGCGGCCTGTCGTACTCTTTCGTTTTGGTCCAGCCGATACCTGTTCAAGGCGGGCACCGCGTCCTTGCCGTCCGGGCCGAACTTGCCGATGGCCTTGCACACCTGCTCTCGGATCATCTGGTTTTCGAGTGCCTTGATGAGAACGGGCAACAGGGCCTTACGCTTAGAGGGAAACTCCTCTGCGATCTCTCCAAGGACCTCGGTTGCTGCAGCCATCCTGGCCACGGAGAGGTAATCTAAACTCTGATTCGGGTCAGACGCGAGCAACTTGACCATCATGGCAACCGTTTCGTCGTCGTCTGGTGAAATGGCACCAAGGGCCTTGACAAAGACCACCACGCTGACGGTCGTCTCGCCAACCAGGCAGCGTTGCAGCACCACTCGCAGAAGCGGGGCGAGTGATCGAGCACTTCTCCTCATCTTTCCGACTTTGTCAACCAACTCAAACAATTCACTTGGATGGTCGATTGCCAGGCTGATCGCGTACTTGTACAGGTCTGGGCGAACCTGCTCCAATGCCTCGGCGGCCGCCTGCAAGACCTCCTTGTTATTACTCGTCATCGCCTCGCACAGGGCATAGGCAGACTCCTCTTCCTTGAACTTTGCCAATTCCTTGGCGGCGGCGATCTTCTCGGCGTCCGTACCTTCGCGCAGCTTTTTGCGCGCAAGTTCCGAGGCGGGAACTAGCTTGGCCGGCTCCTTGGGCTCGGGAGATGGGTCCGCTCCATTCCTCGACCCCGAATCGGTGTTCGTGAGAGGTTTCTTTGTCGTCGAGGGCCACTTTGCTGATTGCCCACCGAGCTTAATAAAAACGGCTGCTGTACCTACTCCAACGCACAGCCCGAGCACTACGCCGAGCAGCAGGGCGGGAATGCGGCTCTTGCTACGGGCAGTTGCCGGCGGCACCGTTGACTTCGACGGCCTCGGCACCACGATGGTCCTTTTGCAGTACGGGCATTTGCCTTGCCTGCCGGCGGCGGCAGCGTTGATACTCAGACGAGCTTTGCACGTCGGACAGCTGAAGGTGATGGTCATGGTGTGAACTCCGTAAATGGGTGACGTCAACCTGACGCACGCGCGTCAATCAGGTTTCCAGAGCGGCCGTCAGTCAGTTGCTCTCGACTTTGGCGCACAAGGACAAAGAATCTGGCTGCCCAGAAGGGGATGGGGTTGCGGTCCAGTTCTTCGGCCAGCTGGAGGTCGTGCTGCTCCCACCACTTCATGGCAGCGTCGGCCTCAGCGAAGAACGGTCGGCCGAATGGGGTCAGCTCCAGCTCTCTTCGTACTTGCTCGAACAGGACGGGATCCTGCAGGCAGCGCCACAGGTTGGTGAGCTGAAGGTCAATGTCATTGACTACTTCGCTCACCCCCTGGTAATTCCAGCTCCACAGTTCGCTGAGGGCACCGCCGTAGGGGATGCCTCGAAAGGTGTGTTGAGGAGCAAGTCGGTGGATATGGGGTGCCAGATAGGTCTTGCCACCAAACCACTTCAACGGAGGTTTCGGGAAGACCTCTCGGTTTGACGATGTCAGGGCGGGTTCAGACATCGAAGACTAGCTCTGCTCAATCCGATGGTCCTTTTGCTGGTGTCTCGGCTCCCATGCGCCCCTACATCAGGCTGGCGCAGACTGGGACGTCGATCCGGTAGCGCTTGGGCTGCATGCGGGGGTGTCCCGCTGGCAGGGGCTGCCCCTGTTCGTCGTGGATATTCTCGAACGACATCCCCTCGGAGTTGACCGGGTAAGGTCCGATGACGTTGCCGTTGATCCGTGGCGGCACCACGCCCGCGGACTGGGCGTAAACGATGGCCAGGCGGCGGGCTTCGGCGGAATCCAGCTCCGTGAAGGCGGCGGTGAACGGCGGACCGGAGCAATCTGACTCGATGACGACCACGCCTTTGGAACGGTCGGGTGCAAACTGGCAGGCACTTTCCACGACGAGCAGCATGATGGGATTCCTCCTCGATAGGTAAGGAAAAGCGAATATCTAAGTTTTCCGCCCTGGTAGTTTACCAGGGATATAGCCGCGGGACCACATGTGTTAATTCTATCCCCTTCGCTTCTGCGAAGAGGATGAACAACACATGCGGTCCCGCGGCTAGCGGGCCACACGTTCCTGGCCAACGGCTATGTGCCGTGGGCAAATTATTTGACGCAAATAAGGCAGAAATTTAGGTACCCGTCCTGGGGGTGACGTCTGGGATGGGGTGCTGGGTGCGTGGCCTGTCAGAAGGTGAGCTGGACGATCTTGCCGCTGTTGTTGCGGAACGTGACCCGTGCCTGCTCCGCGTGCAGCAGCTCCTTCAACCGGCGTTTGCGGTCGCTGGCCATGCCGGCGATGGTCTGCTTGGCGGAAGCGAAGATGTTGGCCTTTTCCTGGGCTGCGCGGCCGCAGGAACCGCAGCCTCCCTGTCGGCTGCCTCCGCCGCGCACCACTCGTCCGAGGGGGGCCAGGAAGGGGAACTCCTTCACGATTGCGTCGTTCAGAGCCATGCTGGCCAGGGTGCTGTCCTCCAGTACGACCAGCTTGCGTCGTGCGTTCTCTGCCATCTCGGTGCTCCCTATGTGCTGAGGCTTCCGGATGAGCCGCCTTCCGGCTCCGCTGGCGGCGGCGCTCCGACCCATACCTCCTCGGTTGGGACCAGCTGTTCCATGCGGTCCAGGGCCAGCAACAGGTGGTTGACCTCCTCTTGGATCAGGAGCCAGACCTTGCGTGCCTGCTCGACCTGGCGCAGGTCGATCTCAAAGGCTGCGGACCGGAAGATGGGGAAGGCCGTGCTGTGGTCCGGCGCGTGGGCCGGGTACTCGCTCATGTCCGCGGGGCTGGCCACGCCCAGAAACTCGTCCACGACTTCGTGCGTGTGTGGGTTGAGAGGATGGCGCAAAAAGAGGAAGACGTTCGGGTCGGTGCCCGTGTGCAAGGGGTCACTGGCCTCCACGCGCAGGCGGTAGGCTCCTAGCCAGAGGTAGTTGACGTTGGTGATCTCGAACTTTTTGAGCAGGAGCCGGCGTCGTGCCATCCCTGGTCTCCGGCCTACAGACTGAGTGAAAGGATCTTGCCGTCCTCGGACCTATAGTACAGCACGAGCGGGCGCGGGCGGTAGCCACGTTTGGCAGCGACCAGGTTGGCCAGGGGCTCCAGGTTGCCGCCGCTGGCCTGGAAGGAGGCTAGACGGCGGCCCAGCTCGCTCAGGACGGGCGACATGGTATGGCTGACGGAGCCGCAGCGGTAGCAGGCGCTGGCAGGGGCGCGCACGGTTTGGTTGACCACAGCCATGTAGGCGTCCCGGCACGACTGCTCCCAATCGGAGAAGCCGGCGGGCAGGGTGGAGAAGAATGCTGGGTCTGCGGCCAGCTGGAACAGAGCAATGGCGTCAAGGACCAGGGGAGGTCCGTCCTTCATGGTATCTCCCCCCAGGGGAACTTCTTGCCGGGGCCCACCTGGGAAGTGCCGCGCGGCGGCGCGTCGGACCAGGCGACCGGCCACTTCTTGCTGCTGAAGTCCGCCAGCTTGAAGCCAGCCTGGTGGACCTGGGCGCCGATGCAGATGTCGCCTCCGTTGTGGACCAGGCGCTGGTCGGGGATGTGAGCGGCGCGGATGGCCTCGGTGGCCAGGGCCCAGAAGCTGCCCGTGGCGAACACGATCTGGCTGCCGTTGGGCGCCAGGCGCGTCCCCCGCTCCATGTGGAGCCAGCGTTGTCGCCACCAGGGAGCCTGCTGGAACCACTTCTCGGGATGGTAGCCGCGTTTCCGGAAGTACATCAGGTCGTGGACGTAGCGTGGCCCGTACAGCCGGCAGCCGTGTGGGTGGCCCTGGACGATGCGCTCGGCCAGCAGGTCGAGCCAGTCGCTGGACACGACATGGCTGTCGTCGTCGAACCAGATGACGTAGGAGGTGGTGATGGGACAGGTATCGTCCCAGAACATTTCGCGCATGGCCGGGTACTTCTTGCGCGCCTGGGGGTCATTGGGGTCGGACCAGTCCGGGTAGATCCTGGTGATGGTGGCCGGGGTGAAGCCGTTCAGGTAGTCCCAGGTGCGCCGGCTGACCTGGTTGGCTGCCACGCGAATGTCCAGTCTGCCTGGCGGCGTGTGGTCCAGGATGGAACCGAGGCAGCGCTGGGCCAGCGCCGGGTAGTCGCCGTACAGCAGGATGCAGACGGTGAACTTGCCGCCGATGAATGGGTGGTCTAGCAGGGAAGTCTTGCCCGGAGGACGGGGCGGCGGCTGCTGGAACTCCTTCGGCAGGGGCGGCGACCAGGCGGCGGGTGCTGGCTGACGTGGCGTCTCTTCCGCCGAACGGTCGGTCGCTGGTGCCGGCGCGGCGGCGCTGCCGTCTCCCTCCCCCTGGCGTGCGGTCGGCGACGGGTCCGGCGTCGGTGGCGCATCGGTGACGCGGCGGTAGGTGCCCCGCGGCGGCGCGATGGGGGGCAGGATGCCTTTTTCGTAGTAGTTCATGACGGCCTCGACCACATGGTCCACGGTAATCATGGCCAGGCATTCCGGCACGGACTGGGGCAGGTCGCGCACGGGCCTGCGGCACAGGGAGTTCATCTTGCGGGCGTTGCTGTAGTCGGCCTGCTCGATGGGCACGACCCGGTCTTTCCAGCACCCCCGGGTCAAGTTGCCGACGCCGCAGTCGAGCAGGCCGAGCGTGTGCAGGAAGGTGTGCTCTACCTTGACGGGGGCGCACTGGTCGCCGAAGGCGGTGGGGTAGTAGCAGTTGGTGTAGGCTTCCCACCAGGGTTCTTCCCGCCCTCCCGCCACGACCACGCACGGCTTGTCGAACACGGCTGCGATATGCATGGCGGCGGTGACGCCGCAGAGGACGCCGTCCGCGTGGTAGATGAGGCGGAAGAAGTCGCGCTCGTTGTTGGTCTTGCCGACCATGCTGGTACAGTTGTGCAGCCGCGGGTGGAAGTGCCGGTGGAAGTCGCCGCCGGCCTGGACGCAGCGGATGCCCTGGTCCGCCAGCGTGTCGATGACTTCCTGCCAGCGCTGGGCATACCAGACCTTGGCCGTCATGTCCATCTTGCCGCCGGCGACCACGACCCAGTAGCGGTGGTCAAGGATGGGTTCCTTTTCTGCCGGACTGAGGTGGATGTCCCCTTTGGGCTCCGTGACGGGCACCTTGATGCCGACTTTGCGCTCGAAGTCCCGGTGGAACCAGCTGAGGAAGTGGACCTTGAGGCCGCTGCCGGCGGCGCGGATCCCGTCCAGGTACTCCAGGTTGACCAGCTGGCCGCTGGCGCCGTCCGGCAGGGGCTGGCAGTATGGATTGTTGCGCCAGAAGACGTTCCGGTAATGCCCCGAGCAGTAGACCTGGTACTTCCCCGGATAGGCCCGGGCGATGTCGCGTACCAGGGCAGACAGGCAGACCGTGTCCCCCAGTGCCCAGCGGTTGTGCAGGATCAGGGTCGGCTTGCTCGGCGGCATCCGTGGTCCATCTCCCCGTCGGTGCTGCTGCCTGCCTGGCCGGTCAGATGAACTTGGGGCCTGGCCAGTAAGAGTTCTCCTCCTTGAGGGCGCACAGGTCGGCGTCCACGTAGGGGATCAGGTGCATGTGGTGCCAGGCGGAGGGGTAGCCGTTGGACAGACGCACGGCCTGGAAGCGGCAGCGGATCTCCGGCACGTACTTGGCGAAGTTGCGGTCGGTCACGTACCAGAAGTTGTTGCTGGACCAGAAGCTCACGTGCGTTGGGTCCTGGTAGGCTCCGCGGCCGCAGCGGCCGCTGTCGTCGCAGACGGCTGGCGTGTGCGTGAGCAGGAAGCCTCCAGGCACCAGCAGGTCGTACAGGTGGTTCATGAGCCAGGGCACCCGGTTGGCGGGGATGTGCTCCAGGAAATCGAAGGCGCGGAAGCAGCCTACGGAGTTGGGCTTCAGGTAAGGGAAGAGTCCTTCGGGCTGGAGGACGTCGCACTGGATGCCCAGGGGGTGCTTCTTGACCGCGGGGTCGATGTCGATGGGGATGTAGCCGTCCGGGCAGTTGTGCGCGCCGCCCAGGTCGTACATGGGCAGCTTCTCCCGCCGGCACCACTCCCGAACAAGGTCGTGCAACCAGCGGTCGCGGTGCTCGCGCGACCGGCGCTGGATCTCTTCCACGCGGACCTGGCACGTGGTCTGGCCATTCTGCCGGTGGAAGTAAAGCGGACGGTGGATATGCTCGAAGTGGATACCCTTGAGGTAGGTGCGGATGAGCAGTTCGTGGTCGTCCGCCACCGGCAGGTCCGGGTTATGCCCGCCGACCAGGCGGTACGCCTCCCGGCTCCAGACACGCACATGGTCTGGCGCGTACAGGATCTCACACAGGGAGCGTGGACCGATGGGATGGTGCTCGTTGACCTTGTAGTCGCGTCCCTTGTAGCTCCAGTCAAACTGGCGCCAGCCCCAGGCAGGCGAGTAGCACTGGCTCTCGTGCTTCATGTTGCAGCTGACATCGTCCGACCAGATGAAGCACAACCTGGGGCAGCGCTGGGCCGCCGCCACGACCTCCTCCAGGCAGTCATGTGTTATCAGGTCGTCGTGGTCGTACTCTAGCAGCAGGTCGCCGACTGCGTGGTCGCAGGCGAAACGCTTGAGCGCACCGATGTTGGTCGCGTTGGAGCGCAGCAGGCGGACCCTGCCGTCTCCCTGAGTGATGTGTTCTACCGTCGTGGCGACCAGGTCGCTCTGGTCGCCGTTGGCGACGACGACCCATTCCCAGTCCTGGTATGTCTGTTCCTGCAAGCAGGCCCACACGTCTGGCAGCCATGCGGGATTGTGGCTGGGAGTGAATACACTGACTAACATCAGCTGCTCTCTCTCCAGGAGTTCCAGAAACGCTGGTTCCGTTCCATGTCTGCGCGGGTGTGGCGGCGGAAGCGCCAGGTGTGGCCCTTGCGGACACCCGACAGCCGGACGGTCACGCAGTCCACTTCTCTGTCTGTCTGGACAACTAGTTCGTTGCCCTCTACGCGCGCTGCCACCAGGGCCAGGTGGCTGGGCACGGCGCCGACGGCCACGATGCTACCTTCTTCGCAAACGTCAAGGAAGATCGGGTCGATGCGTTGTCTCCACTGGAACGTTCTGCCAGAGGTGCTGCCTGGACGTGCCGTTACTACATGGACGACGTCCTCGAAGCGGACTTCCGGCATTTCCACACAGGCGAGAGCGACGAACTCTGGCTCGTCCCAGCCGTTCCTTCTACTGTACGGGACGATGGCTGTCTTTTCTCCAGCTGGGCCCTGGTACCCCTGGTGCCCCTGGTACCCCTGGTACCCCTGTTCCCCCTGATACCCCTGTTCCCCCTGGTACCCCTGGTACCCCTGGTACCCCTGTTCCCCCTGGTACCCCTGGTACCCCTGTGGACCTCCAGGGTCTCCCTGGTCTCCCTGATGACCTTGACTGCCCTGGTATCCCTGGTATCCCTGGTCTCCCTGGTCTCCCTGGTCTCCCTGATGACCTTGACTGCCCTGGTATCCCTGATGACCTTGACTGCCCTGGTATCCCTGATGACCTTGACTGCCCTGGTCTCCCTGGTATCCCTGGTTCCCCTGTTCCCCCTGTTCCCCCTGTTCCCCCTGGTACCCCTGGTGCCCCTGTTCCCCCTGTTCCCCCTGGTGCCCCTGGTACCCCTGGTGCCCCTGGTACCCCTGGTGCCCCTGGTACCCCTGGTCTCCCTGTGGACCCTGGTCTCCATCTGGCCCAGGGTCTCCCTGTGGACCCTGGTCTCCATCTGGCCCAGGGTCTCCCTGTGGACCCTGGTCTCCATCTGGCCCAGGGTCTCCCTGTGGACCCTGGTCTCCCTGTGGACCCTGGTCTCCATCTGGCCCAGGGTCTCCCTGTGGACCCTGGTATCCCTGTGGACCAGGGTCTCCCTGTGGACCCTGGTATCCCTGTGGACCAGGGTCTCCCTGTGGACCCTGGTATCCCTGATAACCCTGGCTGCCCTGTCCGCCGCAGCGCGGCACTTGCAGGTCAATCGACAGTTCCCAGTCGCAGTCGGTTGCGTCCCGTACCTGACTGAAGCCGTAGACAAGGAAGCCGACGTCGCCGCAAGTGACTTCGCGGATGTCCAGGAACGGGTTCAGCTTGATGCAGGGGGCAACGGCGCCGATGTCCAGGCGCCAGATGCACTGGTCTGCCGGCCCGATCCGCTCGAACAGCCAGCTGATCGTCCCTGGGCCTGGTCTGGGACGTGGCCAGACGAAGCGGGGGTTGGCCGCGGCACGGAGTTCCGGACACGGTGCCCGGCTGTTGATCTCCAGGAACCAGTTGAAGCCGACGCGGTAGAAGTACCAGTGCGTGTAGCCACCCGCTCGGCCGAACCGGATCGGCGTGTAGCGTCCTGGCCTGCGCGGCAGGACTTCCGGGCAGTTGACCCGCAGCTGCGTGATGTCCACGTGGTACTGGCAGCCGGCGAGCCTGGCCACGCGCCAGCGGATGAAGCTGCCCGTGCCAGGGTCCACCCGTGTCTGCTCCAACCTGGGGCTGATCCGCGGGCAGGGCACGTCCAGGTAGATGTCCAGCTCGAAGTTGCACGACGGCTTCTTGGCGACGACGAAGGTTAGCTGGCCGGCGCCGAACGGGACCGGCTTCGTCTTGAACGAGCTGGGCGCGATGCGCGGGCAGTGGTACTCGCCGCTGATGTCCAGCTCGAAGGTGCAGCCGATCTTTTTGAAGCGGAAGGACAGCCGCGGCTCCCGGTTGGTGATCTCACGCAGCTTGGTTGTCCGCGTGGTCAGAGGCTGGATGGCAGGACACGGCGACGTGACGTCGATGTCCAGCTCGAACTCGCACTCACCTGGCTTCTTTCTCTTGAACTCGTAGTTCAGCCGGCCGGTGGCTCTGTCGAAGCGGACGATCTTGGTTTCCCGGCGGCGTGGCTCCACCTTGGGGCAGGGAGCCAGGACATGGATGTCCAGGTCGAAGGAGCACCCTACCTTGAAGAAGTAGAACCAGAGCCTGCCCACCGGCTTGTCGCTCAGGAACCGGACGTACCGGCTACGGCCGGGCGGCAGAGGACGCACCTCCGGGCACGGCACGGAGACCTGGATGTCCAGGTCGTAGTCGCAGTTCGGCAGCTTCACGAAGCCGAAGCGGAGCGTACCGAGGCGGTTCCGGGAGAACGGCACTTCCCGGAAGCGAGAGGTCGGCTTGATCTTGGGGCAGTGTACCTGGGCGTCGATTTCCAGGAGCCAGTCGCAGTCCGGCAGCGGCACGAAGCCGAAGCGCAGCAGGGACGGCCCGTCCGTGAACGGGACGGAGCGCGTCTGCTGCCAGGACGGCTGCATCTCCGGGCAGCGCACGTCGGCCTCGACCTCCAGCGCGAAGGAGCAGCAGGCTTCCTTGTGGACGGTCACATCGAGGCGTGGTGTCAGGTGGCGTCCTTGCTGGATGCTCGTCCGGGAGACAGACAGGTTGGGGCAGGGTGGCTCCGGTGGCAGTTCCGTGATGGGGGGACTGTCGCAGGCGGGTATGTCGGCCGGCGCCTCCGGGACGCTCGGGTCGCGGATCAGGTCTTCGCACGGAATGCGCGGCACGGGCTCGACCTGGCACTTTTCCGGGTCGAAGGCAAAATCATGCTGGTCGCCGGCCATCCGTTACCTCCGCTCAACAGCTTTCCGAGACGTCTGAAACGGTGTCGAAGCACGTCACCAGCCCGGCCATGTTGACGTCGATCACGACCTTGTGTTCTTCCGGCACGGAGACGATGGTGACGCCGGGACCAGCCGTCAGCTCGAACTGCCGCCCTCCGCTGCCGTTGATGGAACGGAGGACGTCGTTGCAGCGCGGGCCGCCCTCTAGCAGCTGACTGCCCGCAGGCGGCACCTCGCCCGCGAACAGCGGCGCCGGCTCGCACGGCTCGCCGTCTCCTGCTCCCACGGCGGCGCCGAAGATAATGGACCCTTCTTCCTGCCGGATGACGGCGTTGTAGCCTGGGACAAAGATAATGTCTCCGACCAGACAGGGCTCGTACACATGCACGGTCCCCGTCGGATAGGGGAAGATGACCTCCGGGCAGCCGTCGGGAGCCGACACGCGCGTCCGGTCGTCGTTGGCCAGCCCCACCCGGGCGACGTAGGTGCCAGCCAGGTTCTGGACCAGAGCCGGCTCCACCACGGCGCCGCCGGCGCCGCGCTCGATGACGCCGTCCACGGGCAGCAGCAGCTCCAGCTCCGCCATCTTGCCTGTAACCAGGAAGCCGGACCAGGCCGTTTCCTCGCATGTGGCAGGAAGAGAGGACGACTGGCTGCTGGCGGAGAAACCTTCGTTGTCGCTGTCGCCAGAGTCGGCGAACTCCAGGCAGTAGTCCTGCCCTCCCAGCCGGCGGAGGAAGACCAGCGGCGTGCGGAACAGGCCCGGCGCGTCGGACGCGAACTCGAAGTAGAACGTGTCGCCCTGTCGGCGCAGGCGGTCCAGGTAGACGGTGTGGACCCCGTCCACGAACCCGGCCGGTCCGTACAGCACGAAGCCGCAGTCCACGACGATGGCGTGCGGCAGGCGGCGCAGTGTCAGGGGGCCGTGGGGCTGGGCCACCGTCCCTGTCCGGAACGGGTAGGAGCGGTTGGCGTTCTGGTTGTAAAACCCTGGTTCAGCCATGCCTAAAATCCGTTTTTTAGGACTTTCCCGATTAGCCGACCACACCGGTCGCGTTCGCCGGTTCTCCCACGGCCTCGATACGGGCCCCGCCCGCCGTGGGAATGATGCGCAACACCGTGTCGGCGGCCAGCTGGTGGTTGCTGGTCAGGACCAGGCCGCCGGTCGCGTCCGGCTGGCACTCGAACGTCTGGTTGGGCCCGACCACGCGCACGCGGCGGATGAACCTCGGCGTGTCATACAGGTCGTTGGGGGCGCACAGCCGGCGGCGAAAGAGCGGGTCGCCGACCACGTCCACGCGGACGGCGGGCACGGTGCGTTGCGGCCGGCCGCAGCGGTCCAGCACCGTCACCTCCGCGGTGCGGAAGACCACGCCGTCGTCTCCCACCAGCCAGACCTCGCCGGTGAACAGGGTGCCGTCCTCCAGGCGGAAGCCGCGCACGCCGACCTCGGGGGTCGGGAAATGGACCGTGGACGCGAACTCGCTGCCGTCCGGGTCGAACTCGTGCGTGCCGACGCCCCAGGACTGGAAGACGGCCAGGCGCTCCGGCGCGCTGACCAGCAGGCCGGCGGGACGGCCGAAGGCGTCCTGGAACACGACGGTGCCGCTGCTGCCCACCAGGGGAAAGGTGCCCGTGGCCAGGTCCGGCGTGGTGCTGTCGCCCAGTACCAGGGACACGCGCTGGTGGTCGATGCGCACCTTTGCCAGGTACAGGCCGGCGGCGGCACCGACCGGGTACAGGGCGGCATCCAGGAACGTCCCTTCCACCAGGACGCGCCCGTCCCTGCTTGTCATGCTAGCCCGCTCGCTGAACGGGTACTTGGTCGCCTCGTGCTGCCGGCGCCATTCCGGGAACAGGGTCCGCTCGGCCATTACGGGTACTCCTGGACGAGGAAGTTAGAGAAGCGCGCCAGTGCCCGGTTGGCGCCGAAGCCGTTTCTGCCGTTGCTCGGGCCGTAGTCGTTTACCTCCACCGTCAGGGAGACGTCGGTGCTGCCGGGGCTTGTCACCGAGGTCAGCTGGGCCGTGATGGTGTGGCGGCCGGGCCCGGGTCCAGGGACGACAGTGGCCGCGAGGCGATACCAGTGGTCCAGGACCAGGCCGGGGACGATGACCGGCGCCACGCGGACGAAGCTGGTGCCGTTGAAGCGACTGACGAGGAACTGCTGGTCATCGTAGTCGATCTCGACCTGGTAGTAGAAGTCCCGTCCGTTGTCCAGCGGGTGCGGTCGATGGTTGAGTACCAGGGCGGCATTGTGCCGCGCTCCGGTCGGTCCGGGCACCATCTTGACGTCGGCCTGCAAGCGGCGGCCCGCCGTGCTGTCGTCGAAGCCGTTCCAGACGATGACGTTGCGCATGGCCGCCGTGGCACTGCCGAGACTGTGCCCGGACAGTGGCAGCGAGGACGAGGACGAGGACGAGAATGACTGGGACGCAGCCAGCTCGGGACAGACAGGGTCGGGGCTGGCGTCGGCGACCATCTGCCACAGGCCGCTGCGCGTCTCGAAGTCCCGGGCGTTGCCGTCCAGGAAGCAGTCCCGGTAGGGCAACGCCCCCAGGTGCCGCAGCGACTCGGACTCGGCCGGCGGTGGCGGCAATGGCGGCGGGCTGGCAGGAGGGTGCAGGGGGATCGGATCGTACTCGCTGGGCAGTCTTCCCGTATCGTCGGGCAAATGGGGTGGCAGGCAGGCATCTGCCAGGCCCAGGCCGCAGTCGATGACGATGCCGCACGGCCCGTCGATCTTGCCCACGACGGCACAGCCGCGGAACTCTAGGGTGATGGTCCCGTCGCAGTCAGGTGTCACGGCGTTGATGAACTCGACCGGCTCCGGCTGCCCGCAGGTGCCGGACTCCGGCCGGCCGGCGCAGGGGCCGGCAAATTCCCGAAAGGTGTTCTTCTCCCGGAGGTGGCCGGGGATGTTGGCTGCTTCGGGTGGCACGGGGAGGCCGTCTGCGCCGGCCGTGTCCGCCAGGCGCAGGACGATGCAGTCGCGCAGCACGCCGGCGATCTCTCGTTCTTCCTTGCGCAGCAGGAGCGGGGCCAGCGCGCGCAGCGTGACCACGCCCGTCAGGCGGTCCGCGGCGTGGGCCACCTGGGCGCTGGTCACGGGGAGGGGGCGGTAGGGCCTGGCGGCGCGCGCCGCCAGGCGGGACTGGCGTGGCGTGGCGAAGCGGCCCTGATAGGGGACGTCGCGGGTACCGGCGCCGAAGACGACCCAGCCAGCCGTGCCTGCCACCTGGGGCCAGAGGGCATGCACGCGCCCGTCCTCCACTGGCTGGGGGACGGACACGACGGCCAGCGGCACATGGCCAGGGATGTCCAGGTCGTCTGCTGCCTGGATGGTCAGCGTGACCAGGGACGGCGTGACGCTCAGCGCGGACAGGAAGGCGTACCGTCCCAGGGTCAGCGGCCAGCGCAGCTGCATGTCGGCCAGGACGTGGGACGGCAGGCGCCGGCCGTTGTCGTCCACGGCCGTGGCCGCCTCATCGACTGGGTAGGCGATGCCCTCGTTCTGCGTGTACCAGTGCAGGTTGCGTATGGCCATGCTACGACTCTCCGGCCGGCTGGACAATGGGCGCGGCGCACTGCTCGCATGCCGTCAGCTTCCGCCGCGGGTCGAGCGGCGCCGTCCGCTGGACCACGGCGCGCACGGCCTCTCCCTCGGGGATGGCGGCCTCGTCCCAGCGCGCCGAGACCTCCTCGGGCACGTCCACCTCGGGCTGGTCCGGCCCGACCGGTTCCGGAACATGGACGCTGAACGCCACCTCCACGGTGTCGCCGGTCTGGCAGCCGGGAAAGCAGGCCCGGAACTTGGCCGTGGTCGTGGCGCGGGGCCCGGCGTGGTCCACGAAGAAGCTCACGGTCGGCAGGCGCACCAGCGGGACGTGTCCCTGCTCCCCGTCCGTGGTTGTCCCCTCCAGGACCGGGTCGGCCACCTGCAGGCGCGCTGGCACCTCGACGGGAGCGCTGCGGGCTGGATGGCGCGTGAAGTGTCGGAACGTGAAGCGCAGCTCCAGCGGCCCGATGCACAGGTCAGAGAAGTTGCAGTAGGCGGCGCCGACAAACAGCTTGCAGTCGCTGTCGCTGGACACTACCAGGCGGGCGGGGCACTCCAGGCGGCGCTGGCGCTCGGCTTCCCAGCGGCCGATGTTGTTCCGGTGCGTGTCCCGTGCGGACTCGGCCAGCAGGCCGGCCTGCCGCCAGCGCTCCCAGGTGCGGGCCAGCCCGCGGTAGGTGCGCACGAAATAGGAGCAGGCACAGCAGGGGGTGCAGTCGTTGAACAGGCGCACCGTGCTGGCGGCGTCCGCTGGTGGAAAGTCGTGGTAGGCGTAGACGGCCTCTCTTCCCTCTGGACCGTCGGTGACATGCAGCGCCCGCTGGGCCCGCAGGCAGCCGTCTAGCTGGAGGAAGAAGTTGCCGGCGGCATCGGGGGCGGTGTGGTTGATGCGGCGCACCAGGACTTCCGTGTCGAGGCAGGACGGCTGGCGCCCCAGGCCGGCGCCAGGCACGGCGTCCATGTCCACGCGGTCGATGGCGGGTCCGCCGTCCGTGCGCGCCGTGCCGCGGCCTGCCAGCTGGATGTTGTAGCCTGCCTCCAGGAGGACCGGGCCGCGGAAGGTCTGGAGGCCGACCCGGATGGCGCGCAGCCGCCTCGGCAGACGGTTCAGCGTGCGCGGGTCCAGTTCGCCGTTGGCCGGAGTGATATGCTGGCTGTAGGTACGGACCTCGGCCCCTGGTTCCCAGTCCGTGTGCAGGGTAAGGCGGCAGACCTCCTCCTCGGTCTCCCACTGCACGATGAGCAGGCGTCCTCCCCAGGGGACTTCCCGGTAGGACGTCGCGCTGGTGGAGTCGAAAACGACCCGGTCGTGCGCGTCCAGCACGACGAGGTCTTTGGCGTGCGTCGGCGCCGGCATGCCGGCCGGCAAGGGGGCCGGCTCCGTGCCGCAGCCGTACAGCCAGGCGAGGCGGAAGGGGTAGACGAGGGCGCAGGCGTCATCGAGGTAGGACAGGTAGAAGTCGCCGAGCAGATCCTGGATGTCGGCGCTGGGCTCCACCAGGGGGTAGAGGCTGCCGCCGCCGGGCGGCTGGTTGACGCCGATGGCCTGGCGCCCGAACTGGTGTGTCATGGCGCCTCCCGTGCCTTACTCGCACTGGATGCAGCCCCGGTCATGGAGCCGGCTGCCAAGGACAATGAGGTCGAACGTATTGACCGACTCGCGCAGGCGATCAACGAAGTCCTCCACGGTCGCTGCCTGCCGGTGGAGTCTTTCCAGGTCGCGCGTGATGCGCTCCAGGTCGTGGCAGTCGCAGCACGGCTGCGCGCACTTGTCCACCAGGCGGATGCCGTTGGCAATCGGCTCGACCTGGAGGCAGTCGGTGCCGACAATGTGAAAGTCGCCGGTGGGGGTCGGGCCGACTCCGTTGATGGTGCGGATGGGGTCGGTCACGGCGGCATCCCCCTCGCAGACGCATTCCTCGACCGTGCCCTCGCCGGAGATGGCATTGAAGCGGATGATTGGATCCTGTCCGGCGATGAGGACGGGGACGATCTGCATGTTCTGCCCGGCCTGAAGCTCCACGACCCCTTGCAGGGGCGGTGAGCGCTGGTCGCCGTTGACACAGACCAGCGCGGACACGCCGCGGATGATCGGCCGCACCGCGTCCGGCTCCAGCCGCGCGTTCTCCAGGGAGAAGGTCCAGAAGCCGGGCGGCTGCCCGTCGATGTTTTCCAGGCGGCCGATGACGACCTTGCCCACCGTGTCTGCGAACGGTTCGATGCCGCCCAGGACATAGGCCGTGTTGCGCCGGTGGGCCTGCCGGGCGATGAGGGCCGTGGCCACGGGGACTGGCTCGGAGCCCGTCGCCGCCGGCTGGTAGCCGACGACCACGGAGTAGCCAGTGGCGTAGGCTCCCACGTGGCGGATGAAGAAGCGTCCGGGATCGACGTCCATGCCGGCATGCACGGGCAGGTCGAGTTCGACGATGAAGTCGTCCGGGATGGTGAAGCTGCCGGAATCGTCTATGCCGCTGGAGTCGTCCGTGAGCGGGTACTTGCGCTGCGCGTTGTGGTTGAGGAACTCCAGGTTCCAGAGGCCCAGTGACACGGTGGTCCCTCCCTGGCGCTGGCCATTCTGTTTCCTTGCTTCCTGGTCGCAGCGGTCAGCTGCCTGCCGTCACGATGCCGACCTGGCGGAGGATGCCGACCTCAGCCGGGAACCCGTCCGTGGCCAGGCGGCGCACCGTGAAGTAGACCGTTTCTCCCGGCGCCACGGGGAACGGCTCGCTTTCTGCTTCCACGTACTGGTTGGCAGTGGCCAGGACGCCCTGCGTGTTGCAGGTGACGGCAAACTCCTCGCTCCCTGTCGGTAGCGGCAGGGGGGCCGTCAGCCCGGCGGGCGGCCGGGGCACGCGGCGCGCGCTGAAGACGAGCTGGGGCAGCGTGCCGGCGGCCCGTGCCAGGACGCTGAAGCGCAGCCTCATCCGGGGCGCCGGCAGGGACAGGTCGCTGGGCACCTGGACCTTGGCCCGGTACTCCTCCTGCACACCCGGCCGGAAGCTGATGAACATGAGATCGTGGAAGTGTTCCTCCTCGGCGCCGGCCAGGCGGACCAGCTGGACCTCCAGCTCCTTCGTCTCCGCCGGCGTGACGGCGATGCCGACCAGCCCCTGGTAGACCTGCCGCTCGACGCCCTGGATGGTCCGCGGCACGGGCGGAACATTGGCAGCCAGCGTGACGTTGCCGGACAGGCCGTAGACTCCTTCCACCAGGGGTCCGCGCCGGAACTCGGCCGTTTCCGGGTCGAACTCCTTGAGGGCGTGGTGCCCGGCCGCGTTTTCGGCCACGGCCAGGTGGAGGTCCAGGAACAGTTCCAGGTGGCCCGTGCTGGCCGCGCGCTCCTCGCCGTAGCAGCGCACCTTGATCCGCTGGTCGCCCGAGTGTAGCGACAGCACGGACGTCGCGTCGGTGACGAAATTGGACCGCGTGAACCACAGCGTCATGGCCATGTGCAGGCGCCGTGGGCATTCCGGCGTGACCGAGTCCGACAGGCTGTGGGAAACTCCGGTCTGGTAGTCGGTCGGCCAGGGCACGTCGCCGTGGCAGTCGGACAGCCACCAGATGCCGTGCCGGTCGAGCAGGCACAGGCCGTGCGGTCCGAGCGGCACGCCCGTGGCCCCCACCGTTGCGTCGAGGCCGCGGTCCCACTCCAGGTATGCCTGGTCGATAGGCTGCGGCGGCCAGGCGTGCTGCAACGCCGGCTCGGCAGCCAGGTTGTAGCCGAACACGGCGCCGGGAGGCGCCTTGCCGAGGAAGCTGGCATGGTCCGCGGGCAGCCAGCCGCGCAGGCTGGGGTCCGGGTCCGTGATGACGTGCCGTCCCCCTGGCGGGGGTGGGCTGGTGCTGCCGGCGGGGGCGCACACGAGGCGGAAGCAGTAGTGCGTGTGACGGTCCAGCGCGTCCACGAACCGTGGGGTCACGAACACCTTCCCGTCCGGCGTGGCGCGCAGGACAGGCACGGCGACGGGAGGCTGGTCCCGCGTCAGGGCGCCGGCCGCCCGGGCAGACAGGTAGTAGTCTCCCGGCTCCGCCGGCAGGGCTCCCTCGATGGCGGCGCTGATGTCCACGTCGTCCAGGCCAAAGAGCAGGATGTCGGCCAGGGTCGCGTTGATCTTGTCGGCAACGATGCCCCAGACCCGGGCGGTGTCCGCGGCCCGCAGCCTGCCGGTGGCCGGGTCGGTTTCCGCCTGGGCCAGGCCGCGCTCGAAGCGGAACGTCTGGTGGTTGTACCAGACGGCCATGCCCTGCTGGACCTCGGGCTCGACGCTCTGCCGCCGCGCGTAGACGGTCGATCCGGTGCCGGCCGCCTGGAGGACGTCCCAGAGGTAGCGGACGTTCTGGTCGATCTGGCGGAGCGGCCGGTTGATCCGGCCGGCCTGTACCGGGTCGCCTTCCCGGATGAGGCGTAGGAAGCTCTCGAAGGACATCCTGTCCTCCTCCCTGGTTGGTCCAGCCCTCCGCTGCTCCCCTGGCCGCGTCAGGTGAGTTTCAGCCGCCATTCCACGCCGACCTGGGACGTCGGCAGCTTGGCCTGCTGGTCGCCAGCGCCGGCGTACCAGCGGCTCAGGACCAGGTCGCGGGTGGCGTCGTCCTTGTCCACGAAGGCGACCAGGGCGGCACCGAACACCTTGCTGTTGTTCACGTCGGAAAACGGCTTGCCGTGGGTGCCGACGAGGCCGGACGTCTGGGCAAAGAAGACCGGCATGTTCCCCTTGGGGAACTTGTCCGCGTCGGACACCTCCAGGGTGCCGGCGATCAGGGGCACGCGGAGGTAATCGCGGTTGGGGCTGGTGCCCAGGTCGTTGTAGTAGTCGATGCCTTCTCCTGGCCCGCGCGTCACGACGGGTGGCGTCACGGGGTCGTCCGGGTCGGCCACGTTCTCGAACTCGATGTACATGCCGCCGATGCCGTACTGGTTGCCGCGGCGCAGCAGCAGGTTGCCGACGATGGCCCCCCACTCGTAGAGGACGTCGTTGTGCGTCCAGTCCGTGACGGGCAGCCATCCGGGCAGGACCAGGGAGGTAGGGCGCTGGATGGTCCGGCCGTCGTCTTCCTGGTGCCAGACGCAGACCGGCCGGCCCGCGACGCGGTGCAGGCGGACCTCTCCCCGCGGACATGGCGCAGCTTCGACGGGCATGGTGCCCTCCTTTTCTTCAGATGCAATGGCCGCCGACACGGACCAGACGGACCTCCTCTTCCAGGAACGTGTCTGCCGCGACCTCTTCCTCGCAGGTGCGTCCTAGAAAGTAGCGTACTTCCTCGCTGTAGCCCGGGGCTTCCTCGCTGCCCGGGCCTTCCATGATAATCTCGTCCGTGTCCGTTTCCAACTGCATCAGGAGGATGTAGGCCATGTGCGGCGGCAGCAGTTTGCGCAGGACGCGGACATGTCCCAGGCCCAGGTGGTGCGGCCCCTGCCGGCGCGGCCGCAGCTGGATTACCAGCAGGTTGTTGCGGAACACGTTCTGGAGCAGGAAACCGAGGGCATTGACCTTCCTGGGAAGGGCCAGCGGTCCCGGGCGCATGTCCCGGGCCTCGGGCGGCCGCGTGTCCAGCAGCATGGCCAGGGTCTGTCCACGGGCGACCCCCGCCGCGTGTGTCATGCTCCAGAACCTTTCCACATCGGCCGGGTAGCCGCCAAGCTCAAAATACACGCGCGTTGGCGTCTCCGGCCCGTCGTCCTCCACGACCAGGTCCACCTCCTTGTTGGCGAAGACCACGTCCTGGTAATACCCCTCATCCAGGAAGCCGCGCCCGACGGCCAGGGCCTTGATTTCAGGCGGCACCTGGCCGCGGTGGAACGTGAAGAAGCGCAGCGTGTCGGTCAGCGGCTGCCCGGGCGCCAACCAGTCGCCCACGCGCACCAGCACGGTGCTGTCCCGGTGGAAGGAGTAGGCGCGCCGGCTGGTCACGACCCACTGGTGCCGGCCGTCGCGGAAGATCAGCTCGACTACCTCGTCTCCCTCAGCCAGGGGCACGTCGCAGATGGCGCTGAGGGCTGCCTCCAGGCTGCGCTCCGTGGCCCCTTCCACCAGGCAGTCGAAGACGGCGTTGACCAGCGCCAGGGCCTGCGGCGTGGACGGCAGTTGCAAGCCGACGGCGTAGCCGTACTGCGTATGCACCGCGTCTCGGTCCCAGCCGCTGCGGTACAGCCAGAGGGTTGCCTCGCGGTCCTGGACGCGGCCGTCCACGTAGATTTCCCGCTGTCCCACGCGCTCGTCCGCGAAGGGGTCTTGCCGGAACCAGATGGCCCCGTTGTCCAGGAAGAAGTCCACGCCCCTGGACCAGGTGAGGCTGGGGGAGGTGATGCGGTTGCTGATGACCAGGACATCGGCCAGTCCGGCCGGCAGCGGCCAGACATGGTAGCGCGTGTCCAGGGGCTGGTCGTACACCAGCCCGTCCGCATACGTGAACTGGCCGTCGTGGCGGGCCAGGTTGGCCACGGTCCGGTTCTTCTCAGAGGCGCGCAGGCGCAGGCAGTACCAGTTGTCCGTGTGCAACAGGGGCAGCCGGGACCGGCTCAGGCTGGCCGCCAGGTGCAGGATGTCGTCGTGGGACTGCTGGGCGAGCTGGCCCCGCGCGTACAACATGCTTTCGACCAGGAAGTTTCCCGCGTAGATGCCGGACCAGAAGCCGCCTACCTGACGCAAAAGTACCTGGGCGTTGTCGAGGTCAGACGCGGGGAAGCGGAAACTGTCGCCCATCGGTGAGGACCGTGTTACCTGGAGCCGGCCGTGACCGGCAGGGGACGGAAAGAAAAAGGGCGGACGGTCCGTGGACCGCCCGCCCGGTGCCCGTGGACAACGACGACGTCTGCTTCTGTCCGGTGGTCAATGACAGCTCGGGCAGTCGGCTTGGCCCAGGCCCCGGCAGCCACGGTCGGAACGGTAGTTGACCTGCCGCTGCTGGCGAATGACCGCTTGCGGACGCTCCTGGACGGTCACTCGCTCGATCACGCTGCGGAACTCCTGGTAGTTGGAGCCTTTCTCGCGCACCTGGTCCGAGCAGCAGCCGTCCGGGCAGGAAGCGGACCTGTCTTCCTGCTGTGTCACGTCAGCGGCCGGCGCCACGTAGCGGCGCTCGATCACCTCGGTGCGCACGGTCGCCGGGGCCGCGTAATAGTAGACCACGTTGTCTGGCACAAAGCGCACGTTGGCAGCGCTGTGGTTCGCAAAGCTGAACGTGTTCAGCTGGTTCAGCAGGCCGCGGGAGCGCCGGTCCACCAGCAGCTGCTCGCTGACGACGTGGCCAGGCACCACGTTGTTATGGACGACCAGTCTGCGCTGCCCGCTGCTGCTCACTGCGGCGGTCGCCGCGGCACCGCCTGTCGTGGTCACGCGGGTCGTGCTGCGCCGGCCAAACAGGGCGCCGAGCAGGCCGCCGCTCCGCTCCGTCTGGGTCACTGTCTGCTGCGTGTTGCCGCTGCGGACAGCTAAAGAATTGCCCCGTGCGGCCTGCGGGCCGCCGGTGCCTACCAGCAGGGCGGCTGCCGTGCCGACAAGGGCAACCAGGGACTTGGGCATCGTTTGCCTCCTTCTGTCTGTGCGCTGGTTGGGGGATGGGTGAAGTGTCATTCTCCCTTGGACAGGGCATACTGGAGGAGCGTGGCCAGGTGTTTGGGCTCCATTGCCTTGGAAGCGTCGTTGGCAGCGGTCGGCGGCATCGTACCGCTGGATGCCATGCCGTAAATCTTCCAGCGCTTGTCACTGCTGTGCCGGGCCAGGACCAGGCCGCCGCTGCCGTCGTCCAGGACCAGGCGGAACTCCGTGCCGTTGGGACCGCTGGCGCGCCCGGACGCACCGTGGCAGCCAAGGCAGTTGGCACGTCCCTGGTATGCCGCGATGACCTGCTGCTGGAGTTCCAGAGGAGTCGCCGTGTCCGGCGCCAGGGACTGGGGCTTGTTGGGCTGCTGGGGCTGGTTGGTGGACTGTGGACGTGGCGCTGTCGGCTGCGGCACGTTACCGGACACCAGGGCGCGCAGCTCCTCTCGGATGACGTCGCGGATGTAGGCTTTCTCGCGGTACGCCTCTCCGATGGAGTAGTAGTACGGCTGGCCGTAGGCGTACACGGGCACGGCCCGCGAGTCCACGGGCACGGTTACGACATAGGGAGCGACGGCGATCTCCTGGGCAATGATCTTCTGCACGGGGTAGACCTGGGGTGCCGGCGCCGTGTAGGTGTGGGAGTAGTTGGAGCAAGGTACGCTCCGTTGGGGTTGCCCTGGCAGCAGTGCCAGGGCAAGGAACATGGCCGAGTGCATCCTTGCTCTCCTTTCACTTGTCAGGGCGCATTTTCCCGCTTTTGCGGCGTTCGAGCAAGAGCAACCCGGACTCCTGGAAGCCGCCGCGCTCCCAGGTATGGCGCGGTACGGGCACGCCGGAGAGGGCCAGGCGTCCCAGGCGTCCTTTGGTGGACCCTTCCGGGTAGTCGGGCGTGCCAGGACCGTAGGCGAGGGCGTCGGACAGCTCCTGGGCGTCCGTGCCCAGCTCGCGCGCCGCCTGGTCCAGCGTGACGGGCTTGTTGTACCAGGCCCGGATTCGCTGGAAGCTCTGCACGCTCTCCTGCGGCGTCAGGCCCGTGCATTCACGGACGAACTCGGCATAGTTCTCCTGGTCCTGCTGGATCAGCTTCCGCATCTTCTGCTCTTGCAGGTGGAACTGGTTGATCCGCTCCATGCGGCCGGCGTCGTAGGCATAGAGCTTGAGCCCCTCGCGCAAAAGCAGGGGCATCTCGTTGCGGTAGCCCAGGATGCCGACGTCGTGGCAGTGGATGCAGGAGCGTGGCGTGAGCAGAACCGTGTTGTGCGGACCGGACGGGTCTCCCTTGACCAGGAACGGGTTGGCGAAGTCCACCCCTTTGCCCTGGCCGTCGCTGAGGAAGTAATACTGGGCGCCGCGCTCGTCCTGGAAGATGTGTTCTCCGGCGTCGAACTTCAGCGGGAAGGGGTTCTGCACGAAGTCCTGGTCCCCGGCCGTGCGGAAGACATCGAAAGTGCGCCAGTAAATTCCGATCTTGCTACGCACGCGCCAGACGATGCGGTTGTTGTAAGCCACGCCGGACATGCCCTGGTCGATCAGCCCTCCCTTGTCGGTCGGGAACTCCTTGAGGTGGTCGAACTCCACCAGCCAGGCCGACTCGAACTCGGCCGCCGTGCGCGGCGCCTCGCCCTTGACCTTCGTTTTGACCTTCTTGACGACCTCGACCTCCTCCTCGTGCGGCCGCACGCTACCGTCCGTGTAGCGGTAGTTCACGACCTTCTTTTCCTTCACCTTCTTCTCGACCACGCGGTCAAAGGTGGCATTGGCGTACAGCAGCTGGTAGTAGAACGCCTTGGGGTTGAAGATCTCTGCTCCCTTGGCGTTGATGAACTCGCCGTTGTCGAAGACGTACCACAGCCACCAGTCACCGCGCACGACGGGGTTGGCCCGCGTCTCGTGCCGCAGGTAGTTCAGCCCCTTGGCGGCGCTGGGGATGATCGGCTCGCGGTAGTACGGGTCTTCCGCGGAGATATTCTCCCAGACCTGTGGCGACCAGTTGAACCAGCACAGGTCGATCCAGTAGATGCGGTTGTCCGTGTTGGGCACGGGCCGTGGCAGGTAAGTGATCGGCGTGCGCGCCGCGTCGTTGCACCCCTTGAACAGGGCGCTGGTAGCCGCGGGCAAGAGCTGCCGTGGCACCTCGGCCAGGCTGAAGAAGCGGATGCGGCAACGGTCCTTGTCGTTGACCGTGGCCAGGAACTCGGCGCAGCGCTCGAAGATCTGCTCTGGGCTCCAGGCCGGAAACTCGGGCGTCAGCCGGTTGCGCAGGCGCTCCAGGTGCGGGTCGGGCGGCTTCTCGGCCTGCTTTGCCGCGTTCGTTCCCTGGGCAGGGGCCGGTGGCGCTGCTCCTTCTTGCGCCAGTAAGGCAACGGCTACCGTCGCCAGGCCAAGGACAGCGACCAGCTGGCGCATGCGTGGTCCTCCCTGCTGCCTTCTCAGGCAACTTTCTTGCCGTTCAGCCACACGGCATGGAACCGTCCCCGAACCACCAGCTCCGCTTCGCCTCCGGCCGCAGCGCCATCGGGCGGCGCCGGCGCGTCCTGGCGCGCGCCGTACCGCGCCTGGAAGCGGGGAATGTCGTCGTTCTCCTGGGGCACCTGGACCGCGGCGTTGTAGTAGGGGGCCATGAGGGCAGACGGCACCCTGCTGTGGTCCAGGCCGAACAGGTGGCCGAACTCGTGACAGGCCACGTTGAGCAGCAGGATACCGCGCCGCTTCGGGTCCAAGGTCCAGGTTTCGTCCGCGTCGAAGCGCATCAGGAGCTGGTTGTCTCTGCCGGTGGGCAGCTGGGCCCAGGCCAACGTGCCGCCGGGGCCATCGAAGTGGGACTGGGGTCCCTGGCCGGTGGCGATCAAGATGTCGGCCTTGCCCTGCTGCCGGACCGGCTCCACATTGATGTTGCCGTGGCGCGTCCATGCCTGGAAGGCTTCATGGACCGTGCTCTCGAAGTCGGTCCGGGAGATCCCCGGGACGTATTCCAGGATAAAGTACGTGAGGCGGTCCTTTTGCCAGCGCGGCAGGTTGGCACGGATGAACTGCCGCACGGTGTCGGACGGGTGGCCAGCACGGGCGTGCTCCGGGAAGCCGCAGCGCGGCGCCGTCATCGCGCGCACGGTCTGGACGCAGACCTTGCCGGTGCGCGGCAGACCGAACCAGGACTGGAAGTCCTTGATAGCGGCGACGATGTCGTCGGCCTGGATGTCGCGCCAGCTGGCCAGTTCCTGCGGCAGGTAGCCGAAGGTGTCGAGGTAGGACAGGACGAAGCGGGCGACCTGTGCGTCCGGCGCGTGCCCCCGGTGGCAGCGGCGCCGTGGCCGGCCGGTGCAGTGGCTGTCCTTCGCCCCTGCCTCCATGTGTTGCAAGAGAAGGTTGACTGCCTTCTGGTTGACGGCTGCCATGCGCGCCTCCTTACGTCGCCTGGGTCGCCACCTACATGTCGGACGGGACCGTCGCAGCCACCGAGATGCCGATGTCTTCGGGAGAGATGAAGAACTGCACAGTCCGCGCACTGACCATGCTCGCTGGCTCATCGGGCACGTCCAGCCTCTCGCTACTGCGCAGGTAGCGGACCGAACTGTCGGGATACCGGATGCGTCCCAGCATGTCAATAGCAGACACGGTCTGGTCGTTGCGCAGGTAGGCGTGGACCACGTCTTGCAGGCGCGACGCATCGAGCCGTCCGATGAAGCCGATGCGGTTGATCTCGGTGGCCAAGGCGTCCCGGATGCGGTCCAGGTCCGGGTCGGGCTCGCCGGAGCGCTTGTGGATGGTGAAATGCAGCTGGACGAAGCAGGGCACGGGGGCCTTGACCAGCAGGTCGTGCGTCGCCGGCCGTTGCTCGCGCGTGCTGAAGTAGTCCTGGATGTCGGCCAGCAGCGGCATGAGGCGGGCCTCCAGCTCGTACTCCTTCCGGGCGCCGAGGTCGAGGGAGCTGGTGTCCGTTTCCGTGTCATGGAACTGGACCGTGCCGGCCTGGTAGCGGCTGTAGACCCACTCGACGGAGTCCGGCAGCACGTCTGGAATGAAGCCTGGGCCGGTCAGGTCTGCCACGCGCGTGTCGCGGACGAGAGGGAATCCTCCCGCTGCCGGCGCGGACCGCCGGGGGCGGATGTTGCCGACCTCGTAGTAGCCGGGTGCCTCGTCCCGGCCGATGGAGAATTGCCAGATGCCGCTACCGTCCGGGCGCTTCTCCACCAGCACGGCCTCCTTGACCAGGAGCTGGCGGTGGACCTGCTCCTGGCTACGGACATACCAATCGACGCGGCCGCCTCCGGCCACGGGGAAGATCCAGTGCCGGTCCCGGCGCATCTCCGGGTCGCCGTAGCCGACCACGGACAGGTGGACGATGTGTGCGAACGCCTCCACGTCGCGCAGCGTGGCGGACATGTGGACGCGTCCGGCCAGCCCCTTGGCGGCGATGCCTTCTTGCAGGCGCAGCAGGAGTTCCTGGTTGGTTTCTGCCCGGCGGCCGCCCTGGAAGTCCTGGGAGGCGAACGAAGTGACGTAGGCGGTGGGCGGGGACAGGGGCACGACCAGGGTGTCCTTCTTGATCTCGTACTCTTCCCCCTCTTCTTCCGCTTCCACCTCGATGGTGAAGGCGAAATGGCCGTCGCCCGTGGGCGACAGCAGACGGTCGCCTGGCTCGTTGATGCTGGACTCTTCCACCTTGGCCGAGAACACGCGCGTGGCAAGGAAGCGCTTGCCCTGGGCCTCGAACACGCTTCCGGCCGCAATGGTGACGGTGACGTCGTCGCGCAGGATGATGGTCACATGGCCCCTGGCCCGGCTGCCTGGCTTGCGCCGCAGCCGGTAGTTGGACAGCACGTCATCGACCAAATCGGGGTCCGCCAGGAGGGGGTCGGCCTCCAGGGCGCGCAGGCTGCGCGCCAGCCAGTAGTCCTGGATGCTGGCCTGCCGTTGCGTCTCCAGAACCGCGTGGTAATAGGCCAGCAGTTCGGCAAAGACGCCGCGGCGGACGTCCAAGTGGGGATTGTCTTCCTGGATGCGCTGGAGGATCTCGGTCAGGTTCTGTTCCACCTGGTCCGGGTCCAGCTGTGCCAGGGGCCGAAGTCGGATCGTCATGGCGACGCCCTCGCTGTCCGGTCTGGCCGCAGAGCGGCGAAGAACGTGACGCGCTGCACCGGTCCGTCCAGCCAGCCGCCTGCCGGGTGTGGGTCATGCGCGAACTCGAAGCCATCGTCCCAGCGCGTGAGTCCCACGACGGCGTGGGGCCAGTCTCCTCGCGGGCTCTTACCGCTCAGGATGACGGGCACGCCGGGCGTCATGGCCGTCACGGACCGGCCTTCCGGAGGCAGGCGTACCTCCACGGCCAGCAGGTTACGGCGGGACAGCCATTCCTGGAGACGGCGCCACCAGCCGGGACCGGCGGCCTGGAAATTAGGCACGTCGTCCAGGTCGAGGATCATGGCCACGCAGGTGGCAAAGCAGTCGCTGCGTTCCGGGTCATTTGTGATGCGCTGGTAGCGTTGTCGGATCATCGCACCGGCACCTGGATCGGGGTGATGAGGGAGTAACTTGTTCCTGCTTTGCTTTCCACCAGCAGGCGGATGGACACCTTGTCGCCTGCCAGGGTCACGCCGGTCAAGGTCAGGTTGCCGTAGCGCTCGTCGTCGGGGTCGCTGTCCGACTCGATGGCACGCAGCTGGCGGGCCACGTCCAGTCGGGCGGACGAGAACGACTGCTGCACGTCGGCCACGGTGCGCCACAGCCCCATCTGGGCATCCGTCATGAACAGGGTGCCCTCACGCGGCCGGTACTGGCGCGAGCCGAGCGGTGTCAGCAGCACGAGCAGGACGCGCTGGGCCAACTTCTGGATGCCCGTGACCAGGGAGCCGCCGTCGTTGGCACGGACCAGTTCCTGGGCCAGCAGCTGGGGCCGGCCGCGGTACACCGGGCCTATGGCCTGGAAGGCTAGCAGGTCGCTGGTGCGGCCGACGTGGTCCAGGACCGTGCCTGCCATCGCTTTTACCCTTTCGTCTGCTTGAGGACTTGCCGGATGTACTCGACGTAGTTGCGGATGAACGGCCCCCGGTCGTTCCCTTGGCCCATGTGCCTGCCGGCGGCGTGGGCCGTCGCGCGCGGCCGCCGCAGGGTGTTGCGCTGGCGGAAGGCGCGTTCCATGACCGCCAGCGTTTCCAGCATGGTTGTGGTCAGGACGATGTCACCCGTGGTGCCGGGCGCCTGGTGGTCCTTCATGGCGTTGACCGCGTCGTTGTTGGCCCGGGTGCGCTGGAAGGGCGCTCCCATGCTTTCGCTGTCCAGCGTTCCGCCTGACCAGCCGCGGGGGCGATACCATTTCACCTGGTCTCCTGTCCGTCGTCGGTCGGCTGCCAGTTTCGCCCAGTCTTTCATCTCGCGCAGGCGCTTCTCGAAGTTGGGGTCCATGTCCGCCTTGGACGTGGCCTTGACCTTGGCCATGATTTGCCTCCTTCCGGCTTACAGCAAGGGCCGCATTTCCATCACCTCGTCCAGCTTCTTCTGGATGCGCAACTTGGCCTGGCTGATGGCCCCAGGGCTGCGCCGGAGCTTGGCAGCGATGTCCTGGTTGGGCAGGGGCCGGCGGCCGTGCAGGCCGAGGCTGTATTCCATCACCTTCTTGTGGTACGGGTCGAGTTCGTCGTAGACGATCTCCAGCAGGGTATCGTCCCGTTGCCGGACCAGGTCGTTGACGCCCCCAATGACGCCTTCCTGGTTCGTGGCCCTGGTCACGGCGCTTTCGGACACGGCGGGATGGTACTTCCGCACCAGGGCCAGCCGGCGGGCCGAGATCCCGGTCCGGTCGGAGATCTCCTCGTCCGTTGGCTCTCGCCCCAGCTCGTTCTCCAGTTCCCGCGTGGCCGCTTCCAGGTGGTGGCGGTCCAGGGAGACGCGCTCGGGCACCTTGACCGTCTGGAGTTGCTGGCGGGCGAAGCGCCGGAGTCCGAGCAGTTGGTTGTAGATGTGGGTGCGCAGCCGGCCGCGCAGCGGGTCGTAGCTGCGCAGCCCCTGCAAGGCCATGATCCTGGCCCGACCGAGCAGGTTCGGGTTGGACGCGCCGATGTGCGTCTGGATGGCCCCCTCGATGGTCGGCTGCAGCGCCTTGAGGATGGCCGCGTTGGTGTCGGGGCTCGGGTTTGCCTTCCAGGAGCGGTAAATCTCCCGGAACTCGTCTTCGATCAGGCCATCCGAACGTTCCCTGCTCATTTGCTTCTGTCTCCTGGTTGGCTTCTCAGGCTCCCCGGGCGCTGCCGCGCGTCACTTGCCGTAAGCGTACGCATCCACCAGCGGCGCCCCCACCACGACGGCCTGGCCGAACAGAGGGTGTTCGTCCACGCTGGTGCGCGGCCGCTTGTTCTCCTCCTCGGAACGGACATAGGCCAGCGACAGGCTCGTTCCGGCCAGGGACGCCTCGGCGTTGATGGTGATGGTGACGCGCTGGACGGAACCGAAGACCACTATGGCCAGCTGGTCCTCGCCGCCAATGAACTTCTCCGGCGTCGATTCGATGCGCACCACGGAGCCGGGCGCCACGTCAAAGCGTAGCTTACCCGAAACGGTGCCGACTCGGCCACGCAGCATTTCCTTGACGTAGACGGACTTGGCGTACTTGTCATACATGTTGTCGCTGGCGCTGGCAATTTGCGCCGGCGTTTGCAGCTTCGGGGCCGGAGCCGTGGCATCCGGCGTCGTGGAGGTAGGAGTCGGCGCGTTGGTCCGCGTGCCGCTGGAGGAGCCGCCGTACTCGGTCAGATTCCGCAGGGAGAGTAGCCAGGAAGGAGCACGGATGTACATTCTGACGCCGTCGCCGGCCTGGACGGAGTCCTCCACGTAGCAGCCGCCGATGCGAATGGCTGGCCCTGGCAAGTCTTCCTCGACGCCTCCCATCGTCTGGGAGTCCCAGCCTGCCACCACGGAAACTCCTTGCAGCGGCCGGACAAGCTCCGCTGACATGTCGAAAAAGTCGTACTCGGTCGGCTTCAGCGTGCGCCAGTGGCCCTTGTTGTAGCCGGGCGTGTCGGCCACGACCAGGGCCGTGTCGTGGCGGGGAAGGACGGCCATGCCGTACGTGGGGCAGAACTGGCCGACCAGCTTGTCCCAGAAGGAGAAGGTCGAGTAGGACTCGATGGTTTCGTTGCCGATGGCCATTGCGATGGCACTCTCGATGACGCCGGCGAGGCTGCCGCTTTGGATGGCCAGGGCCTTGTGGTACTTGGATTCGCCCTTGTAGCAAAGCGAGCCTTCGATCCGGCTCAGGGCGCTGAGCGCCTCCGTGTTGGCCTTGGCCTGGCCGCTGCCCAGGCAGGCGTCCGTGCTGTTGACCGGCAGTTGCTCCTCCTGGGCCAGGCGGCAGAACACGGCCGAGATCGCCTTCCACAGGTCGCTTCCGGCCCCGACCAGGTTGTCTGCTATGTCCGCCATCACGATGGAACTGATATTGCCTCCCAGCGACGTGCCGCCTGCCAGGTTTAGCACGGCAGCGGCGTTCAGCTCGGTCGGGTTGGCCACATGCCCGGTCGCTGTCAGGCAGGAGGAGAAGGTCATGGCAGCGAGCCAGTGGATCAGGCTGGCGGTGGCATAGACCTTGTCGCTGATCTTGCGGTAGGAGAAGCCGACGAAGAAGCCGTCGAAGATGGTCTTCGGCCCGGTCCATTCCTCTTTCAGGTCGTATTCCTTGCGCGGCTGGAAGATGACCTTGGCCTTCGTCATCTGGGCTTGCCGCCCCTCGGTGTGGATGGTGGCTAGCTCCTTGGCACCGTCTTGCGCCTTGCGTCCTATGGCCAGCAGGCACACGGCGGTCGGGATCTCATTGACGGCCCAGTTGGAGGAAAACTGGGCCACCTCGTAGCGCTTGCCGTCCACTTCCAGGACCAGGGCGTCCTTGGCCGCCAGGTCGGTGTACACGTAGGTCTTAGGCACGCCCCCGCCTCCTCTCCTCCGTGCGGTAGACCAGGGCGCAAAGCAGGCCGCCGAGCTTGAGCGGCAGCTCCTTTTTCTGCTGCCAGAGGTTGCGGAACGTGGTCCACGGCTCGTCCCGCTCCAAACCAAACAGCTGGAGCAGCACCGTCTCGCCGACCTGTTCCAGATTGGCAACGATCTGGCCCAGGTCCAGCTGGGGGCGGTTAATGACCTCCACCAGCCATTTCAGGCCAGCTTGGTCACTGTCGATGCGGAAGCTGTAGCCGGTGCCGAGCAGGTCCATGCGGTTGGACAGGCCGTGGCTCATGGTCAGGCCAAAGTCCGCGCCTTGTCGGGGCGGCGTCTGACGCTGGACGCGCACCCGGTCGGGCGCCACGACCTCCACGGTCAGGTCGTGGCGGCAGCGGCCGCTGGCGTCCGGGGCGGCCGGAGCGCCGATCACGGTTAGGTGGGCTGGCGGACCGTCCAGCTGCGTGACCCTGGGGAGGAAGGTAGCGTCGGAGATGAAGGCATCGTCGCGCACGTCGTAGGTGATGCGCGGGTCGAGCCGGGTCAGGAAGACTTCGAGCGGAGAGGAGTGCAGAACGGCCAGGAGCTGACGGACCCGGTAGTTCAGCATGACCCGGTCGGGGTCCGCGCCGAACAGGACGGTACGGACCGTGTCGAGGTAGCTGGGCAGCTCCAGGGCCGTGAACTCGGGCGGCACCATCTCCTCGCCGGGGTAGTCGGCCAGGCGGTCCGAGCCGGTCACGTTCAGCAGCAGCGTCCGCGCGTGGTTGAGCATTCAAGCCTCCGGCAACGAGGCCATGTTCACGTCCCATTGGACCAGCTTGAGCGCTACATCGACGACGTGTTCGTCGAAGCTGGTGACGAACCCCTCGATGGTAGTGTCGCCGATGGTCACGCGCACCGGGTCTTTGTTCTTGGACGTCCGGTTGCTCTTGTACCACTCCATCATCTTGCTGGCGCCGGAGTCGTTGCTGTCGGGGCACTGGCAGGCGAAGGCCAGGCCGGACAGACTGACCTGGCCCATGCGGTCGCCAAACACGTAGATGTAGATGAGCGAGCCCAGCGTGTGCAGGAACTGGACGTTGACCTGCTGGTGGACGGTCAGCTGCGTCACGATGGAGCGCTGCGTCTGGAACGTGATCTCTGCCGGCTGCTGGATAGAGAAACGGATGTCGCACTGCGCTGCCGGGTCGTCCAGCTGGGCCACGGTCCCCGGCTTGGTTGCAAACAGGGTTGGCATGCCTAGCGCCCTCCTGGTCGATACCCTGGGCTGCCACCCCAGAAGGCAGCCAGGTCGCCGCGGTAGCCCCCGTCGCTGAAGTAGATGTTCAGGCTGCCCTCGATCCGGGACGGCCGCTGCCAGACGTCGGCCTGCTGCTGCCGCTGGTCCTGCTGCCGCATCTCCGCCTGGACGCCGTGGAAAGCCTGGCTGTAGAGCGACAGCAGGTCGCTTTCCGAGCTGTGCTTGCGCCGGCTGCCGAACTGGAGGAACCTTGTCTTTTCCTGCAACTGGATGGCGCGCTCGAAATCCTGCCATGCGGCCTGGCCTGCCGGGGTCAGGACGTTGTCCTTCATCTCGAAGCCGTATTTCCGCTGGAAATTCTCCAGTGCTTCCTGCCGTTTCTTTTCGTCCGTGATCTTCAAGACGTCGAAGTAGGCTTTGGCCATTTCATCGACGGCTTCGGTCCCTTGCTTTTTGCTCGCCCCCTCTGCCCGCTTGCGCAGGCTGCGGTGCGTTTCCACCAGGGCGCGGCCCAGTTCCTTGCCGCGCGGGACGTGCATCATGGCCGCGACGTCCTCGGCGTGCTTGCTCAGGACCCTATCATCTCCTGGCGGGTGGAAGCCGTATTCTTGCAGGATGCCTCGCACGATGGCCTTGGGGTCTTCGTCCTCGCGTCGGGCAGCCTCCTGCTGCATGCGTTCCAGGCGCTTGCGGATGGACTCTATCCCGGGCAGGTCTTCGCGCCGCAGACCTTGTTCCTTGAGGATCTGGTCCAGTTCCTTGGCCGCCCGGTCGCGCTCGTTGAGCACGTCGCGGACCTCTCCCAGGCCGCTCTCGGTGATGAAGCCCTTGCGCTGGATGTACTTGTCCGGGGACACGCCGAACCGTTGCGCATCCTGGGCAATGGACTGCTTGGCCTTCTGCTGCGCTTCCCTGGCCTCGTCGATCTTCCTCCGGACGTCGGCCAGCTTCTGGTCGATGCTGGCCCGTCGCTTGTTCTTCTCCTCGTCGTTGATGTCGCTCCCCAGCTGGGCCCGGCCGCGCTCCAGCAGCGCGGCCTGGGAGCGCAGGGCAGCCTCGGACTGCACCGCCTTGTTGTAATCCGACCTCGCCTGGTCCAGGCGCTTCTTCTCCTCCGGCGTGATGACCAGGTTCTTGTCCTGGCCCGTGGCGGACTTCTCCAGCGCCTCCAGGCTCACTCCGGTCGTTTCGGCCATGCGCTGGAGCCGGGCCGTGCTGGCCTGGTAACGGGAGATGGCGTCTTCCTGGTCCGGCGACAGCTGCCGCAGGACGCCGACGCCTCGTGCCAGTCTCTCCACCTGGTACTGTTCCTCGTCCGTCATGACCTGGTTGCGGTCAATGCGCAGGAAGTCCATTGCCCTGGCCAGGCTGGACATGATCTCTTTCTGCTTGTCCGCAATCTGCTTCTTTTCCTCCGTGCTCAGCCTGTTCTCCTGGAGCTTGCTCAGGATGCCAAGCTCATGGGCAGCGTACTCCTTGCTGGCCAGGCCCTGCTGGACGGCCCATACCCGATTCTTGTCCTCGCTGGACAGCTTGGACGGGTCTCCCTTCAGGCCGAGAATCGCCATCGCCTTGGCCGTGTCGGGTCCGACGCCGGAGATGGCCGCGATGATGTTTTCCATCTCCTTCTTGCTCAGCTCGCGCTTGTGGCTCAGGTTGAGCAGGTACTTGGCCTCCTCCCTGTCGCCCATCCGTTCGCGCCGTTGCTGCACGCGCCGCTGCAAGTCCTCGCTCATTCGGTCCAGCGGCAACCGCATCTGCCAGCGCGCGTAGTTCAGGCTGGCCATGCCATACTTTACCGCCAGGTAGCGCGCCTGCTCGTCCTCGCTCAGGTCCGCCTTGTCCGGGTCGATACGTGCCAGGTAGCGGATGCGCTGGTCCTGGACGAGGCCGAGCTGCACCGTCTTGATGCGCATTTCCTGTTCTTCCCGGTTCGGGTCTTTGTTCAGCATCTCCTCGGTCAGGCCGAGCAGCTGCATGGCCTCATTCCGGTCCGCGACGCCCTCGCGCATGCGCTTGAGTACATTTTGCTTCTCGTCCGGGCTCAGCCGGTCCCAGCGCTCACGGCCGTAGATGCCGATGGCTTCATCCAGTGTGCCGACGCCGAAGCGCAGGCCCGTGACCAGGGCCTCCTGGAACTCGGACAGGTTGCGTGCCTCTGGGTCGATGCCCAGGGCGCGACGGGCGTTTTCTTCCCGACCTAGTTCCATCGCCCGTTCGCGCACGCGGGCCAGCTGGTCTGGCGACAGGTCCTGGTTCTTGAGCTGTTGCAGCTGCTGGATCTTGTCCTTATCAACGGGTTTGCCTTCGCGCTGGGCCCTGGCAGTGATGTCCTGGATCTCCTCGTCGATGACGGCGCTGCGCGCCTCGTGCTCGTCTCCCAGGCGGAACTGCCGCCCCGGCTTGCCGTACTGCTCGCGCAGGGCCTGGCCAATGGCCAGGTGGCGCTGCTGGATGGCAGCGACTTCCGAGCGCACGCGCGCGATGGTCTGGCGTCCTTCTGGCGTGGTTGGACTGATGTTGTAGTTCTGGGCCAGGAGGCGGGCCATGTCGTTGGACGTGTGGAGCATCGCCAGCTCCCGCAGGCGTTGCAGGTCGCGCCGCAGGATGTCGCTGTACTCGATGGCCCGGCCGCCGAGCCGCTGCACTATCTGCGGCGTCTGTACGAGGCGCGAGGCCATGTTTTCCATGTCTTGCACGAAGCGGTCTGTCCGCTCCCGGAAGGCAGCGCCTTCCTCCGAGGACCAGAACTTGGCAAACCTTTCCTGCTGATCCATCTCGCGCTTCTTCAGGATCATGCGGTCGATCATGGTCTGGTGGACATCTTCTATGCTCTTTCCCCGCATGCTCGGGTTGGCTTCCACGAAGCGCTGGACCTCGTCCTCGGTTGGCAGCCGGAATTCCGGCATGGCCTTGAACTGCTTGCGGTCTTCTTCCGTGACGGTGTGCATACGATCCATGCGCTCGGCGAACAAGGCGCCGATGGCCTGGGACACGACGTGGGGCGTGCGCAGCCTGTCGTACAGCGGTTGGACTTCATTCTGGTGCCGTTCGTACTCTTCCTTGGTGTAGGAAGTGCCGTCGGTGTCCTTCCACTTCTCACGGTCGGGCCTGCCGGCCTCTACCCAGCGCCGGTGCTTTTCCGCCAGTGGAACCAGGCCGCTCCGCTTGGCGTCGCCGGCGAGTTGCTTCTTGACGATTTCCCAGTTCATCCGGTCGGCTGCCTGCTCGATCTCGTCGGTCCGGACGCCCAGGCGGGCGGCGCGAAGGGTAGCGCTCAGGATCTCGCTGGCCTCACGCTCGGTAAGCATGTTCTGGTTCTGTTCGACCAGGGCCTTCACGTCTTCCTGGCTGGGGCGCAGCGGCACGAGGCGCCGCTGCATGAGGATGAAGGACCGGACCTCGTCGTCGCTCAGGAACTCGGCCTTCGCGCTCATCGCTTTGACCTGGTCCGGGTCGATTTCGCCGGCCTCGGCCTGCATGGCCCGCAGCGCCTCCGCTTTGACCTGGGACTCGGGCGCGTTGGCCCCTAGCATCTGCCGCGCCTTGGCCGTCTCGAAATTGAACATTTTACTGAGCCGGTCGTCCAGCTTGAGTTCATCGAGCCTCTTCTGCGCTTCCTTCAGCTTGTCCTTGTCCGCTTTATCGCCGAGCGACTTCAGGATGGCGACCTGTTGCTCCGCCTCGATGTACTGGGAGATGCGCTCGATGTCCTTTTGCTTGCGCGTCAGGAGGACAGCGGACGCCTCCGCCACGCCGATAGGCTTGCCCTGGAAATGCTCCCTGACGTAACGGATGTCACGGGGATCGACCTCCTGGCCGAAACCGCCGCGCAGGCCGACAATGTCGTTCTGCATGGTGATAAGGTTGCGCGCCTCGCCCTGGAAGCGCTCGATGTCTTCCTGGGACATTCCTTCGGCCGTGAACAGGCCGAAGGGCTCTCCTGCCTTCACCAGCTCGACGGCCTGGGCATGGAGTTCGCGTTGGGCGACGCGGATACGGTCCAGCAGGCTGGCGCGTATCTCCGGGTCTGACTCGCGCTGGACCTGATCCTGCATGTCTTCCAGTTCCCGGCGCTTCTCCTGGATCTGGCGGAAGCGCGGCATGAGCGCCCGGTTGATGTCCTGCTTGCGGATGCCGCCCAGGGCCTGGGCAATGACCGCTTGCAGGCCGTTCGGGTCGTCGGGTCGGACGTTTTGCAGGGCTTCCACGGCACGGGACAGGATGGTGCCCCTGCCCAGCGGCGCCAGCGCCTTCTGGTTTTCGGCATGGAAGCGCGCTTGCATCTGCTGCCGGTCGGCCTCGTCCAGCGTCAGCCGGTTGTGCAGGCGGTGTACGTTCTGCACATTGCCGTGGCCGCGAAAGACGCTGGAACGCAGGGCCACGTTGGCGCTGCCGATGAAGCGGTCCGCGGTCTGGCGCAGGAATTGCCGCTGCTGGCCCTCGTCCATGTCGCCGAACACGTCTTCGTGGCCGGCTGCCCGCAGCTCCTCCCGCAGGATGTTCGCAATGGCGTCGTTGCGCATCTGCGTGTCAGAGAACTCCTCGGTGCTGAGGTCGAAGATGCGCCGGTTGGCCCGCTGGTACACGTCATCGGCTGCCCGGTTGGCCCGTTGTCTTGCTTCTTCGGCAGGGAGCCCTTGCCGCTCCAGCTGCTCCCGCAAGCGGCCCTGCAAGGTGCCGCGCAGGGACATGCCGATGAAGTCGCGCACCTCGTCTCCCTGCAACCGTCGGACGAGCGCGTCCAGGCCGAGGTTGGAGATCTGCTCCCGGTTGGTTTCGCGCTGTTGCAGCATGCTGGCAATGTCGCTGCTGCTGATGTTCGCTGGCCGCCCCTGGCGGTCCTGGGCTGACTGCATCAGGCGGTAGAACTCGCTGTCGCTGATGTTGACGCTGCGCAGTTGACCTGTCTCGTCCCGGAAAGTGCTGGCGCCGGTGCGGACGGCCTGGACGTAGCGGGCCGCGGCGGAGTCCTCCTGGAAGCCGCCGACCTGTTCCGCCAGGCGCACGGCTGCGGCCATGCGGTTTGCCAGGTTCGAGGCGGCCGCCTGCACGCGCAGGTTCGCGTCCATCTGCTGCATCTGGTCCGCGTTGAACACGCCCCAGGCAACGTGGGCGGCGTGTCCCTGGGCGCGGTAGGCGCCGCCGAAGCCGAGTGCTCCCTGGGTCGCCTGCACGCCGAAGATGGGCTCCAGCCCGAGTCCGGACGCCCGGGCCTGAGCGTGCTGCTGCAACATGAGGGCGTTGTCGAGCGGCACCCCTGTCTGCCTGGCCAGGTTGTACGTCTGCCGGGCCATCATACCCAGCCTTCCCGGGTCGATCTGCCCGAGGGAGCCTCCGGTCAGGGCCTCCAGCCCAGAGATCAGTTCCTGCATGGGGGCGTTGGGCCGCCCCATGTCGCCGAAGATGTCGCGCATGGCCGCCACGGCGGCCGTGTAGGAGCGCAGCGACCGCTTGACCCGGTCCGTATCGAAGGAGCGGATCCTGTCCGCTACCGTAGAGTCGAGCGCGAGCTTGTCGATGTCCTCGGGCGTCAGCCGGTCCAGCCCCTGACTGACGTTTACTTTTTGCGCCCGCGCGGCCCGCGCCAGGTCGTCGGGCTGGTGCCGCTCCATCTCGATGATGGCGCGCATGGCCTGGGAGCGCGGGTCGTCCGGCCGCCATTCGCCCCAGCGCCGTTCCGTGGCGGCGGTGCCGAGCATGCCGCGCGCTTGCAGTTCCTGGATGAGCGCTCCGGCCTGGCCGGCGGATATGCCCAGCATCCGCGGCAGGTTCTCGTCCGAGTACAGGTCGGCGAAGATGTTCCGTGCCATGCGGCCTGCCGACTCGCTAGACATGCCCATGCGCCCCGTGACCGGGTCTATGCGGTAGCGCCCCGCTTCCATGATGCGCCGGGCCAGGATCACGGACGATCCCTTGATCCCGCCGAGCTGTTCGATGAACCCTGGCATGAACTCGGCAAGGAACGGTGTGACCGTGACGGCCATGTCGGCCAAAGAGTGGGCAGCGGCGCGCTGCTGGACGCCAAAGGGGGTGCCAGTGATAGCGGCCAGGCCGCGGAAGGAGCGGAAGAACTGTTCCCGGTCGGAGCGGGCTGCCTCGCGCACGGCTTCCTGGATCATACCCTGGAAGCGCTGGTACATGATGCGGTCGTACAGGTTCTGGTCGTGTCCGACCCCCATCGGTACCATGCCGACCTGGCCCATCATATGGCTCAGCATCGGCTGGAGGAACATGCTGGCCAGCTGCCCGAGTCCGCCCTGGATGAAGGGTATACCTTGCAGCGACGAGGCATACGGGGCCGGCTGGCTCGGGTCCGCCAGCGGGATGTATCCGGCGGACATCTGCGTGAGCATGGCCGTGGCTGACTGCTGCATCCCTATCTCCTGGCTGCCTTTGCCGCCTGCTCTAGTGCCTCGGCCCTGCGGCGGTCACGCTCTGCGATGGCTTTTTCGATCCGGTTGCTACTTTCCTTATCCCTGTTCCGTTCAGAACGCTTGCGCTCCGTCTCGCGTTTGAACTCTTCAGCCATCTTGTCGAGGCGGGCACGGACCTCCGGGTCGCTCGGGTCGCCAAAGACCGACTTGTACAGCTCAGTGAGTCTGTCTATTTCGGACTGGACGGTGTTGTCCCCTTTCTTCTGCGCGGCCCACGGCTGGAGAAGGTGAATGATGTCGCGGAGGATCGCCTGCGCGCGCTTTTGCGCCTCGGCAAAGTCCTCGTCCCGGATGCCGCTGTTGCCGACCAGGGCCAGCTGGTAGTGCAGGGCCTGCATCAGTCCTTGGACCTCGTCGTCGTCAGCCAAGGCGCGGATGAGCAGGTTGGCCCGGCGCCACCAACGTACGTCGCGGACGTCAGCCTGGCGGAAGTCGATGATCCCGCGCGCCGCCGCCCGGATCGTCAGGACTGCACCCTGGTCGGTCGCCAAAAATCCGAGTGGTACGCCATTGCCTCCATCTTGGCCACCAGCCGGTTGAACTGGTGGCACGTGTTGTTGACCACGCGGAAGACCGCCTCGGTCTTGAGCACCTCGCGGATGATGTACTCCTCGATGCGGGGCAGCGGCGTGGCATCCTGCTGCAACAGGTAGCTGCCGTCGTCGTCCTTCCACCAGAAGCCGGTTCCGGACTCGTTGGTGCTCTTGGACAGAGCGTCGGGCAGGTCGTGGAAGAAGCCTCCCTGGTCCGGCAGGCCGTTGCTGCGGAGCTGCTGGAGCTGGAGGAACAGCCGGTAGCGGTTAATCTTTTCCCAGAAGTCTACCTCGGTAGGCAGCTTGCCCAGGGCTCGGTCGCTGAACGCCTGCTTGTAGACCGTGTCAATCTCCCTGGGCGTCAGGGTGCGGAAGACGACGGTGACGGCGCCGCCAAACAGTTCGTACTCTTTCGACCAGCAGCGGGCCCCCAGCAGGGCGTGCAGGAACGACATCTTGTCGGCGTAGGGAGGCTCGGGGACGTCCGGCTGGCTCAAGTCCCACAGGCAGTGAGGGCAAAAGGAAGGCTGGACTTCGGCCCCCGTTTCCGTCCTGTACTTCTCCTTCTCCTTTTCCTTTTCTGCTTTGGCGGCAGGCGCCGCGCTGGGGGCTTGCCTTGGCCCTTCGGTCGGAGCGTCCTGGGTAGGGGTAGCAGCAGGTGGTTGCCGTTGCGGCCGGTCGTCCTCGATCTCCAGGACGGCCGCCTGTTCCGGCTGCCTTGACGCTGCTGCCTTCGGGACCGCGATAAGGGCCTGGTGCATCATCGGAGCGGCGCCCTTGTCGTTCTTCTCCTGGCTGATCGCCTGCTGGAACTTGGCCAGGCTGTGCATGGCTGACAGGATGCTGGCGCGTTCCTCCGGGTTCAGTTCGTGCAGTTCCTTGGTCACGGGTGGCTGGAAGGCCGTCACCTTTGCTTCCGCTGGCAAGATGACTGCTTCTCCGGCCTCTGCTTTCTTTTCCTTGGCTGCCTGGACCAGCAGGCCGGTCACTCCGGATGGCGGGATCGGCATGTCCTCGGTCCAGCCGACAGCTTCCAGCGCCGCTCGCTCTTGCTCGGTCAGGTTGGACGGCACCACGCCGGCCGCCTTGCCGGCTGGAGTGGCAGACCGTCCTCCTGCCGTGGCCGTGGCAGGAGGAGGTGTAGGTGCGGACGCGGGTGGCGGCACCGGTGCCAGCCCCTGACCGGTGGCCCGCGCTAGCAGGTCGTCCCGTGCTTTTCTGGCCAGGTCAATGTCTCTCGGCATGACTGTCCCTTAACGGATGAGTTTGTAGTTAGCTGCCATCGTGGCGCCGGCTTCCCAGTCTTCCAGCTTCGGGTCTTCGTATGGTCCCGGCCTGGCCATGTCGTGGCCGGCGCCTGTGTCGAACATGTTCAGCTTCTTCAACTTGAGAAAGACGCCTGGCTCCTCCAGCCACTTGCGCCTTCCCGGCCAGGGGTAGGTCTGTTCTCCCTGGTAAATGACCGGCTTCTCGTCCCAGGGTCTTCCGCCCGAGCCGAGCCCGGTACGGCTCATGGCCATCCAGCGCGCTTCCAGCCATTTGAGCTGCTCGGTCCTGTACTGCTTGCCTGGGTTGGTCGGAGGGTCGCGGAAGCTGAAGTGGACGTCCTGGATTGTGTCGTCGCTGCCGAGCTGGGTGGGCTGGTAGTAGCGCTGCGCGACCTGGAAGCGGTGCTTGGCGGTGCCGGCCGTGCGCAGGGCCTGGGCCGCAGCCACCACGGCGGCACAGGTACTCTCCAGGGACGTGGCGAAGCCGTCGGGCACCTTGCCGAGGAACATGCCCTTCTTGTCTGCCATGACGCCGGCCGTGGCAAACGACTTGGTGCCGTAGACGCCGCCGCGGACGACGATGCCGCCGTCCTTGTAGGAGATCAGCTTGCCGCCGAGCAGCAGCTTGACCTCGTCAAAGATGGCATTGCTCTTGCCGAAGGAGTAGACCTTGCGGACGGTGCTGTTGCTGTCGGACGGGCCGTAGTAGAAGTTGACCTCCCCCGGCGTGAACACGTTGATGTTGTCTCCGGCCAGGTTGAGCCGGGCGCGTCCCTTGTCCGCGTCAATGAAGACCCCGTCGCTGGCCGAGCGTAAGTAGACCTCCTTGCTCAGGATGGCGCCGACCGACTGGTCGCACTTGATGATGACGCCAGAGGCAATGACGTCCTCGCCGTACCTTTGCCGGTACATCTGGGTGCGCCCCTTGGCCTTGTTCTCGATCAGGGTGCCTCCTCTGCCGCCGTTGCCGGACAGCAGCTGCATGTTGCGCTCCGCCTTGAGGCGGACGTCCTTCTCACTGGAGGAGGCATCGAAGGAGCCCCTGGCCCGCAGGCAGATCTGGTCGGCGAAGCCGAGCAGGTCGGTGCCGGGGAGCAATTTGACCTTTCCCGGCGCCTCGATGACCACGTCGCCGCCGCCCAGCAGGATATGTTCTCCGCAACCGGCGCCCAGCTGCACAGTGCCATCGTCGTGGAAGACCAGGAACGACTCGCGCTCGAAGTAGTCCACCTGGCCGTAGCGCTGGTCGATGTGCAGCTTGCGCGGCTGCGCGTCCGGCACGAACGGCCGGTCGGCCAGGTCTGCGAAGGGGACGTTCTCCTGGATACGGCTGAAGCTGGTCAGCTCGTTCTCCTGCTTGAGCGTGTAGTCCCCCCGGTGGTAATGGAACGGGTGCAGGGCCTGCCAGTTGACCAGGTAGGCGATGACGTCGTTGACCCCGGCAGCCAGGCGCATGTGCCGGTGCGGCCCCGTGAGCTGGATGTCCTTGATCCGGTGCTGCTCTCCGCCGCTGCCGACCACGCCGGAGAAGCGGTAGTTGTTCCGGTCCGCGTCGTCGCCGTTCTGGTCCTCGGGCAGGCGCTTCTGGAAGGGCACGACCAGCTTGCAGCGCTTGCCGATGTACAGCCGCTTGGCGGACACCAGGCTGTAGGAGCCGTCCAGGCCGATGTGTTCGCGGAACAGGCCGTCGTCGGGCGGGTCGCCGTTGTCCCGGTAAAGGCGCCTGCCGCCGCTGCGGCCCGGGCGCATGACCGTGCGGAAGTGCCCCTGTCCCTTGTAGCCGCCGTACTCCTGGTAGCGGTAGCATGGCTGCACGTCCTCGGCGCCGTCCATCAGGTCTATCTTGCCGCGGGGACGGTCGTACTGGACCTCGCGGTCGCTGAATTCCTGGGTGAACGGTGTGCCGCGGTCGTACAGTCCCAGTGCCTCCCAGGGGTAGGCGGCGATGCCGCGGAAGTAGTGGGCCTCCCCTTCGTCGTCCACGCCCTCCTCCTCATGCACGGAGGACTCGACCCGGAGGTACTGGCCGGCAAGCCGACACCAGGAGTCGTACCAGGACAGGAACAGGCCGCACATCTCGTTGGCCCGCACCTGGACGAGCCAGTCGTCGATGGTGATGGCCAGGCCAGTCGGAGTGATCCAGCCGTGCTCGAAGGCGGTAGCGTCCTGGGGGCGGTGGGCCGAGAAGTCCATTGTCCCGCCTTCCCGGGACAGGCCCTTGATGGGGAACTTGTGCGCTTCCTCGCGCTTCATGCCGGAGTTGCCGCCCTGGACGATCCAGTCCGGGCAGACCACCTCGCCCCTGGCCACGAGCGGTGGCAGGACGCCTAGGATGACCCCCCAGTGCAGACCGTTGGGGATGAAGACCAGGACCGAGCTGCCCGGTGGCAACGGGCCGGTGCGGCGGGGGCCGCAGGGCACCAGGCCGGTGTCTTCCGCCTTGCAGGCGGCGATGAAGCCATTGCCGTCGCCGCACTGGACCTTGTACCAGTTGAGATAGGGGATGGCATGGACAACCAGGCCGCGGGTGAGACGGCCGGTGGAGCCCAGCGACTGCGTGCGCTGCTGGGACACGCGGAGGGAGTCGCCGAGGGTGCCGCCGCTGGTGCCGACCAGGGCAGACAGGGAACGCACCCAGTCGTCTAGCTCGTTGATGCGTCGGTCGGCAGGAGGCGTGAGGGGGCTGAAGCCGCCTGGGTCGGCGCGCGCTCGCTCGTGCAGCATGGCTTCTTCTCACCTTGCGGTGCGTCTGTGGGCCTGCATGGCCCTGGGAAGGAGGAAGGTGTCCTATCCTCCTCCTTCCAGTGTTCATCCGGCCGCTGGACGTCCCTGGCCAGCGCTTGCTACCGGTCTGGAGGTCGGTCTATCTCACTTCCAGACCGGAGAAGATGACGGTTGCATTGGTATTGACAACCATGTCGTTGGCATTGACGGACAGTCCCACATTGGTCAGCACGGCTCCCTTCATGTCCCATGTGTCAGGATCGGCGGTGAGACTCATGCCTCCGAAACAGAAGTTAGATGTGTGGATGGTCAATCTGTTGTCATCACACACGTCTCCGTAGCGGTCGTAGAAAGTGAGAACCTGGTTTCCCGGACCAAGGATGTGTCCAATGGTACAGGTGCCCTGTGCTCGTCCACTGACGTAGTAGTAGTGTGTTGGAGCACCCCAGTTGCCTAGCTCATAGACGCGCGTAACGTTTAGTGAGTATTGCAGGTTCAGGTTCTGCATCAGGATCCCGAGTCCCGTCACCGAGCCACCGATGACGCCTTCCTGCGCGTGCATGGCGCCGCCGTAATTGACTTCTGCCCGCTTGAATACGTCTGGCATGGTTTCCTCCCTGTCCAGAAGCCCCGGTCCTGACGACCGGGGCGGCTTCCTTGTGCATTAAGGTTTGGCGGCCGGCTGCTTACTCTCCGGCCGCCAGTGGACGGTCAGATGACAAGGTGGATCTCGACGTTGTTGAACGGATAGGGAACTTTCAGGTTCAGCTTCACAACGATGCGGTCCTTGAGCGTCAGGTGCTGCCGCGGGCCATCCACGATCTCGGCGTCGATTAGCTGGCCGCCCAGGTTGGGTGTCGCGGACTCGGTCTTGAGCAGGTCGATCAGTATGTTCGTTTCCGCGCGCAGCCGCGACTCGATGGCTGGCGTGACGTTGGTGACGCCGATGAAGGGACGGAACTGGTCCTTGAAGCGGTAGCTGATCGAGTCCACGTTGGACGTCAGCATTTCCTCGCGCTGGTTGATGTCGCTGTAGCCTCCCGTGGTCAGGGCGTGCCGCGTGAAGATCTGGCCGACGTCCGTTTCCATGCCGCGCAGGTCTTGCGTGACGATCCAGGTGCCGCCCGTAGCCATGATGTCCAGCTGCGACCGGTTGAACTTGGCGGTCGTCCGCGGGACATCGGAGAAGCCGACGATCTCCAGGTGGGTCATGCCCTGGTGCGGCAGGATGCCGGAGCGCAGGCCAGCCAGGGCAGCGTTCAGGAAGTAGCCTTCCTGGACCGTGCCGGCGGACTCGATCCGGTCGGGCCAGGTGGAGCGGATGCGGCGGTCGCCCCAGGCGCCGGAATTGCGCGCGATCTCCTCGGCTTCCTCCGTAGCACTCAGGTTCCGCCAGATTTCAAACCGGGCCGGAACCGTGATCGGCGCGCCGACACTGGACAGCAGGCGCAGCTGGTCCTCCGACTGGACCTCGTCCACGAGGAACTCGCTGTACTCCTCGTTGCCGAAGCCGTCCGTGGTGTACAGCAGACGGACCACGTCGCCGGCGCGGACCTTGTTGCGCAGGAAGTCGGCGTTGCCCGACGTGCAGCGCAGGATAGTGTACTGGCTGCCAGGGCTCAGGGGATCGTCCTCGACGACGCCTAGGGCGACCTTGCCGTCCGACGTGGTCGGCTCGGTGTGGCCCTGGACCTTGGAGGTGGTGGACACAATCGGGATCTCGGGGATCCCTTCCTGGTTGACCCAGAGGACGCGCCAGAGTCCCTGTTCCGGGCTGGACATTGCCTTGACGTGGGCAGCGTACAGGTCAAGGACCGTCCGGCGGCGCGTCAGCGGCACCAGGCCATAGACGTCGTCCCGGCCAAGCAGCAGTTCCAGGACGCCGGCCCATGCCTCGTCGTCGTCCGGGTCGCAGACGGCGGTGAACTTCACCTCGGAGCCGTTGCTGTTTTCCAGGGCCTTGAAGACGCCCCACTTGAGCGGGTTGTCCGGGTGCAGGGCGCCGGAGATGACATTGTTGATGTCACCGACGTCCCGGATGGTGCCGACCTCGTGGCAGAGGTCTTGGAGCCAGTACCGCACCTCGACGAACATCTCGCCGTAACCCTTGCTGGGCTCCGAGTGGACAGCGAGGGGCTGCTGCACGCCGTTCAGGGTCCACGTCTCGTCAAAGGCTATGATGCCGGACTTGACCGTGATGTCCGTCTCGCTGGTCTCCCAGTTGGTCAGCGGGGCGAAGCCCACGCGGTTTTTCTCGACCTGGAGCAGCGGCTTGAGGATGAACAGCGTGAGGTCCACCTCCGAGCCGTCCGGGATGCCCGGGTGGAGGCTGTGCCCCAGCTCCAGGGTGCGCCGCGGCCCATCGGCGATGCCCGTGACGGGGATGTAATAGCGGTCCCCCTTGCGCAGGCCGAGGCCGCTGAACGACACGGTGACGCCGAGCGTGCCGACCGGGACGGCCACTCCGGCATTGGGCACCACGGTCGGCCCGCTCAGGTCGATGCCGTTGGTAGTGCTGACCTTGATCTGCGGTTTGACCGAGCTGGTGTACAGCCCGCCGCGCGACACGGTGATGATGTAGGTGGTGTCCTTGCGGCCGTCGTAGGAACCGCCCGAGGTCGGCAGGGGCTGCACGAAGTTGTCCTGCACGGTCACGCGCCAGCGCTGTCCAGCGATCAGGTCGTCCGGGCTGACGTTGTTCATCCCGGCCGACAGTGAGCAGGCCGCCGAGCTGTCTGTGTCGAAAATGACGCGGAGCCCGCGCGTGCCGATCACGGTCGGATGCCCCGCCGCTGACGGCACGACGCTGGCGACGTCGTCCTCGCCGGAGCCCGAGATGACACGCAGGCGGGCCAGGGTGAAGTCGCCGTTTACCGAGCCCTCTGTGACCAGGATGTCATAGGTTTCCTCGATGTGGCCACTGGGCAGGCCGTCATACAGCGTGTGGTCGGACGTGACCGTGACGCAGTTGTCTGGGCCGTCCGTCTTGACCACGAACGAGGTGGCTGACTGCGTGCCCGGATTGTTGCTGTCTACCTCGGCGGGGCTGATCACGCTGGGCAGCTCGTCGCTGATGATCCCCTTCACGTAAGTCCACAGCGTCACGGGCGTGCTGCCGGCGATGCCACGCACCTTGACCACGTCGCCGACCTGGACGTCGCGGTCGAGCAGGCTGGAGTGGCGGGGGTAGGCATCGCCGTTGCTGGCAAAGTTGACCGTGGCAGAACGAATACGGTTGCGGTAGCCAGCGGTCTTGGTGATGACGGATCCCTGGCCGATGGTGTCGTGGAAATACTGGAGCAAGGCGTCCTTCAGCCAGAGCTTGACGTAGCTGAAGTCTGCCTTGCCGCCGGCGGGACGTTCCGGCCACGGGTAGGCAGTGTCTACCAGCCGGTCATAGAAGCCGAGACGCCCCTGGTCCCTCTCGTCACTGTCCGCGTAGCGGATCAGCTTGGCATGCGGTCCGCTGATGTGCGCGCGCAGCGGGTTGGCCACTGCGCTGGGGACAATGCGGAACTCCTGGAACACCAGAACCTGGGGGAGAACATAGGTAGGCATCTTGTCCTCGCCTCCATGCGAGAAAGAGCGTGGTCATTTGGTTTCTTGCAACAGCACCCCGTCCAGCAGGACGCTCAACGGCACCTTGCGCAGCTTCAGGGACTCCTGCTGGAGTATCCAGCCCTCGCCGTAGGCCCAGCCCACGGTCACGGGGATGACAAAGCTCTCCCTGGACTCCTCAACTTCCGCGGCGGCACCGACTTCTGTGACTTGCCAGTTGTACAGTCCCAGGTACTGACGGATGACCGGCGAGAACTGGGTCAGCTCCCGCTGCACTTCCGTTGCCAGGATCTCCGCGCTCGCGCCCGACTCGTGGATGCAGAACACGGTATGCGACCCGACCCAGAAGGTCTGGTACTGCACGAAACCCTGTTCGGTCGTGCCGACCACGTCCCCCAGCATCATGCGGAGGTTCTGCCGGCCGTTTGCCTTGATGATGCAGGCGGGTCGCTTTTCCACCAGCTCGCCGCGCCAGCGGTGGATGCTTTCCACCAGGATACCAGTTCGCTCGTCCTCACGCCAGACCAGCCCACGCAGGTCCGGCTCCTCGATGTTCAGGGGGGTGCTGAAGTGCCGGACCAGCAGGTCACGGATCAGACCCGTTATCATGATGGGCCGCCAGCCGAGCGAGCACAGGGCGCTGGGCGTGATCGGCTGGAGCTTGTCACGGCCGGACGGCGGTTGCGGCGGCTGCGGAGGCTGGGGAGAGCACCAGCTGGCCGGTGTGCTCATGGATCACTGGCTCCTTCCCAAACATGACCCGGATGACGGACCGGATGTCCGGCTCGTAGGAGCGCAGGTCCAGACGCTCCAGGCCGAGGCGCTGCCGCTGTCTCCCTGGACTGGCCGGGGCCGGCTGCTGGCCGTGTTCTCCCCTGGGAGGGCGACGGAACTCCGCCAGGGGTCCAATGGTCGCGGCGGCGCGGCGGGGATAGTAGGGCATCAGTTCTCCTCGTCCGTGGACAGCAAGCCAATCCTGGCCAGCTGGTCCGGTATCTGGATCGTGTACACGACCGAGGTGAACGGCACCGGCCGCAACTGCACCTGGGCCACCAGGGGCACGCCGCGCATCTCGGCCGTGTGCTGGACATTGTGGACGTAGTAACGGTCGTCCGTCTGCCGGGACACCCAGATGTCGCCTTCGGACAGCAGGTGGGAGCCCAGCATCTCCGCGGTGAGGACTACGTCCTGGATCGTGCCGCGCGCCTGGCCTCCGTCCAGCTCCGTGCGCCGGTACTTGGGCTGGACCTCGGCCCAGACGCACGCCATTGGGTAGTAGTAGCCGCAGCGCTTGCCCGTGCCGTAGCAGTCCGGGCAATTGGGGTCGCGGACCTCCCGGGTCATGGGGTCCAGGCAGGTCGGACAGTCCGCGCCGGTCCAGCGCCGCTTGAGCAGGTAGCCATCCTGTCCGCCGGGTCCGAAGCGGTAGCCCAGCAGGCGCTGCCGGACGATCTCCCGGGCCAGCCTCCAGCTGCGCCGGTCCAGCACGCCCATGCCGCCGGTAGGGAGGCTATAGTAGGTGCCCTGCGACGTGGTCAGCTTCACCCGGTAGTGGGTCCAGTTGGTCTTGCCCCAGACACGCTGCTCCGGGTCGTGGGCAAAGTAAACGTTCTCCACCGGCAGGCCCACGTCGGTCCAGTCGTCCGCGTCCGGGTTGCTGGTCGTGCCGACCTGGAGCTGGAACACGAGCGGGGCAGGGTCCGTGAACGTGTCCAGCAACTCCCACATGATCCGGGTCATGCCGCGGACCAGGTGGCTGACCACGACCCGGTCGAAAACGGTGTCGCAGGACGACGGCAGGCACGGCTGGCAGGTGCTGCGCTGCTCGGTCATGGCCACGCTGTCCTTCTCCCCCGGTACGCGAAGGCGACTGCCCCATTGAAGTAGGAGAGGCAAGGCAAGGTCAACTTCAACTTCCGTCCTGGCTGATAGCTAAAGAAAGCATTTCCGTCCGAAGGGCGGCCTCGCTCCGTCATGTCCCGTAGGGATGGGGCCTGGGGTTTCCTGTCCGACCTAACGGACCCGGTAGCTGTAGGCAGACCGGACCTCGCCCAGGAAGCCCTTGAGGTTTATTTCGACCTTCTTGTTGTAGAGCCAGGTCATGTATTCATTCCACAGTTGCTGGCCGTAGGCCAGGTATTCACTCTCCTTGTTCTTGTCCGCGATGGCGACGCCGCCTGCCTGGTGCTGGAGCGCATTGCGCCGGTAGTGGTGCGCCGCGTAAATGTGCAAACGGGCGATGATCCCCTGCTTCCAGTGGAAGCGGAAAGGGAAGTCCCTGGGCGTGAACGTGCGGACCGGCGGCGGTATCTCGTTCCAGGCTTGCACCGGTTCCAGGATCGCCTGGAGCAGCTGGTCGTCGGCAAACTCCACGTTGTCGAGCAGGTACTGGTTCTCCGCCGGGTCTGAGTCCATCATGGCCATGCGGATCTCGTTGATGGTCGGCGGCCCGAGGTCGTCAGCCAGGGTCTCCCGTTTCAACGGGTAGAGGGAACGCTCCACAGACAGCAGGCCGTCGTTGACCAGGACGACCTTGCCGGCGCCGTTCCGGATGGCCCAGGACAGCTGGTAGATGCCCGCCCGCTCAACAATGTCCTCGCGCAGGGTGGCCTGCAAGACCCCGGCCAGGGGGTCGTGGGACGTGACTGGCAGCTCCCAGACAGGGTTGAGGTCGCTCACAGGTCCGTGCGCCAGCGCGTCCTTGACGCGCAGCACGGCGGTGCCGCCTCCGCCTGGCTCCGGGACGGTGGACAGGCTGCTGGAGCTGTCCGACAGCGCGCCCTCGACGTCCAGGTAGCCGGACAGGTCAACCGCGCGCCCCCTGCGGTCCCGGAAGACGTGCTCCAGGGTGGCTGCCACGCCCTGGTCCACGATGAATGCCTTGACGCGGCGCAGGACCGGGCAGTCGTCCATCTCGTGGATGCCGGCCCGGACCACTTCCAGGGCAGGCGCTCCAGCGGGACCGCTGACATGCAACGGCTCGACAATGATGGCCATGACCTTGCTCCCCTTTCCGCCGTCCGGGTCAGGTCACGACAAGGTGGACGACCCTTGGACGGATCACGCCCTGCTTGAAGACCAGCAAACTGTAATCGCCCACGTCCAGCATCATGGGGGACGTCCAGCGACCGTTGACGTCGGTACTGACTGTGGCGACCACGAACTCCTGGCTGCGCCGGCCAGAGGCGTAGTCCGCGTAGCGGAAGCAGCGGATGGACGCATTGTCCACGCGCACCCCCGTACTCGTTTCAACCGCCAGGTTGTCCGGGCCGCCGTAGTCATGGTCCACCTGGATAGGTCCGCTGCCCTGCAAATCAGCCATTTTGGCCGGTGTCACGTCGCGCAGGGAAGCGACCGTGTCCACCGCGGTGTCGGCGGCCAGGCCGATGACGCGAATGGACACCACGTCGCCGCCCTCCAGCGGCACGGGACGGCTGACAATGATGGTCTCGTGGCAGGACGGCGGCACAGCCACGTCGCTGTCAGGAGAGAGCGGCACGCTGTTGAGGCGGATGCGGGCCCGGTACAGGCCGCCGCCGGCCAGTGGCCTGGCAGGGCTGCCCAGTGCCACCCGGGCCATGACCTCGATGGGGGCCGTCCCGGTGTAGACGTAATGCAAGACCTCGACCTCGTCCGCGATGCTGATGTTCTGCTTGACCACGCGCGCGAGTTCCATTCTCCACCCCTTTGCCTCTGCCTCCTCCGTTTCCTGGCATGCGCGCTGGTCCCTGGCCAGCGACCAGTGTGGGCTTTCCGCTGCCGTCTGCTAGAACATCTGGCCCCCTAGTATGGTAACGAAGATCGGGCAGGAAAAATTGCCGGTGTGATGGCCGGCGCCATGCACAAACAGGTTGTGGCCGAACCATTCCCCGGACGCGATGCCGTCAGGGTACACGGTCACGGCGCCGCGACGGACTTCCGGCATGCCTAGGGCAAGGGCGGAAGAGGTTCCTGCCGGGGCAAGTACCAGTGCCAGCCGCACTGCACCGGACCCTTCCTCGGACGGTATGCCTGTCGGCGAAACCGTCAGCCCCATGTACGGTACACTGCATGCCTCTTCCGATGGAATCCCGACAGCATGGATGGTGTAGGTAGTCAGCTGGGTGACAGGGGTGCCGAATAATTCTCCGGATGGAATGCCACTCGGGGATACCGTCAGCTGGACATGTGACGTGCCAAACGATTCTCCGGATGGAATGCCACTCGGAGATACCGTCAGACGGATGACAGTGGTGCCGAATACTTCCCCGGATGGAATGCCACTCGGGGATACCGTCAGCCGGATGACAGAGGTGCCGAATAATTCCCCGGATGGAATGCCACCAGGAGATACTGTCAGCTGGATGACAGGGGTGCCGAATAATTCCCCGGATGGAATGCCACTCGGGGATACCGTCAGCTGGATGACAGGGGTTCCGAATACTTCCCCAGATGGAATGCCACTCGGGGATACCGTCAGCTGGATGACAGTGGTGCCAAACTCTTCCCCGGATGGAATGCCACTCGGAGATACCGTCAGGCGGATGACAGAGGTGCCAAATGCCTCTCCGGACGGAATGCTGTCCGGTGCAATGATTAGTGTGTCCAGCTGGACATGTGGCGTGCCAAATACTTCCCCGGATGGAATGCCACTCGGAGATACCGTCAGCCGGATGACAGAGGTGCCAAACGCTTCCCCGGACGGAATGCCACCAGGAGATACTGTCAGACGGATGACAGAGGTGCCGAATACTTCCCCGGACGGAATACCACCAGGGGATACCGTCAGCTGGACACGTGGCGTGCCAAATACTTCCCCTGGTGGAATGCCACCAGGAGATACCGTCAGACGGATGACAGAGGTGCCAAATGCTTCTCCGGATGGAATACCACTCGGAGATACTGTCAGCTGGATGACAGGGGTGCCAAACGATTCTCCGGATGGAATGCCACCAGGAGATACTGTCAGCTTGATGACAGGGGTGCCGAACGATTCTCCGGACGGAATGCTGTCCGGTGCAATGATTAGTGTGCCTAGCTGGACATGTGGCGTTCCAAACGCTTCTCCAGACGAAATACCACTCGGAGATACCGTCAGCCGGATGACGGAGGTGCCAAACGCTTCCCCGGGCGGAATGCCACTCGGAGATACCGTCAGCTGGATGACAGTGGTGCCGAATACTTCCCCGGACGGAATGCCACCAGGAGATACCGCCAGACGGATGACAGGGGTGCCAAACGCTTCCCCGGGTGGAATGCCACCAGGAGATACTGTCAGCTGGATGACAGTGGTGCCAAACGCTTCCCCGGGTGGAATGCCACCAGGAGATACTGTCAGCTGGATGACAGTGGTGCCGAATACTTCCCCGGATGGAATGCCACCAGGAGATACCGTCAGCTGGATGACGGGGGCGCCAAACGCTTCCCCGGATGGAATGCTGTCCGGTGTAACGATTAGTGTGCCCAGCTGGACATGTGGCGTGCCAAACGATTCTCCGGATGGAATGCCACTCGGAGATACCGTCAGACGGATGACAGGGGTGCCAAACGCTTCCCCGGGTGGAATGCCACCAGGAGATACCGTCAGACGGATGACAGTGGTGCCAAACGCTTCCCCGGACGGAATGCCACCAGGAGATACTGTCAGACGGATGACAGGGGTGCCGAATACTTCCCCGGATGGAATGCCACTCGGAGATACCGTCAGACGGATGACAGGGGTGCCAAATGCTTCTCCGGACGGAATGCTGTCCGGTGCAATGATTAGTGTGCCCAGCTGGACATGTGGCGTGCCAAACGATTCTCCGGATGGAATGCCGCCAGGAGATACCGTCAGGCGGATGACATAGGTGCCGAATACTTCCCCAGATGGAATGCCACCAGGAGATACCGTCAGCTGGATGACAGGGGTGCCGAATACTTCCCCGGATGGAATGCCACCAGGAGATACTGTCAGACGGATGACAGAGGTGCCAAACGCTTCCCCGGATGGAATGCTGTCCGGTGTAATGATTAGTGTGCCCAGCTGGACATTTGGCGTGCCAAATACTTCTCCGGATGAAATGCCACTCGGAGATATTGTCAGACGGATGACAGAGGTGCCAAATGCTTCGTCAGACGGGATGCCGGTGCAGCGGACGGTGAGGCGAAGTCTGGCCGTGCCGAATGATTCCCCAGATGGGATGCCGGTCGGCTCCAGCGGCGCAGGCTCCAGGGCAATCAGCACCGAGGCCCAAGCAGCTGACCCACTTGCGGTATCGACAACGGTGCCGGTCGGCGACGTGCTGAAATACTCCCGGTCATGTAGGGCTACGGAGCCGCGTTTCCCGCCTGCGTTTGTCAGGTAACACTGCTGCGTGCCGGAAGTGGCGTCCTCGAAGCGGTAGGTGTACCCTGTGGGGGCCGTGCGCGTCCGGTCATACCCCATGCCGTTGCAGGCCAGGATGAAGCAACCGGCTCTGGTCGGCGTGATGCTATTGTGTTCGATGGTCGAGTCGCTGCCGGTGTTGAGGGTGCCTACCACGTTGGCAGGACTGCCGGTGCGCTTGACGCCGCGGTAAGCGGCAATGCCTCCAATCGGCGCGGTCCCGCTGGAGTGCGTCACCGTCAGGTTGGGCGTGGTGCCTGCGTAGCGGAAGTACCAGACAGACAATCGGCTGGTAGTGCCGCCGCCGTTGCCCTGGACAAGCTGCGTCCAGCCCGAGAAGGAATGCGCCACGTTGTCCGAGGAGTGGACAACGGCGATCCAGACGTCATCCACCTGGGGCGAGGGCGGTGCCCCCAGCGTGATGTTGCCGCTGGCGGCGGAGCCTTCGTCGCCGACGCCAACAAACGTGATCGGCACGGGTGCGCCTCACCACACCATGCAGAGACAGGTCCAGGAGGGGACTCTTCTTACCCCCCGGTGCTCTGGCTGCCACCGGGCTCGCCGACCGCAGCCGTCGAGGCGATGCTTTCTGCCGCTACGACGCGCCGGAGTGCTTCCTTCTGGTCATCGAGCAGTCCGGTCCACATGTTCTCGGCCTCTGCTTGGGCCAGCAGCTTGTCCCGCTGGGATACCAGCTCCAGGATCTGCGCCCGGCGGGACTCACGCTCTGCCGCCAGGGCGGCGCTGAGATCCGCGATCATCTCCTCCAGCTCTGCGATCCGTTGCGCTGTGTTCATTCCTGACACCTCCTGGCTGGCGGCCGCACCGCCACGGTGGGCCTGCCAACGGAACCCCGGGGACGGATGCCGCCGCACGCGGCGGCACTCTGGCCTGCCTCGTACAGCTTGCGTTGGTCGGAAGTCAGTTGCAGCGGTATGCCCAGGCACCAGAGGAGGGCCTGGTCCGCAATCTGCCGTTCCGCCACAGCCGCCGTGTCGGCCTCGACCTCCTTGGCCTGGGTGTAGGCGGCCTTGCCGACCTCGTAGGCTGACTCGTGCGGCGCCTCCAGCCACAGCCTCCCGTCCAGCTCGACCAGGACCATCAGACCGAACCGGCGCACGACGAGCCGTCCGTCTCCCACCCGTTCCGGTCCGAGGTCTGCTGGCTCCGTGCCCGTGGCCGCGTAGCGGCGCGCCTCCTCAAAACGGCGCTTGAGCGCCAGATAGAAGTCCACGGCGGCCGGCCAGCTCAGGCCGATGCCTCGGCCGTTGCTCGTGATTACTACCCAGTTGCCGCGACGACCGACCCTGCATTCCTGCCGCACGGGAAAGTTCCAAAATCCGTTTTTTACAACTTGAAGATGCGGTTCGGCCCGTTGTCCCACTGGATGATAATGTCGCCGCCGTTCGGTGTCACTGGCAGGCCCGTGGCCGTGTCGATGAATGCGATCAGGTACTTGGCCGACTCGGAAGCTGGCGTGTCATCGTAAATGACAATCGACTCGACAGAGGCCCCGGACACGGTCGAGAGCGTGACGTCGGCCGCGTCGGCCACGCCCGCCGTCGAGGTCTTGGAAGTGAAGTTGCCGCTGGTGGCGACCCGCGCCCCGGCAGCGATGTCGTCGAGGAAGTCGTCGCTGGACACGGACGGCGTATCGACGCCGTGGTCCACCAGGACCAAGCGGATGTTGTCCGCTGTCCAGTCGATATTTGCATCCAGGAAGTGCCCGCGGGCAGAGTCAAACAATGCATTGGCCATCAGTGGCAGTCCCCTTTCTCCCTAGACCTAGATGAGGGGCGATTCCGCAATGACCGTCTCGCTGCCGTCTCCCCACAGGGCGACCAGCTGCGAGCGCGTCCCCATGCCGCTGCTCAGGCTCAGGCTGCCCGTGTCGTTGCGCAGGTAAAGACGGACCCGGTTGGGCAATGGTATCTGGGGCGCCGGGATCTCTTCCAGCTCGATGTAGTCGCCGATTCCCACTCCCTGGGCTCCCTGGGCTCCCTGGGCTCCCTGGGCGCCACCGCTGCTGCTGTGCGTGAAGCTGAGGACCACCTGGTCGTTCGCGGCAAAGGAGCCGTTGCCGGTGATGTAGGACACCGTGAACTTGCGGTAGCCGTTGCCGTTTATCACGTTGCCGCTGACAACGTAGACGGCGAACCGGCTGCTGTCATCTTCCTTGAAGATGCGCAGGATGCCTCGGTGGGAGACCGGGCCCGTGTCGTCGAAGCTGTCCAGCCAAGAGGTCCGGTCCGCCAGCAGGCGGTCCAGGTTGTCGGCGTAGATGGTCGTGACCGAGGACGGGACGGCGTGGTCGTAGCGCAGGTAGCCGGGCCCCGGGTCCGAGTCCAGCAGAGACGAGGAGAACGTGTATGGCGCGCTGTTGCCGCCGGCGTCTCCCCGGCTGCCCTGTGCCCCTGGCACGCCCTGGGCGCCTTGCGCCCCAGGTGGTCCCTGCGCCCCCTGGTCGCCCTGGAAGCCGGCGTCTCCGGGGCTGCCCTGCGCCCCCTGGGAACCTGTGGCTCCAGGCTGTCCCTGCTCGCCGGCGGGGCCCTGGGGGCCCTGGAGTCCGGTGCTGCCGGCAGGCCCCTGTTCCCCCGGCACGCCCTGGGCTCCCTGCGGACCAGGGTCGCCCTGTGCCCCCTGGTTCCCCTGGTAGCCCTGGTCGCCCGGGATGCCTGGCTCCCCCTGGAACCCCTGGGCTCCCACGGCGCCCTGGGCGCCTGTCTCACCCTGCGGTCCCATCGGACCCTGGGCCCCCACGGCGCCCTGGGCACCTACCGGACCTTGCATGCCCATTGGACCCTGGGCCCCTGTTGGCCCCTGGGGACCAGCATCTCCCTGTTTCCCCTGGGCACCGCTCAGGCCGGCCATGCCTTGCCTGCCCTGTGCCCCCTGGCTGCCCTGGGCGCCCACGGCACCCTGGGGACCGGCCGGCCCCACCGCGCCTTGGGCGCCGGCCACCCCCTGCGGCCCCTGGGGACCGGCACTTCCCTGCTTGCCCTGTGCTCCTTGGCTGCCCTGTACGCCGGCTGGACCCTGCGCCCCCACCACTCCCTGGGCGCCGACCGGACCCTGAGCCCCCGTCTGGCCCTGGGGGCCTGCTGGGCCCTGCGCCCCCACTGTGCCCTGGGCGCCGACCGGACCCTGAGCCCCCGTCGGACCCTGGGGGCCTGCTGGTCCCGTGGCGCCGGGCGGACCCTGCTGGCCCGTGGCACCCTGGGCGCCCTGTGGACCTGGACTGCCCTGGCTGCCCTGGAAGCCGTGCGCTGGCCCCTGGAATCCCTGGGCGCCGACTGGACCGGGCTGGCCCTGGTATCCCTGGTGGCCACGGATGCCTTGGTAGCCGCGTAGTCCCCGCGGGCCCTGGCTCCCCTGAAAGCCGCGCACGCCGCTGGGACCGGGCGGGCCTTCCCGAGCGGTGGTTGTCATCTCGCCTCCTCGACAAAAACGGCGGGCCCGGTAAGGGTGCCCGCCGTTGCGGGTCCGCGCGACCGACGCGCCGGCGGTGACTGGAAGAGCCTCACGGCCCGGACAGGGAAACGTTCCAGCAGGGATCGGCCACGCCGAGCACGCCGTTGGTCAACTTGAGTGTGCGGACGGAGCCTGGATGGTTCGTGTCCTCCAGGACGGGGCTGGGGGTCTGGATGATCTCCAGGTCGCCACGTTGCAGGGCGCGCTCGAAGGCGAGGATGGAGCGGCGCGCCTCTCCCCGCTCGAAGCGGACCAGGGACTCCTTGATGTCGCCGAAGACGGTGAACTCTTCTCCGGCATCCAGCTCGCGTCCGTGCGGCGGCAGGAAGCCGAACTTCTTCCGTCCGCCCGACGTGTTCTTGACGGTGGAGTACAAGCACTGCATATCGTAAGGCATGGGTGCCCTCCTCGGTCATCCGGGGAACAGCGCCGCCGGCGCTGGCCAGCTACCTACCGCGACGCTTCCAGCTGTGCCTGGATTTCGGCTGCCTCGGCTGCCTTCAGGGCCAGGACCGAGTTGTACAGGATGGGGTTGCGGCACAGGTCCACGGCTGCCTGCCACTTGGCCATTTCCTCGTTGGCGGCCTGGGCCTGCTTGATGCTTCCGTCCAGACCGTGCGAGCTTACGACGTGGTCCAGCATCCGGTTGGCCACGAAGTAGGGGTTAACCGCTGTCGAGCCGGCGTCCTGCGCCTGCTTGACCACGGCGTCGTGCTCGACCAGGCGCAGCTTGCCGGCCGTTTCCAGCATCCACTGCGCCTCTTCCGGGCTACGGGGGCAGTAGCCGGCTGCAGCGCACTTGTTGAAGAACACCTGCTGGTGGACGGCGGTGAACAGGTTGTTGTAGGCCGTCTGGACGTCTGGCAGGACGGACTGGTTCTCGTTCACGGGTATGTACTCCCAGGACAATTATGGGTCGGCCGGAGCCGCCACGGGTCACATGCCGCCAAGCAACTGCCGCAGGCGCGCCAGCTCCTCCGCGCTGAGCGCCTCCTGCTTCTGGAGCGCCTGTTCGCCGCCGGCCTCACGCAAGAGCTTGCGCAGCAACAGCTCCCGGAGCAGCTGGTCCGTGGCCGTGTCCGGACGAGAAGGCTGCTGCACGACAACGGGACTGAACACCGGCGCCGGATAGTAGTAATAGCTGAAGTAAGTGACGTAGGCCGGCGATGGAGAATACACCGACCGGCTGGCAGAGGAGTAGCACGAGGAGCCATGTGCCGCCGCCGGCGCCGCCAGTCCCAGCAGGCTGGCAAGGAACATGGCCGCCGGCACCAGGAACAAGGATGGCCTCATGGATGGTCCCCTTTCTGTCCAGCGGAAGGACTAGCCCTGGTTCTTGAAGAAGTCCTGTCCGATCATGCCGTTGTTGCGGTAGTAGTCGCGCGAGCGCGGGATGCCGAGACTGTCCAGCTCGATCTTCCAGGAGTTCGGGCTGTGCGGGATAGGCGGCGCCGACGGGTTGGTCTCATGGTTTGCGATCTCGTCCTTCCTGTCCGCCGCATAGAACCGGCGCGTGCTCCCCTGGTTGTTGCGGATTGAGGTCCGGACCAGCTCCGGCACGCCAGGCGTGTACCCCTGGCCGGCGACCGTGCCAGGCGGCTGGACAACGTTGACCCGGGTAATGGCCTGGTCCACGTAGACGCCACGAGGGGCCTGGCTGTTGGCAGCCAGCGTCGTGCGCACGGGCTGGGCCTGGGGCCTTGGGTCGTTAGGGCTGCTCATGGTCTGTCCCTCCTCCGTCACCGGAGGCGGCCGGCACGGCCGCTCCTCCCTTCCCTGTCCTGTCCGTCGTCTCCGCTCCTTACTGGAAGTCGGCGCGGGCCAGACCGCCCGTATGGCCGATGGCGCCGCCCAGCGTCTCGTAAGCGAAGAACTCCAGCATGTATGCTTCGCGCCGGATGTACATGGTCGTGTCTTCCAGCAGGTAGCTCTTGCCGATGAACTTCGGATCCGCGAACTGGTAGATAGTGTTGGTCGGCACCAGGCCCTTCTTGATCGTGATAATCCAGTTGACGCCGAGGAACTGCTGGAGCGACCAGCCGTTCTTCATGATGTCCTCGGCCAGCGTGCCGCCCATCTCGTTGTGGGTGAACTTGCCCACTTCCTTGATGGTGATGTTGTTCAGCAGGCAGACGTGGACCTCCAGGTTCGACGGCGTGTTGGGCATGATCTTGAGGCTGTCCCAGAGCGTGTCCCGGGTAATGCCTCCAGCGATGACCTCGTACTGCACCGTGCCAGAGGTCGGCACGACCAGGCCAGGTCCGACCAGGGCCGCGTTGACAGCGCGGAGGAACTTGCCGTCCTCCTCTGCCAGCATGTCCTTGATGGCGTTGTCGGACAGCACCTGGCGGATGTCCATGACCCAGGTACGCAGCTCGTCCACGTCCTTGGTGAAGCGCTGCGTGACGATGCGGTCGAACATGACCCGGTAGCGCGGGCCGCGGATGTACAGGTTCGTCGGCAGCGTGGCGAAGGGGATGGAGATGGCCGCGGGGGAGTCCGGTTCCTTGTCCACCACCTTGACCGGCTTGTCCGTGTCCACCTGCCGGTCCAGCTCGTCGTTGGTGATCTGGAGCGGCGGTATGAGGCGCCGGTAGAAGCCGTCTTCACGCATCTTGGTGCGCGTGAAGTCATTGATCCCGTCGATGGCCTGCTTCTCCATGACCGGGTCATTGCTGGAGAGATACTCGAAGGCGGCCTCGGACATCATCTTCGATTCTTCTCGCGTGAGTACCTGGGGCATGATCGGTAGACCTCCGTGCAGAAGGTATGTTCATCCTTGGAAACGGGGCGGCCACGGCCGCCCTCACCTTCCGGACCGTCCGCCTTTCTAGTGGCGGCACGCCACGGCCGGCATGTGTGAAGACGGTGCGCCCCAGGCATACGACCATGCGCTGCGCCGCCGGGGCGGCCCCGGCGCGGCGCTGCCGGGCCATTACGACGGGAATACGGGGAACGGCCAGAAGGCGACCGCGTCGTGCCCGTAGCCGTTGTCCACAATGCCGCGGCTGACGAAGCCGACGATCATGTCGGTGTACAGCGTACCCGGCCGTAGCTTACCCGCGTGGACGCCGGACAGCGGCGAGGTCAGCGGCGTGTTGATGTTGAAGGTGTCCGTCTTGACGAAGGCAGTGCTCACCAGCTCGTAGGCGCCCACGGCCACCAAGGCCATCGCCTGCCCGGTCGGGTTGATGGCAACCCACACCCCTTTCTCAGTGGCCGGGTCGCCGCCATCGTTCTTGACGTCGGGATCGTTGGAGCCGTTGAACATGAACAGGGGCATCACCCGGAGCGTGCCCACGCCCAGTTCGTACTTGCCGTCCGCGTTCAAATGGACCACGGCACCCGGCGGCACGTCCTGGGTGACGGTCTCGTCGAACTCGGTATGGAAATCGACGGCGGCGGGGGCTGGCCAGCCCTTCAAAGCGTTCAGCGTGTTCGCCGTCATCTGGCGAGGAGCGGACATAACGGTATCCTCCGTGAAACCCTTGCTTCGTGCAGTCCATGCACTTCCGTCGCGCCGGTCCGGCTTGTCTTACTTGCCGATCAGGGCCAGCAGCGGCCTGTCCGAAGCCTTGACGAACGAGGTCTTGCGCCCGACCACCGGGTCGTTCAGCGAGTCGTACTCGCCCTCCTTGGTCAACGGCCCGTTCCCAGGGACGTAACCCCCGTTCAGGCCCAGCGATCCCGGGTCTACAGCCTCGCCGTTGTCGCCGGCCGACTTCGCCCTGCCCGACTTGAAGGCAACCAGCTTGTCCACAGCGGACTTGAGCAGCTGCATGGTCTCAGCGTGGCTGTTGAGCATGGCGGCGGCCGCCTCCTTCTGGTGCTTGGCCACCACGCCCACGTCAATCATGTAGTTCAAAAGCGCGCCCCGCAGGTCGCTGGCCCGCTTCTGCGCGCGGCGGTGGACCTCGATCTCGTCCAGCGCTCGCTTGCCCAGGAAGCTGGAGACCTCGACGTACCGGATCATGTTGTCCAGCAGCGACGAGGGCACGGTGATGTAGGTGTTGGTGTTCAATTTTCACTCCTCCGTGAGCACGGGTGTCCTGGCCGGACATCCGCGTGGACGGTCCCGTCCGGCGCCGGTCGGCATGTTCCGCGTCATGCGGCGGCGGCCCGGCGCGCCCGCGAGCGCTGCACGATCTCCTTGATGTAGTTGCGCATCTCAGCGACCTTCGTACCTGCCCGCTTCTGTGCCTGCGCCGACTTGTCGGCCGCCGGCTTCTCGGTAGCAGCCGCCGCGGCGGCCGGCGCCGCGCCGCCGTCGGGCGCGGCCATGTCGTTCGCCACCTCTTCGGCAATCGCGGTTTCGAGTTCCTCCGGGGTCACGCCGAGCTGCTCCAGGACATCGACCAGCTGGTCGGCCTCCGCGTCATCCGCGTCGCCGCCTTCTTCCCCGCTGTCACCGGTGCTCAGCGCATCCAGCAAGGCGTCCTCGGCTGCGGCATCATTCGCGGACGAGGATTCGTCCGTAGACGGCTTGTTGTCATCAGCGGCGGCAGCAATAGCAGCTGCGACCTCGGGCGGTATCTCGTTGCCGGCGCCCGCCTGCTGGGCCGGGTCTTCGCCCGTCGCGGTCTTCTCCGCACCGCCGACCAGGAAGTTGTCCATGAAGCAGATGAAGCGGTCGGCATCGTCCGACGCCGTCTTGATGATCTCGTACATCGTGTTGACGACCAGACTGTCTGCCGCCTGCTTGTCGAAGTTGCCGCTCAGCAGGCTTGCCATTTCCCAGCCGGCCTGCTGGGCCAGCCAGGGGTCGATCTGGGCCTGCTTCTGCTGCTGGCCGGCGTACGATGCATACGGTGCGCTCTGGACCTGGCTCAAGTAGGCGATCTGGGCGCAGACGGTGTCGCCGGCCTCTTTCATCAGCCGGGCCAGCTGCTCCAGCGGCGTGTTAGAGTCCAGGGCATACTTGTGCCCGTCCAGCTCGTCGTTCTCGGTGGAGGCAGGATGGTCCGTGCCGCCGAGGCCGCCCTCTCTTTTGTCCTCCTTGCCGGCCTTGGCGGACTCCGTTTCGTTCTTAGGGTCTTCGCCCGTGGGCTGGACGTTGGTGCCGATCTGCATTTGGTCGTCTGCAGCCGAGCCGCCGACGCTGACCGCTTCTCCCTCTGCTGTCTTCTGCCGGCCGCCGGGACGGCGAGCGAAACGCGCGGCCAGGTCGAAGATGTTGAAGGCGCCGTTGGCGCTGCCTACCTTGGCCTCGGATGCATTCTGCACGCTGGGAGGACCTTGGTCCTCGTTGACGTCCTCCGTGTTCTCGTCGAAACGTTCTCCCGTGGTGACGTCCTGCAAGCGGTCATCCACCTCACCGCTTGGATGATCGGTCTCGCCGCCCTGGGAACCAGGTTCGCTGAGAGGCTGATCGTCCTCAGCAGTCTTGATCTGGCCGACTTGCCGAAGGAACTGCTCGATGGTACGGATCGAATTCTGCGCGGAGGTAGGCATGTGACTGCACTCCTTTGCAAGTTTCCGGCCGCGTGTGTTCCGTCACGGCGGCGAGTGGCCTTCGTGGACTGGGCCCGTTGGTTAGCGTGCCTGATTTTGGCAGCACGACAACCTTGCGGTCAAGAGGAAGTCATCATCGGACCCGGCGATCCGCTGCAGGGCGGCCACCTTGTAGACCGCGTAGTCGCGGGCCAGCTCCTCTGCTGCCTGGTCGTCGTGGTCCGCTGCTGCTGTCCTGGCCGGCGCGGCCGCAGCACCTTGCCGCAGCGCGGCCCGCTGCGCGCGCTGGAAAACGGCATTTTTCTCCAGGGAGTAAAGACAGCGCACCCGCTCGGCGTAGCGGCGCTGGCTGGCAGACGCCAGCTTCTCTCCGGGCGCGTAACGGTTCCGCGACAGCCTTCTTTCCAGGCTGCCGTCCGCGATCATGCGACGGTAGACACCAGGCAGTCGGACGGCGGCGGCAGAGGCCAGCGCTGCGCGCTTGGTCAGGCGGGCAAAATCGCGCAACGGCAGGATGATTTTCTGGTCCGCCAGGGCGCCCAGGGCAGCGGCCATCTTGACGTTGTCATTGTCGCCCAGGCCAATGGCATCCAGGTCGAAGTCGGGTTGCACGCTGGTGGTGAAGGCGTACCGGGCCGCCGCATCTGCCGGGTCGCTGGCTGCGCCGACCTGGTCCTCCAGGTCGGCCAGGCCGTGGGCCAGCTTCACCTGTCCGGCCAGGAAGAGCGCCCGGCGGTCTGCCCAGGGACCGTCCTGGGCCAGAACCACGTCCAGCGGCGCCAGAACGCCAAGGTCGTCCGCCAGCTGGGCCCCGCCGCGATACCCGGGCAGGAGGTCGGCAGCTGACTTGGTGAGATAGTCGGCCTTACCGCCGTAGGCGATGCGGTCCGCTGGCCGGAAAACGGCGCTGATGTCGAACCAGTGCGGCTCGTCGTTGTCCACGTAGAGGATGCGCGCGTCGTTGCCGTGCTTGACTAGACGGGTGAGGTTCTCGGCGCAACCTCCCCCCTTGCAGGAAGCAGACGTGCAATACTCCTCGCGCGAGCGCGCCCGGTTGCCGCACTCGCTGCACACGTCGTAGGGCACGCGGCACGCCATGCTGACCGGGATGTCGTCACCCCGGGCGAGCTTCTCCAGCTCCCGGTCGGCCACCCGGCCGCCGTTCCGCTCGGCCGCGGACTTCTCCCTGTTGAGGGCCACCAGAAGCTCGACGCGGCGCATGTCCGGGTTGTAGGCGGACAGCCGGACCTGGCCGTAGCTGATGTTTGGATCCTTGTTCTTGTGATTGCGGTAAAAACGGGCGAACTTGACGAAGGTGTCGTGGTACTTCTTGCAGACCGCTTCCCGGAAGGCGTCGCCGTTCCGGTTGGGGCCGTATGCCTCCGACGCCCCCAGAGCGATCAGGTGGACCGGTTCCTCGTCCGCGGCAATCTTGACTGTGTCCAGGTAGGGCAGGAAGACGTTGGCGGAGCCGGAGGCACGCTTGATGAACTGCCGGCGGTCGTGACCGCGCAGTCTGCCGGATGCCATCTTGACCAGGGATGCCACCGGGCCGTCAAAGTCCCAGCCGGACGGGCTGACGATCTTGACCATCGCCATGAGTTCTCTTGCCTCCTGCTTCTACTTCCGCTGTTGCTGCTGTTGCTGCTGTTGCTGCTGTTGCTGCTGTTGCTGCTGTTGCTGCTGCGTGGTCGTCGTGGGCTTGACGTGCTTCCGTACCAGCTCGCGCAGGCTTTCATGCCGCTTCGCTTCATCTCGTCTGACGTTGTACAACAGCTCTAATGCTGGCGGTAATGCATAGACTGCTAACCGGCCGCCGACACGTACGCCCTTGCTGGGCGAGGCGTACTGGTACGGTCCAATCCGGCGCAAGGGTCGTCCTGCCTGTCCCTCGGGAGATTTAAGGTAGCCCTCCTGCTTGTATTCGGAAAGTTGGTGGCGGGTAAGTTGCATCTTGACGGGATGGTCGATGCCTGTGGATTGAGTGCTTAATTGCGGTTCTCCTCCTGTGGTGGTTCCTCCTTTCGTGGTTTCTCCTTTCGTTGTTATCTTCGCCGGCGGGTTGTAAATCACCTCCGCTAAGACTTCGTCACGAGGCCCCGTCGTCGTGGAGGCTCTGCTCAGCAGTTCCATTGCCGTCATGCCTTTCTCTCTGCCCGTCGCCAATGTGGAATAAACCCTCTCCATTCGTTCGGGAGTAGCACCAGGCTTTGGGGTTTTGAGGTCGGGAGCAGTTCCTTTTTCGGCACTAACTCTATTCAAGATGTTGATGACTTCTTCTGGCAATGGTGGATTGATTTCTCTCATTCCCTTAGCCAGATGCAATGGTTCAATAGAAGCCTTCGGCCGGAGGTAGCCGACGCGGAGCCATTCCCCCGTGCGCAGTGGCTGAGTATGTGTCAGGATGTCAACGACCCCCAGGGCCGGCAGGATGGAAGAAGAGACCGGCAGATTCTTGTCTATGAACGTGTCGCCTCCTCGCCAGGGTTGAAACGTCCTCTTCGCCACGGCTGCCAGGTTTTCGTAGATGTTGCCAGCGTACCTTCGGGCCGTGGAAGGCTCGGCGGTCAGATTCCTGACCTGTTCAGACAGCTCATCCAGCTTATTCTCGTCGATTACCACTTTCTTGCCGCCGCCGATGTCCACCTCGATCTTTTTCCCTCCACTTGCATCTCCTCCTCCACTGCCGCTACTCCCCTTGTTGCCGCTTCCACCCTGGCCGGAGCCGGCGGCCGGGCCACCTACTCCCATCAGGTGGGCGGCCCCTCCGCCCACTATGGTGCCCGCCAGACCGCCAAGCAGGGCAGGACCGAGGATGCTCCTCCGCTCGTGCTCTTCCTTTTCCTGGTTGCTCCAGATGGTGCCCAGTCCACCAATGGCAGCGCCGCCGACTCCGCCAATCAGGGCGCTCGCGGCCGTCGGGTTGGCCTTGGCCCATTCGCCAAAGGAGGTAAGGAAGTCGCGCTCTTTCTGGGCCTTCTTCTCCAACGGGGTCGGTAGGCGCGTGCGCAGCTCCACGGCGCGGCGGGCCAGTGCCTCCACCGCTCCTTCCAACGTGGTCCGGTCGGGGTGCATGGCAACCTACCTCCCTGTCTCCTCCTGTCTTTGCCAGCTGTCCGTCCTAGCCAAGCACCGACTTGGGTGCCGAGGCGATCTCCTTCGTGAAAGGAGTTATATCCCTGCTCTGGGCCATGATCCGCTCCGTGTCTGCCAGTTCCTTGGCCTCGAACGGCTCCATCAGCCCCGCCAGCCGACGGTGCAGTACCGGCCGCAGCAGGGCCGCGTTGTCCGCCACGCGCGGCGCCACCTGGGAGATCTCGTTGTATGCCTGGAGTACCTTGTCCGGGTCGTAACCCGAAATGGGGTCGTCCGGGTCCGTCATGAATCGGGTCAGCATGGCATGCGACCGGATCTTGCGCAGCTCGTTCCGGTGGGTCGGGTCTTCCAGTTCTAGCCAGATGTCCTCCAGCAGCTCCTTCTTGGTCTGGGGCACGTTTTCCAGCAGGCGGGACACCATCGAGCCTGCCGTGGCAGCAATCGGAGTGTTGAACATCACAATGTCAGCGGCCGCCTTGTCACTGCCTCGTTGCGGTCCCGGCGGCCGTGGACCGCTGGCCTGAACGAAAGGGCGGAACGCTTCCTCCCGTACCGTGGCTTCCTTGGTCCGGCAGGCTGCCAGGGCCTGGCGGGCACGGACGCAGTCCTCCGCCGCCTGGATGCAGGCGCGGATGGAAGAGAACGGCTCGCTCTCCAGGTCCAGGGGCGACTTCTGGACCGTCAGTCCTGCCGCGGCCCGCTTCTCGCGTAGGTGGGCCTGAGAGTAGACCAGGTCAAGGAGCGGCGGCGCCGCGTTGCCGAAATAGGTCCGGGCCGCCTGCTCGACCGCGGCGAACGGCAGCCGGTCACGCGCCGTTTTCTTGAAGTAGTGTACCAGGCCGCCGACATGGTGCCGGACCCGGTCGGCCGCCGCCGCTGCCCGGCGCGACCATTCCTCGGTCATCTGCTGGTGCCGCTGCACCGCGCCGTAGGCCCTGTGCAGCGCCGCCATTGAGTCCCGCGGATACGGCGCCGGGCGGTCAGCCAGAGGCGGCATCTCCCGCGCCGCCTTCTCCCGTGCGGGCCGCTTCCACCAGCGGTCCGGCGGGGAAGCATACTCATCCGGTAGGCGCTCCGACGCTTTCTTCTCGCCGCCGTAGAGATCGGCAATGACCTTCTCCGGGTCCGCCAGCGGATAGCTGGCCAGCTTGTCCAGGACGTTGCCGCCGCTCTGCCACTGGCCCAGCTGCCGGCCAGTGTTGTAGGCGTGGGCCACCAGCCGGATCTTGCCCGGCCCGAACTTCTCTTCCCGGGCAACCTTGGCCAGGGCCTGGTCCGGCGCCATGCCCCCTTCCACCAGGTCGTTGGCGCGCCGGACCGCTTCCACCAGCTGCTGCTCTTCCGCCGAGTCGATGGTCTGGACCATGCCGTCCCTCCTTCCTTCTCGTTAGGGCAGCGGCGCCTCCTTGCGCGCGGCAGCGCCGGACTTCCGGCTGGGAGCCGGCAACTTGTCCGGCCAGTCCTTGCCCAGGTCCGGCGCCTGCCCTCCGGCCGCGACCTGGAGCAGCTCATCATCGCGCAGCTCGGCCGCCATGCGGTCGAAGCGACCGACCTCCGTGTCGCGGTATACCTTGTCCCCCTCGTCGCCGAAGGCCCAGGGGATCTCGTCGATCATGGCCTGGATGTGCCGCTCCGTGACTGTCCGTTGCTGCTCGCGCGACTCCTCCGAGCGCTCGAACTCGATGATGCGGGCGTGGATCTGGAACAGCTCCATCGCGTTGTACTTGTTGACCTCGAACTGGAGCGCCGCCTGCACGGAGCGCCGCCGGATGATGGCCGCCCAGGTCGCGTCCAGCCAGTTGGCCATGTCATCTGGCGACGTCAGCGGCTTGCCGACAGGCAGCGCGTGGATGAAAAAGTCAACCAGGTGCGGGCCGCCGAAGTAGGCGAACAGCTTGAGCGAGGCGTCTAGGAACGGGTGAGCCACGGTGCTGTCACGCGGCATGACCACGCCGTCGTGGCTGACCGGCGCGGGGGCATAGTGCCGGTCGAACGCGGGCAGCAGCACCTGCTTGGTGATCCAGTCCCGCGCGTTCAGGTGCTCGACCACGTTGAAGAACAGTGCCTCGTACCAGCGGATGGCGCCTGGCGTCGTCTTCATGACCTCGGCGATGTGCTCGAAGCTCTGTCGGGCCAGCAGGCGCGCCTCGATGAACAGGGCCCCTTCCGGCTCGCTGCTGTACCGCTCGTGGAACTCGTGCGCGTAGTACAGGTCGGGCATGTCCCAGAACAGGCGCTCGCGGTCAGCTTCGCTTTCGATGTGCTGCCAGCGCAGCTGGAACTTGCGCGCGGCCCGGATGAACTCGTCGTCGTGCCGCGTGCAGCGGCCGGGATTGGACCAGCGCATCATGGACATGACCCGTTCCCAGCGCCAGTCTGGCCGACAGAAGAAGCTCTTCTTCTGATAGGTGGCGTTCAACTTCATGCTTGTCCTCTCCCCTTACTGGCCCACGCACTGTTCGCCGCCGATGCACAGGGCAAACTTCTTCGCGCCGGACCCCTGCGGCGCGATCTTGACGTACAGCTTGCGCACGTTGCCGAGCTGCCGCCCGGGCGGCTGCCGGTCCTGACTGTAGAATATGAAGCCGTAGCCACCGGTGGCCGTGTCCGAGAAGTAGATGAGCTTGCCGTTGCTGCCGTGCAGGTCGGGCGTGACCCGATAGCAGTCGGGCGGGATCGGACCCGTCTCGGATCCGACCGTGTCGGACATCTCCGTCCCCTCCAGCACGCTGACGTGGTTGTACAGGGCCACGGTCAGGTCGGCGAGGACGCCGTCGTACTGGACCACGATGATCTTCGAGACCGACGTGCGGCTCGGAAAGTCCACCGCGACAACCCGAGCGTCGCCACCCTGGATCTCGATGCCCGACATTGGCGGAATTTCGTAAGGCACGCCCCCCATTGCTAGTTCCTCGCTGCTTCCAGGACGCTGGGCTCGGACGGGTCGGGGTTGCCCACGCCGTCCAGCAGGCTGCCGATGCCCTTGACTGTCTTCTCCTGGAGGAACAGGCAGACGTCGCCCAGCGTCTCAAAGGCGTTCCGGATGGAGTCCTCCAGCTCGGGCAAGTCTTGCTTGCCGTAGCGGTCCTCGAACTCCTCCTGGTGCCAGTAGAACATGAACAGGATCCGTCCCAGCTTGTCCAGCGCCTTCATCAGGTCGCCCAGGTAGCGGTCGATGAGGGTTTCCTGCCGCACCGACTTGAGCATGCCGCTTATCATGGCGGTGTCGAAGACCTCCTTCTGCCCGGACATGACCGCCTGCTGCGCCACCTGCATGGCCCGCTCGTCCGGCAGGTAGAAGGGGTCGTAGGCGGACGGGTTGGCCAGCTGGGACGACAGCGCGTCCACCGGCAGGAACTCCTCCTGCGGGTAGATGGCAGGGACCGCGCCCAGGCCGCTGGGCTCGACCCCCAATAGCGGCGGCGGGAGCGCGGGCGCCTGCGGCCCCGGTTGCAGGTCCGTTCCCAGAGGCAGAGGGAAGCCCTGGCCGTACTTGACGAAGTAGGTGACGGGGCGGCCGCGCAGCCGGCTGGCGGCTGCTTCCTTGAGCATGAGGCGTGCCTGCTTCTCGCGCAGGCCGTGGTCGCGCACCAGGGAGATGAGCGCCGCCTTCTTGGACATGCGCTCCTGTCCGCGCTCGCTCCGGATCCACACCTCGCCGGCACCCGTGTCGTGCAACCGCACCTGCGGCAGCGTGCCTTGCAGCATGAACTGGACGTCAATCAGGTTGCCTGGCTGGATCGGAGTATCAGCCGAGCCACTGTGGCCGCTGTCCTTCGCCTCGTCGTCCTCTTCCGCCCCGGAAGGCGCTTCGACCGTGATGACCTTGTAGTCTGCCGGCACGTACAGCTCTCCGTTGACCGAGCGCAGGCCGGAGCCCCGCCGCCGGTTGATGACCAGCCAGTCGCCTCCTTGACCGTAGACCATCCACTCGCGGTGGCGCGGCCATTGCCTCCGGGCCGCTTGGCCAGGAGGGACGTCCCACCAGCGCACCTGGTCCTGCCATTCCACCCGGTAAGTGCCGTCGCCGTAGTCCTCCAGCACGCGGAACGGCACCGTACCCGAGCCGTTGGCGTGCAGGGCGACATAGGTGCCGCCCTCTTCCAGGCTGTCCACGCTGTCCAGGCCACGGACATAGTCCACGAAGTCCTGGCGCACCGGACAGTCGCAGGTCTTGACCCAGATGTTGTGGCGGTGCGTGTTTAGCCAGTCCCGCGGCCGTTCCCGCCGCAGCACCAGATAGAAGTCCTCGCGGCCGCGGCCGGAGTGAGGATGGCAGATGACCACCATCTCCTGGAAAGTGCCCGGCTTCTCCAGCACTTCGTACAGGCCGCTCTCCGCCGGGTTGGCCAGCTCCATCCGGACCTGCGTGTTGTAGGCGATGCTGGTGTCGTCACCGTGCGGGTCGCGCTGGTCCCGGATGAGTACCGTGTCGCGCAGCAGCCGCTCCCGTTCCTCCTCGGTCAGCTCGTCCTTGTTGACCGTGATGGGCACGTCGCCGTCCACGTCCAGGGCGATGACGGTCAGGCTGGCCTTCTTGGGCTCCTGCTCCTGCTCTGCCTCGTTCAGCAGCGCCGGCTGGGGCTGCTTATTCTTTTTGTTGCGCCGCAAGGGACGGGGAGGAACGATGTAGGACTCCGCTGCCTTGGTGACGAGGCTGTCCGCCGTGACCAGGGCCTGCTCGGCCAGGCGGCGGAAGAAGTCGGCGCCGTAGAACTGGTCGAAGCCTTTTTTGATGAGAGGATACTTCAGGTAGCACTGCTCGAAGGCTAGCTTGAGCAGAGGGAAGTCCGCCAGGAAGCCGGACAGGTCGAACCGGTGCGCATGGGGTGCCAGGGCAGCCTTCCAGGGGGACGCCACGACCTGGTCCAGGCGCAGGTCGGTGGCGTCCTTGACCAGGTCGGGGTACAGGGCACTAGCCTTTCCGACTGCCAGGGCGCAGGCAAGCGGAAGGAATGGCCGGGCCCAAGCGGCAACGTGGACCGGCAACACCTGGCCGTGCCGGTCGGCGGCATACTTGGAGACGGACGGCGGCAGCTGGAGGCGGGTCAGATTGGGCATCAGGCCGCCAAGCTGGAAGGTGGTCTGATCGGACGGCTCTCCCAGGGTGTGGGGCAGGCGCGAGATCAGGTGGTTGACCCAGTTCTCCTTCAGGGGGACAAAGGTGTTGTACTTCTTGATGTAGAGCAGCTCGTGCCCTTTCAGGTCGCCATTGAGGAAGAAGCAGGGGACGTAGAGCCACTGGTCTCCCACCTTGAAGCCGAACAGGCCCACCGCCTTGGTGTTGTCCTCGTTGCGGTCCACGAGCTGGAAGCCGATAATGAAGTCCAGCAGGCGCGGGCTCTTGTCCTTGATGTAGGAGTAGGCAAGCGAGGAGAATGCCTGCTCGAACCCTTGCTCCTGCTCGCCGCCCAGGGACGCTGTCTTGAAGTGGGTGGTAGCACAGGAGCGCAGGTGCTGCCGGAGCGCCCGCGGCGGCAGGGCCGAGCGCCAGTAGGAACCGACCGCCGTGGCCCGTTTCTCGAACAGCGACTTGCGCGCGGTGTACATGGCTGACGTCACCTCGTCCTTGTTCCTGGTCACGGTCAATAGTAATTCGAGTTCAACAGTCTGTTGATGTCGTAGGCGGCGTATTGCTGCGCCTGCTGCTGGCGTTTGCGTTCGTCCTTCTTCTGCGGGAGGATGTGTTCATACGTGAACGCCTGGGGGCGATAGTTAAGTTTAACTGGAGCGTATGGATTCATGTACGCATGGTGGATCTGGTTCCCCCGTTGCTGGTAACGGCCTGGACCAAAATGTGACAGGTAGCCGAGGCTGTCGTCTACTTCGTCATCAAACTTCTGTTGTCCAGGTTGTGCCGGCTGAGCTGGTGGCTTCGCTGGTGGCTGCGCTGGTGGCTGCGCTGGTGGCTGCGCTTGCTGCATCTCGGAAGGATGGTACGTTACGTTCAACGGTATAGGAAATCGCATATTTTCGCTCTTACTCTCTGGATTACTCCTGTAATAAGTTTGCCAGTTGCCCGAACCTTTTGCGAGTTCTCGCAGTTCTCCGAGCCTTGATGTTGGAATAAATTCCATCTGCTGACTGCTCCGCAGGCTTTCTATTTGGTCATTCAGCACTTGTTTACGAAAAGGATTGGTTTCATTGTTGGCCTCAGTTTCCAATAAACGTATGGTTTCAGCAATTCTTTTGCCAACGTCCGATTTGCTGTACTCGTAGTCGTATTCCTTTTTTAACTTACTTAATGCCTTCTGTGCGCTATCCAAGTAATACTGGGCATTCACTGATCCGCCGAAAGACTTTGGTAGGGAATCTAGGAGGGTATAATCTGAACCAAATTCGTTTTTCTTCAGCTGATTTATCAAACGCAGCTTCTTGCTAATATCTCCCGCTGATCCAATATCACTGTATAGTGATCGAACCAACTCATTGTAACGCTCCATAGCGTTTTGGTAGGCTTCCTCCGCTGGAACCTCTTTGAAGAAAGGTGACAACCAGGGTGGCGGAGCGTCTTTTGCACCATATTTCAGATCACGATGAACGTCGGATATATGGCCATATAATCCTGTGCCAATACCAGTAATCCCGAGAGCACCGAGTATTTTTCCGTAATGATTTCTTAAAAGATTAGTAGCAGAGCCAAGCAATGGAATCCTTGGCCCTCTGTACAGAGCATCCTTGTACAGACCATTGCGGCGGCAGATGTCGTCCAGTGTGGCACGGCAGGCGAGCGCCAACCCCGCGGTGAGTTCCCTGTTCATGGTTTCGTCCTCTCTTCCTTCAGGCATGGCGATTATAATCACCAGCGCCGGTAAGTTGCCAGCCTGGCCGTTACCAGCCAAAGGTCTCGCGGAACTGGCGTCTCCAGTGCAGGGGATTGAGCGCCGGCAGCGTTCTGCCGCCCGTGCCTGGAATGACCGCATTGCCTGTCAAATAGTCATCCCAGCCGGCCGCGGGACGCGAAAGAACGTCAACGATAAATTCAGTAGCATTGACAGCTCGGCGGAGGCCCTTGGTGTCCTTGGTGCCCTTCGCGTTCTCTTCAGCTAGCGCGCCAGCTAGAGCGTCCCTGACCAAGGTGGCCTCTTCCAGCATCTTCCCTCCCGTGAGCGGGTTCAGCGCTTCCTTGCGCTCCTCGTGACTGAACGGGTTGATCATCTTGTGCCCCATCGCCATGTAAGTGAGGGACTGGGTGGGCGAAAGTTTGGAACTTTCTATGACAAGCTGGGCAGGCGTCTTGGTCTTGGCAATTTCCACATCGCGGATGAATTTCTCTTCCTGTTGGCTCAAACTTTCTCCTCTGGCCTTCTTGGCCTTGAGCCTCTCTGCTTCGGGGATGTCCTTTTCATGCAGTTGCTTCATCACGATCTTCTCGGCCTCCGTGGCAATGCCTTCCGCCTGCGCTGACATCGTCGTGCCGGCCGTGTGGATGTCCGCGACCGTCTTGGTAATGTTCTTAATCAGGTTCATGCTGCCTTCTGGGTTGTTGCTGTCCCGCTCAACGCGCGTGATCCCCTTGAACAGCCGGTGGAGCGAGTCGGCGACGACGTTGCCCAGGGGGCCGTAATCCTTCGCACGCTCGTCTTCACTCAGCTGCAGTGCCGGCGTGAACGCGAAGGGGTCCACCGCGTTTCCACTCGCCAGCTCGCCTCGCCGGAGCCTGTCAGCCTGGTGTTTCCGGATGAGATTGCCAACGGCCGCCTGCGCCTCGAAGTGCTTGCCGATGTTCGACTCGGACGTCAGCTTGCTCTTGGCGGCGCCGTCGTCTGCCTGATCTTCGGACAGTGCCCGGTACAGGTCTTTGAAAAGGTTGTAACCCTCCACGCCCAGCTGGGCCCCTCCTTCCAGCATGATACGGCCGGTGTTGACGTGGTTGGAGCGAATGCCAAGTGCCGTGAGCAAGTTCATGCCCGGCTGCTGCCGCCACTTGTACAAGTCGAACAGGTCGGCCGTTCCCTGGATGGCCTTCTGGTTCTCGCTGCGGAACTTTCCCTCGGACGAGAGCAGCCGGTCCCAGCCGCCCTCTTGCCAGTCCTCCAGAATGTTGCTTCCGGCTTCGCCCAGGCCAGCGATAATAGCCGCAGGATTGACGACATATTTGCCTAGCCAGCCGGCCACGTTGAGCATCTTCGTGCCGCCGGACGTCAGTCCTCCCGCCGCGTTGAGGAGCCGAGCCGTAGTTCTTTCGCCCAGCAGGCGTTTCGCCACGTTGCTGGACGCTAGCCAATTCAGGGCCGTGCCGGTGCCTTGCATTCCACTGCCGGAAATCGAGGACAGCGCCTGCACGCCGGAAAACGGCAAGGACGCCAGGCTGACATAATTGTGCCACTTGAGCTGATTGTCGTCTTTCTTGCCTGCTGCCTCTGCATTATTGCTATTGTTTACGGCGGCGTCGCTATTGTTTACGACAGCATCTTCATGGCCACGGCCCAGGTCGAAGGCCAAGTAGGCCGGCGGCACAGCATACTGGTGGGGCGAGTGGGACGATTGGGAATACGGGTGGGGCAAGTGGGGCGATTGGGAGAAATCGTAGCTGAAGGTCCGCGGGCCGGTGACGTAGTCACCGTAGTCAGGCTGCTGCTGGCTGTTCTCGCCGGGACGTCCCGTCCCAGGCAGGTATCCTGGCGGCACCGGTCTGCCCTGTCCCTGCTGGCCTGGTCCAAAGGGCTGGTACTGGTACTGGCCGCGCACGTAGGGGCTCCGGCTGGTCAGGACATGGATCGCGTTCGGGTCCAGCAGGGAGCCGAAGCGGATGGCAGAGCCGACCAGGCCGCCGAAGCCAGAGTTGGGATCGTTCGGGTTGCCGCCGCCGCGGACAAACATGGCGGCCTGACGCGGATCGTCGTGCTGCCACATCATGGGTCTGCCCCGCGTGTACTCCCCCTGGTGCGGCGCGTACTGGTAGGGCTGGTACATGGTGGCGGGAGTGCGCACGACGCCGCGGAACGGGTCTGGATTCCGGACAGAGGTTGGGCGGGTGGCCCCGGCGGTATGGGAGTTCCCTGCTGGCTGTGCCGCCGGCTTCGCCCCGCCGGAAGGATTCGCTCCGCCAGAGGCCGCCACCGGCTTGCTGCTGTCCTTGTTGTCGTCGGCGGCGGACTTGCCGAAGAACTGCGCCTCCGCCTGCCGCAGCAGGGCGTCCGCTTCCTGCCGCTGCGCTTCCTGGTCCCAGGACGACTTGTACCAGCCGCGGAAGATGCGGGACAGCATGCTGCCGCCCTCGTCGCTGCCGGCAGCTGCCGGAGGAGGTAAGTCGAGCGCCAGGCCGTCCGTGGCTACTAGCCGCGGTGCCGTCTTTCGCCGCGCCCCTCCCCGGGCGCTTTCCTCCATGCCGTCGGGAACGGTCCCCGGCTCCGGCTGACGTACCGGTCCGACCAGGCCGAAGTCCGAGGCCCTGGCCAGACCCGGCACGAAGCTGGTGCCGGACTCGTCCCAGCCGCGCCCCCGGTGGACGGCCTCCAGCAGGCCACCCTTGATGCCGGAGCCGTACATGCGCGCCAGGACGTCCGGGTCGTGCTGGAGAGAGTACATGCCGCGGATCATCTCGCCCTGGAACGGCGGCGGCTCGTCATGGACGACTACCCGCCGGATGCCGAACTGCTGAAGTTCCCGGATGACGCTGGGACGGACCCGGGTGCCGATGGTGTAGTGCAGCACCGGCTTCTCCAGGTACTTGCCGACCGCGCGGCGCACGTCCAGCTCCTGGTGGCCGGCGCGGGGCTGGTAGTTGTATTCCAGCGTGGCGTAGGGCACCACGTCGTCCGGCAGGTTCCCGCCGAACTCGTCCGTCAGGCGGACGTGGTTGATAAGGCCGCGGGCCAGGATTTCCACGTTGCGGCGGTTGACCTTCAGCCCGGCCGACCGCATGGCGTCCGTGTAAGCCTGGACAAAGTAGCGGCGCCCCTCGCCGATGCCCTTGTGCTGCACGATCAGGTGTGGCTGCGGGATACCGTCACTGATGACGTCACCGGCCTCGACCGTGTCGCCAGGACGGACCCGCAGGTTGAAGCCGGCGCCGACGTAGTGCCGGGTGCCGTTGATCCAGACAAACTTGCCTCCGGCCGGAGCGTCCTCGATGCGCTCCACCGTGCCATCCTCGGTCGCGTGCGCTGCTCCGCCGCGGAACACCTTGGGCACCTGGATCAGCTGGTTAATGTACTGGAAACCGCTCACGGCCTTCTCACGTCCGGCCACGCCACCGCTGTGCTTGGCCGAAAGCTGCGCCTGCGACAGCGGCTCCGACAGGGCCTGGGCGGCGGTGAGGCCAACCTGCTCGCCGCGGCCAGGCAGAACGCCGCGTTCACGCACACCAACGTCCCGTGCGTAAACACCACCATCAGGACTGCCGCCCACCACCGGACTTCGCACAAGAATGCGAGCATGGCCTCTCCGCCGGATGTCCTTGAGAATCTTTGGCGTCAGCACCGTGTTCTTCCGGTACGGCCCCACGTCCTGAGCCAGCAGGGCGCCCTCGTTGTCCGGGTCGTCCACGTCCACGGGAAGTCCGCGCGGCGTCGGGTCGTCCCGCGGGTCTTCCTCGTCCACTACCACCAGGCGGTGCGAGACCTGGTTGAGCTGCTTGCTGTTGGACACGACCATGCCGTTGGCCAGCACGAACAGGTGGTCCGGGTGGTCCACTTCGATGTCATAGGTCGGCCGCCAGCCGACTTCTTCCCGCCGCACCAGGCGGCACAGCAGGACGTGCCTGTCCACCGGCCGCCGCGGCTCCTCTCCGTACCCGACCCCGGCCGGGACAAGGGCCGGCTGCCGCGGCCTCGCCGCCACCAGGCGGAGGCCGGCAGCTGCCACCTGACGCAGCGGCAGCAGGAGGTAGGGACGTCGTCCTCCCGGCGGCGCTGCCAGGACACGGTGGTCCTCTGTCGCCTCGATGGTGATGGCGGCCCTGCCGGCGCGGAAGACGTACCGCCAGACCCGGCGGAGACCGTGGACAAACAGGGCCCGGACCCGCGTGGGGAACGTCCGTCCCCGCCGGTCGGCACCGAGGACAAGGTCGCCGGGACGCAGCTGCTCGATGGGGACGGAAGTCCCTTCCGGCCGGCACACCTGCGTTCCTTCCGCCAGGCACAGGAAACCGGCGTCCTGCGTGGAAAACTTGGTCGCCATGACGCCCTTGCGCGCCCCGTAGGTGCCTGCCCAGTATTCGACTGGCCGGTAGCCCTCGCTGTAGGACGACAGGATCGGCAGAGGCAGCACGTCGTCGCGGTGGTCGGCGAAGAGCAGGCCGGTGCCGCGCAGCTCCGCCAGGTTCATGGCGTTGCCGCGCGAACCGGACAGCACCTGGAAGGCCAGTGGGTTTTCCTCCCGCAGCGATTCCTGGTAGACCTCGTCTGGAATCTTCTCGGCCGCGCGGCCCACGGTCAGGACCAGCAGGTCGTTCCGCTGCCGGTCGGTCAGCCGGTCGTCGTCAAGGATCTTCTTGACCTTGGACCACAGTTCCCGTTGCTTCCGACGGGCAATCTCGGACTTGGCCATGTGCCGCAGGCCGAAGGAGAAGCCGCCCGTCTCCGACGCGGCCTGGCGGCCGATGTCCGCCAGGTGCTTGCTAACGTCGCGGTATCGCTCCGTATGCTTCCGCGCCAGCTGGCGCAGCAACTCCGCCATGCCCTTCTTGTCCAGGACACGCTGGTAGTCGCGCAGGTCTTCTGGCAACGTCTCGTTGACCAGGAGCTGCCCCATGCTGGTGCGTAGAACTGGCATGGTCACTTCACCCACACCCTCTGGCCGTCAGCCAGGCGCAGGCAGCGCGACCGAGGGGAGAACAACCAGATGGTGATGCGCGGCTGGTTTGCCATGCATACCTCGCGGCAACGCCATACATGGTGCTCGTCCTGGCTGCTGGACACCAGCAACAGGACCACAGGCAGGCGTCGGGAGCGGGCGCCGTAATAGAGGGACTTACCCACTGCCTCGGCCCAGTCGGGTGCCCAGGCCACGGCGACGGCATGGTGAGGGGTCAGAAGGTCGATGCGCGTGCCGTCGTAGTTGCTTGCCCCGGCCTGGGCCGGCAGGCCGCTGGAGGTCAGGCTGGCTGCCAGGCATCCAGCCCAGTCCTCCTCTTCGGGAACGTTGCCGCCGGTCAGCAGGCGGCGCAGCCACGACCGGAAGTGCTGGAGCATCACGCCGGCCCAAAATCCGTTTTTTAGCTGTCCGCGGGCACCTGCCCGTCCGCTGGGACCGGGACCGCCACGTCCACTTCCTCCTGGTCCTGCTCCTGTCGGGACCGTCCCTTCCGGGACCGTCCCTTCCGGGGACGCTGCTCCGTGGTCGCGTCAACGGCAGCGTCCGCTTCCTGGACGAAAGAGGAGGGAGAAGGGACGTCCTCCGTCTCCGCCGCTGGCAGGTTGGCTGGATGCAGCAGGCATTCATCCACGGGGCCGCTGCCTGGGTCCGGACGCGGCTGCCCTCCGTCCTGCTGGGCCCGGGCCGCCGGGGCCTCTTCGGCCGGAGTGTAGGACAGGCGGCATTTGTGGTACTGGTCCTCCGTGATGACCTCGCGCGTCACCATCATTTCCAGGGCAGCGCGGGTCCGGCGCAGCAGCGCTCCGGCGCCATGCCGGACGTAAATGACCAGGCCGATAGCACCCTGGTGCAGCCGGGCCGCCGCTTCCTGCAAGACCTCAGAGATGTCTCCTTCCTCACGCACGACCAGGCGGTCGTCGCCTCCTGTGGGCCAGAAGGCGGTCCTGGCCGGCGGCGGCGCAGCGGCCGTCCGCTCCGGGCAGCGGTAATACTCATCCGCCGAATAGAGGACGTCCGGGTAGCGCGTGGCCGGTCGCCTAGCCAGCCGGCAGGCCGGCGCGGGCCGCGCCCGCGTGTAGCACTCCTTGGTCACGGCCGAGACGTCGTTGCTGGCGTAATACCTGTCCGCGCTGCTCCGGTCGCGCCAGAAGTTTGTCCGCCGGGAAGGGATGGATCTGCGTGGAAGTTCCGGTGCCAAGGGCATTCCCTCCTTGTGTGCCTGCATGGCAAGGGCCGTTTCCGCCTGGGATTATCACCCGTCACGTCACTCGCGTGGACGGGGTCCAGCGATCAGCTGGGCTCCCGGGGGTGGGCCCGACAAACGGATGCGGTCCACCACGGTCGTCTGGGAGACGCCGAGGCGGCGCAGCAGGCGGTTAAAGTCCTCCATGCCCGCCATGCTGGCCGAGTAGGCGCCGTCCGGGCCGTAGTGAGCGGCGGCGAAGATCGGCGTGCCGTCGTCCGTCTCCAGGATGACCTGGCTGACCGGAAGGACCAGTACCTGCCCGCGGCCAATGCCGTCGAGCGGGATGAGCTTGGCGATCATGCAGCGCCGCCCTTTGCCGCCCGTGCCGCCTGGCGGAAACGGGCAATGGCAGCCGCCCGGTCCTGCACGGCGCTGAAGCCACTTGTGTCAAAGGATGAGCCGTCAAAGGCGTGGCCGTTGCCGCGGTAGGCCCGGCGGTCATGCGCCGGCTTCTCTGCCCCCGGCTTGCCCGCCGGCTGTATGCCCTCCAGGGGAGGAATGGGAGGGATCGCGCCCTCCTCGCCCCCTGCGCCGTCAGCAGACGGGTCGATGCCAGGCATGGGACCGCCCGTGGTCGAGGCGTGGGCCAGGTTCGTGAGGTCTTGCTGGGTGGCGACCATCTCCGAGGCAGGGATCTTGATGCCGAGCTGGTCGGCGATGCGTGCCTGGATCTTCAGGATCGACAGCAGCACGGCGTTGGTGTCGATCTTGGGCTTGATGACGCCGCCCGTGTTGCCACCGTTGCCACCGTTGCCACCGTTGCCACCGTTGCCACCAGAACCGTTGCTCGACTGCATCTGCTGGATCTGCTGCTGGAGCTGACGTACCTGGTCCTGCAAGGCAGCCACGTCCGCGCTGTTGTCCGGCGACGGCGGTGGCGACGGCATGCCGCCCGCTGCCATCATGCTGGGGTCTGCCGGCATGCCGCCCGCTGCCATCATGCTGGGGTCTGCCGGCATGCCGCCCGCTGCCATCATGCTAGGGTCTGCCGGCATGCCGCCCGCTGCCATCATGCTGGGGTCGCCGGCGGGCACGAAGGCACGCTTGTGGAACCCGCCCAGGTTCCGCCGTGCCATCTTGAGGACTTCAAAATTGACCAGATGGTCGTCGCGCGTGGGGGCGCCCATGTGAAAGCTCCATTTTTCGTGGTCACGTACCGTGTGGCCCAGTCTACCGTACCTTGCCGGGCGCACACCAGTCCGCTTCGTCCGCCGCCCCCCTACGACGCCCGCCGCGGCCGCCGGAGACGGCGCCACAGCCGGCGGAGCGGCCGGACGTAGTAGTGGCCGACGAAGCCGCGGACCAGGGGCCAGCCGAGAGCCCGGCGGACGTCGTTTTCCCAGGCCGTGATCGGGCACTCGGCCCGGCTGCACACGGACCAGATGATGGCGAAGCAGGCAGGAAAGGCCAGATACCACGGGGCGTAGAACGGGGCGACGCAGAAGGCGGCCGCGTTCGCGCCCACCAGGGCCGAGTGGAACAGCCAGATCGCGGCCCAGCGGAATATGAGCCACGTCCGCTGCCACTCCCGCTCCCGGACGGCCCCCACCTCCTCCGCTGCCCGGCGCAGCATGGCCAGCGACTGCCGGAGCGAGTCGTTCGTGCTGGTCTGGCCCACGGCCTCGTCCAGGGCGGTAAAGAGACAGCGCAGGTCCGCGTCCGAAAGGTACTCCCGTGCCAGGGCCAGGATGTTGCTGGCCTCCTCGGTCGTTGTTGGCATGTCAACCTCCCAGGATCTCGACAGGGGTGTCCACTGTGATTTCACCGCGCCGATAGGCCCGGATGGCATCCTGGCGGGAACGGAACACGCGCGGGCGCTTCCTTGACACGGAGCGCCGCCGGGTGGACTCGTACAGCCCGCCCAGGTACTCCTGCCCCGGCATGTGTACCGGCGACTGGAAGTCCGCCGGCGAGAACAGGGACCGGCTGGGCAGCAGCCGGTCGTATGCCTCCTTCACCGCCTCCGGCGACGTCGGCACGTGGAACTGCATGGCGTCGCCGTCGAAGTCGGCGTTGAACCCCTTGGTCACGAGGGGGCTCAGGTGGATGGTGTTTCCGCTTACCAGCCGGGGGCGAAAGGCCAGGATGCCGAACTTGTGCAGCACGGGGGCCCGGTTGACGTACACGGGGCGCTCTTCCATTTCCTCTTGCATGATGGAGCGGGCCAGCGGCGTCCGCTCCCGGACGTGGCGCAGGGCCTCGCGGATCGGCAGGCCGCGCCGCCGGAGCCGGCGGACGATGAACTTGCTGTAGACGTCGAACGCCTGGTTCTCCGGGATGCCGATGGAGTCCATGTCCATGTCCGGGTCCGGCGTGATGACGGCCCGGCCGACGTTGTCCACGGTGGTGGAGAGCAGCTTGCGCTGCATCGTGCCGAACTTGGGGGATTCTCCGAAGATGCTCTTCAGGATCCCACTGACGCCCTTCTCCTGGAGCTTGGGGTGCATGGGCTCGCCGAGACCCACGACGGCCTGGAAGGCGTGGTAGACGGCCAGGCGCTCGGGGCCCGCGTTCTTCTTGCCCACCTGCTTGACCATGTCGTTGTAGTTGCGGATGGCGTCCAGCAGCTCCTTGTACAGGTAGTTGGGGTCCGATATAAGCGGGATGCCCGTGTCTCCCAGCATGGACACGGGCCGGAAGGCAGGCGGCAGCACGGGCACCCGATGCAGCACCCAGTCGCGCGGGTGCAGGCCGAGCTTCTTGGCGCTGTCCAGGTACTGCCAGCGACGGATCGCCTCGTCCCGGTGGGAAGCGCGGCCGTACCGCCACTCCGCCCGGGCCTTGTCCAGCTCCTTGTCCAGGTCCAGCTGGTCCAGCGCCTTGGCCACGGCCTGGGGTCCGCTGCCGTACCCCGGCAGAGACTCGTCTCCGGCCAGCACCGCCTCGAACTTCTTCTGCGTCAGGCCCAGGATGCGGCGGATCGGCTCCTCCATGACCGGGTTCGGCAGCGGCTCGGGCAACTCGATGGCGGCCCAGCGCCGGCCGCCGTGTCCACCCGTCAGTTTGGGGTCAAACAGGCCGCCGGGGATGGGACTCATGTTGTCGTCGAAGCGCACCAGCTCCCCGGAACGGATGATGCGGTTGCCTGCCAGCTCCTTGACGTCCTGGTCCGTCAGGGCCATGACGTTTGCCCGGTGCCCGTCCGGGACGACATTGATGCCTGCCGCCTTCAGCTGGTGGACGAACTTATCGTACACGTAGGGCACCTTGGGCTTCACCGGCGTGAAGCCCAACATGAACTGGAGCCAGAACTGTTCGTTCTTCTGTCCCCGGATGAGGCGGGCGTCCCGGAGCGTCTCCGTGGCCCCGTGGGACATCAGGGCGTTGACGTCCAGCATGGACAGCCTCTTCGAGTTGCTGACGAGCACGCCGCAGACCGCGTACAGGTGGACGTCAGCGACCGTGATGTCGTAGACATCGGCCAGGCTGTCCCTGCCGGCAGACGGACAGTATGGCCGGACCTCCCTGACGCGCATGCTACGCCCTCCCTGGAGACCGCGCCGGACCCTAGCACTCCATCAGGTCGTCTCCCGCCGCCAGCTGGCACGCCAGCTTCCTGCTGCCATCTTGCAGCACGAACTCATGGTTGCGGGTGCATACCAGCGTGGCTCCGTCCGCCAGCTCGACCTCCACCAGCGTGGACGCGGGCACCCGGTAGTGGAACCAGTCCGTGACGGCGTACCAGCCTGCCTCCTGGCCCTCCAGGCCCCGCGCGCGGACGCGCAGAGGCAGACGTCCCTCCACCACCTGCCGGATCGTCCGCGGCCCCTGGTCCGTGTGCAACACGGTGTCGCCCAGGAAGCAGCCCATTTCCCCTCCCTTGGACGGGCTCTCGTCCAGGGAGTACGCGCCCCCGCCGCGGCCCTGGCCCTTGGAATTGCCGGACAGCATCGGCTTGCCGTTGCGACGGACATACAGCAGACCTGTCTCCATTTCCGCGCAGTAGACGATGCCGTTGTAGTCCTTGGTCCAGAAACGGCCCTCGCCCGGACCGGCCCAGGCATCGGTGCGCTCCGGCACCACGCGGCAGACCCAGGAGGGCAGGAAGTGGGAACTGGGCCCGGGCGGCCGCCGCTGCACGATGGCGCCAAGTCCCGCCCGGATGAACAGCTCCTGGAAATCGTCCGCCAGGCCCCGGGACAGGGACACGTAGCCCAGGCGCCGCCCCGCCTCGTCCCTGCCGCAGCTAGCCAGCCAGGCGGCACAGGTCCGGCGCAGCACGTCCGGCGGCTGCTCCAGCAAGTGGCGTGGCAGGCGCTTGGAGCGGGCATGCCCGCCGTACCGCCGCAGGTGTTGCGCAAGAGGACGGTGCGCCAGGACGTAACCCTTACCGGGGACGTACTCCCACGGCAGGGCCAGACGTTGCAGCAGCTCCTCCAGCGCCGCAGCCCGCGCCGGCCCGTCGCCCGGCTTTTGCCCACGGACGAAGAAGGTGACGTCCGCGCGCCGCGGCGTCACCCGGGCATGGCCCGCGCCGGCCCACCAGCCGACCAGCTCGGCGTAGTCCCCGCAGTCCATCTCCTGGCCGCACACGAGCAGTCTGGCAGCGCAGACCTGGCCATTCTCCACTGGCCAGCCAAACTGGGGCACGCGGAAGCGGCGGCCATGCACCTCCTGCGCCGGCAGCAGGGCGCACACCGGGTCGGGACACTGGCCCAGGTCCGCGTACAGGCGGTGGTTTCCCGTGACCAGGTAGTCGAGGTCGCGGCTCGTGAAGCCGTACAGGGTGCCACGGAAGGAAGCCCGGATGAGGCGCAGCGGCCGCTCGAACACCAGCCGGCCGCCACGCACCGTGGCCAGCTCGTCGTCGCAGCGCACCTGGGGCCAGGGCACCCAGCCACGGGCAGTCAGGGCCTCCGTGGCGGCATCGAAGCACTCCGCCGTGTGGTGCAGCTTCATGAAGAAGCGGTTGCCGGTAGCGATCCCGCGGACCTTCATGTCCCTTTCCGGCCAGAAGATGTCCTCGGTGTCCTTCAGGCCGTGCCGCTCCAGCTGCCGCCGCACCCAGGCGGTCATGTCCTCCTCGCCCTCGAAATCAGTCACCTTGATGGGGCGTCCCAGCTTCCGGGCCAGCTTGCCCAGCATGGCCTCCGCGATCTGGGCCGGGTTGACACGGGTGATGACGCCGAGCGGGTTCAGCAGGACTTCCAAAGGCTCGCCGTCCTCGCCCCGCGGCATCAGGCTGTCTGGCACAATGGCGGCGACCACGCCCTTGTCCCCGTAGCGCCCGGACATCTTGTCGCCGACCTGCATTGGCTCGACGGACTTGACCACGACGACCGGCCCGCTCTTGCTCCAGACCACGTCGGTGACGACGCCCGGCTGGTGGTGCTTCCACAGCACGCTCTCGTCGTTGTACCCAGGCTGCTTCTTCCGGTGGACCTTGTTCTGTGCATGCTCCCGCTGCCGCGCCGCCAAGATGAGCGGGTCGCCGTACTGGACGACCGTGCCCGGCTTGACCGTGCCGTCGTCGTTGATGGTGTCCAGCACCTTCCGCTCGAACTTCTGGGGAAAGAGGCCGATGAAATCGCGCTTGCCCAGCTTGTGTCGGTCGCTCACCTCCAGACTGTGCTGGTACATGTGCTCGGACGACATCTTCTTGGCCATGCCCTCGGAGATCACGACGGCGTCCTCGTAGTTGTACCCCAGGTAGGGCCAGTAGGCCACGCGGGCATTGACCCCCAGGGCCATCGCGCCGTTGTTGTCCGTGTAGTTGCTCCGGGCCAAAAGCTGGCCGCGTCGGAAGTTGTCGCCTGGTCGGACCAGGGGGATCTGGTGGATGAACGTCTTGCGGTTGAATGGATAGTTGTCGTACAGCTCGATCTCTTCCTTCCGGCCATCCGCGTACTGGACCTTGATTACTCCGTCACGGACGTCGATGACCCGTCCGTCCGCACCAGCCTCCACTGCGCCAAGGTGCTTGCCGTACTCTTCCTCAAAAGATCTCTTCCCCTTGGACTCTGGTGTGCCGGATTGTACAAGCGGAGCCTCGGCGGCGATGAGAGGAAGGGCCTGCGTAATGTAGCGGCTGCCCATCGCCACGCGCTGTCCCTTGACCATGCTTTTAAGCGGCACCAGGTTGCCCAGAGGGCTGAACGTGTCCTCGAAATGAGGGATGACAAAGTCGATGTCTTTCTTGCGCACATAGGACAGTTTGCCTCCCTTCATCACAGGCACGCGCTTGCTGTCCCAGCGGAGGACGTCCGGCGTGGCCACGGCCGCGTCGGCCAGGTCGCGCGGCCCCTTCCAGACCAGCTTTCCCCTCCGGTCGAGCAGCTGCACGTACAAGCTGCCGTCACTCCCCTTGCGCGCACCCCGGGCCACATGCAGGTCCACGCCTGCCCGGAAGCTGTTACCAGACCAGTGACCCGGAGTGCCGTCCCGGCGGACGTAGAGAAGTCCGCCCGGCACCGTGGCGCAGTAGACGGGGCCGTCGTAGTCCAGCCGGTAGTAGGACGCTGGCGATGCGCCCCATTCCTCGTCGCCAGCATAGAGGCGGACGCGGTGCCGGCGCCGCTGCCCGTCCGGCTCAGGACGCAGCACGCTGGGGATGCCCAGCGTGAAGGCCAGCAGGACCATCTGCTTGGCCAGGGCCAGGCTGCTAGACTGGAACTGGACGAACCGGCCGTGCCGGTCCTTCCTTCCACCGGCCAGCAGCAGGACCGCGTACAGGCGGCGGCGGGACTCCAGGCTGCCGGCCAGCAGACAATCCGGCAGCCTGCGGCCGTGTGGACCGTCCAGCTCCCGGCAGAGACCGGCCAGGCGCCTGTCCTCCAACACGAAGACCTGGCCGGCCGCGTCATACTCCCAGACAAGTCCCAGGCGCGTCAGCAGGGCGGTGAGCCGCGCGTGCTGGGAACGGTACGCTTGCGGACGGCAAGACAGGCGCAGCCTGTCCGGGTTGATGACGTCTTCCTCCTGGTCAGCCGTCCCGGCCGCGGCCGTGTACCAGCAGACCAGCTCCGCCCAATCCTCCGCCGACCCGGGCCGACCCGAGGTCCACTCCTCCCAGGCACCGTATAGATCATCGCCGCGGTAGCAGGGACCGCCGCCGAGATGGAGGCGGGGCCGGCCAAAGGCTGCCGCGGCCGTCTCTTCCTGGTAAGTCCCGTCCGCCTGGCCGCGCGGCCGCACCCACAGGCGATGGTCCGGCGTGACCAGATAGCTCAGCAGCCGCGTCCGCACACCCAGCAGCTTGCCACGGTAATGGCCACAGTGCAGCTGCGTGGGCCGGTGCCACTCCACGGTGCCACCGACCAGGCAGGCCAGCTCGTCCTTCTGGGCCACTTCCGGCCACGCCTTCCAGCCGGAGCGAGTCATCACCTCGGTCCGGGCGTCGTAGCACTCCGGCGTGCGCAGCGGGTCGATGAAGCCCAGGTGCGACGGCTGCACGGAGCGGGCCTCGTCCGGAATGGAGTCGATGTTCGGGATGCCGCCCTCTCCCATGCGCGTGATCCGCGTCTGCTTGTCAAACACTTCCGCCGGGTTGATCTCCTCCAGCGCCTCTGCCAGGCCGCTGCCCAGCAAGACCTCCTCGATCTGAGGCGTCAGGGCACCGCTCGGCATCTTGTCCAGCGAGCCGGCCAGGGAGACCTTGCGGAACAGCTGCGCCAGGGTCCGGCCGTGGTCGCGGGCGATGCGCTCGGCGAACATGTCCTCGGGACCGAGGAAGACCTGGTAAGCCAGGTGGTCGCGGTCGTCCGGGTCGGTTTCCCGGCGGCTGACCTGGAGCAGCTTCTGCGTGGCCTTGAGGATGACCTCCTTGCTGAGCCGGTCATACGGCTGCCCCAGGGTGTGGCGGGTGACTTCCGGGTCCAGCTCCATCGCCTGGAACTTGGCGACCAGCTTTTGCCGTTCGCTGCCCTCGTCCCCGTCCCGCTCGTTCTTCCGCAGCAGGCGGTCGGCCAGTTTTCGCATGGTCCCCCGGTCGGGATACTGGGCATTGGCGGCGTACAGATCGTTGCCCCAGTAGGCCCGCACCTCCCGGTCGGTGGCCCCCATAGCTTGCAGCAGCGGCAGTAGCGGCATCTCCGCCTGGCCCAGGCGGATCTTGAACAATCCCTTTTCTGGGTCCAGGAAGTAACGGTGCGAGACGCCCTTCCCTGGCAGCACGTTGACGTGGCTTTCCAGCTCCCCGTTGTCCTTGATGCGGGTGAAGATGCCCGGCCGCAGCCGTTGCTGGTGGCTGACCGTGTACTCGTTGCCCCGGTGGATGAACGTCCCCAGGCTGGACAGATAGGGCACGCGCGCGATGACCTGGGTGCGACGTTGTAGCTCCTTGCCAGTGGCCGAGTCCTCCAGCACCCAGGTGCCCTGCAAGCGCCGGGCCAGCGTGCCGCCCGTGAGAACGGCCTGCTTGCGCTGACGGCGAGAGAAGCGCTCCGGGTCGGCCCACTTCACGTCGGTCAGGCGCAGACGGTGCTTGCCGTCATCCAGCGGAGCAATGGACTGGGCGGCATGGAGCACGTTGTCGTAGAGGGAACGGCGCGTGGCATCGGTGTCGCCAAAGGCGCGCAATGCCGGCAGAGGTGACGGCGGAGCCGCGCCGGCGCCGGCGAGCACGGCGTCGGCCCTCGTTGGTGGCAGTAGCGACGACACGGCTTGCCCCTTCCTTGCCAAGTCACCTTCCCGTCCGCCGCTACCGTGTCCGGCCGGACGGAGCGCGGCCATGTCCCCCTTCTGTCCCGGCAGGCACTGGCGGCACCATGACCGGCTCGGGAATGGCGTAGATCGCGTCCGGCTGCTGCTCGAACAGGCGCCGCTGCTGGCGACGCAAGGCGTTCTCCAGGAGCTTCCGCCGCGAACGCTTCTCTATCCGGTCGTACACGATGGCCCCCGTCAGCAAGGCGCTGAGGCCGGCATAGGCCCCATAAATGCCGGGAAGGCGCTCCAGGAAGCCGGGAATGCGATCCATGAGGCCGCCGATGTCCAGTGCCTCCTTTTCCAGGGAAGTGCCCAGCAGCTGCTGCATCCTGCCCCACAGTGCGTCGAGCGCCTTGCCGACCTTGACCATGTCCGGCTCGTCCTTCTCCTGGCCACGGTCGGCGGCCTTCTTGGGAGAAACGCCAGGCAGCGACTCCAGGGGCTCGTCGTACTGCGCGAGAATGGCCTGGCGGAACTCACGCCGCGCCTTGCTCAGCTCCTCCTCGTTTTCCCGCCGCCGCTGCTCCCGGAGCAGGTTCGTCAGGCCACCGTAGCCCAGGCCGAAGCCGCCGAGCGCGGCGGCGAACATGGCGGGGTAGTACCAGGGGAAGCCACCCTTGGAACGGGGCGGCGACACCTCCACCTGCACCTTCTCCACCTGCCCCTCCTTCACCTGCCCCTGCGGGGACTCCTCCACCGGGTAGGGCAGCGGCAGCAGGGCAGGCCCCCAGCGCCGACGCTTGCGCTGCTTCGAGCGCATCATGTTGTACATGCCCACCGCGCTGGCGCCGGCGGCGCCGATGCCCAACGAGGCAAGGCCCAGTTTGCGGATGTCCTGCAATGCCTCGTCCTGGAGCTTGGACAGCTTCAGCCGCTTCACCGCGTTGACGAAGTTCTGCACGTCGTCCGGCGTGACATTCATCCCTTGCTTACTGGCGATTTCTTTCACCTGTGACGGGGAGAGAAAATTCGCGTTGCTGCGGAGGCCAAACATGTCCTAACTCCACTGTCTTGTCACTCAAGAACGGCGTGCGCGTGCCATCTTCCAGGTAATACTCAAACCACTCGACGTAATGCTTGGTGGTCCCGCGCCAGAATCGTTCCAGGTAAAACAGCTGAAACCAGCCGTTGCCGCAACACTCCATGACGTCGCAGAACAGCTTGTTCTCCCGAGGCACGGTCACGTCAAAGAACGCATTGCGGAAGTCCGAGACCTTGACGACGCGAGCCTCGTACTCGTCCTCGGGCAGCACGGGCGCGGTCGGCCCACGGAACGGCAGGCCGTCCACAGACGACCTGCCCCACCAGAGCCGCTGCCCGGCGCTGTGCGTCCGGTTGCTGAACTTGACCAGGCTGGAAGGCATGGACGACGCTCGCGGGTTCTAGGGGAAGACACGCCCCGTCTTCCGCTTCTTCTTGGCATAGTCCTTGATGGCCCGCCGGCGGCGGAGGGCTTCCGTCTCCCGCTTGTACGCCTCCACCAGCTCCATGTTCTTGACTTCCTCGATGTCCTGGTAGTCGATGTCGGTGGCGCGAGACAGGGCGTAACCGCCGATGCCGCCAATGATGGGCGGAGCAGCCAGAGCCAGCGGTAGGCCGTACATGAACAAGCCCTTTGCGACCCCCTCGCCCAGGCCGTACAACTTGTCCAGCATGCCCGTGATGAAGGCGCGCTTCTCCAGCAGGTCGTTGGCTGCCTGGACCCGTTCCAGCATCTGCGCCGGTGTCAGCTGCTCTTCCACACAGCGGGAGAGGAAGCCGACCTTGAAAGCCTCCCTGGCAGAAAGCGCCATGCCCCACGTCCTTCCCATACCATTTACAGCCCGCCGCCGTATCCTGGCATGACCAGGCTGAGAGGACGACGGCGCACCAGATCCCGGCGGGCACTCGCGTCCGACGGCATCCCCTGCTGCTGGGCCTTGCGGCAGACCTCGATCATGGCATCCAGGTAGTCTTGCAGGCGCTGCCGGTTGGCCTGGTCGAACTGGTCCTCCGTGTAGGGCACGCGCCGGCTGTTGTTGAGCATGTCCTGGATGCTGCGCAGGCGGTGCAGGCAGGTGCGGACGGAAATGACCTCATACGAGTTGTCCCGCTCGTCCTCTATGTGGATAAGGCCGCGCTCGGCCCAGAAGCGGAGAGGACCCAGGCGTACCAGGTCGCCAGCGGTCCCTGTGACCGCGCCGTCCGTGAACGTGGTACTTCCCATCAGCAAGCCATCCCGTCTTGCCGGCGAAGAGGGATCGGAACCCGCCCCGGCACCGCGCCGGGGCGGGCCGTTCGCAGCCCTCCTGCACGTCGCCACACATCACGTGAGGAGGAAGCTCTCAGTACGGCACCCAGTTCTGTGACGGTCCGGCGGCGCCAGGCCAGCCAGCCTGGTTGAACACGTGGACCAGGCCGTCCACCAGGACAGCGACGAGCCGGAGCCACAGCTTCTTGAGGATGGGATCAATCAGTCCCGCCTCCAGGAATTCCGGCACCTTGGGAATGTCTATCGGGGCAATGACCTCGTCGTAGAACTTTGCCGCGGCCGCCAGGACGGCCTCCTTCTTGTCCGCGCCGCTGGCGCCGCGGAACTGTTCTGCCAGCAGCACCAGGAACGTCACGGCCCGGATCGCCATCGACCAGACCTCGTCCAGGGAGAGGTTGGCCGGCATGCTCTCCCGTGCGCGGGTAATGAATTTGGCCACGTGGCCATCCATCTGCTCGGTCAGGTTGCTGTCACTGTCCATTGCATGTCCTCCGTCCAAGTGTCCAGTAAAGTGACCTTCGCCCTAGCCGCCAAAGAGCTTGGGGACCGCGGCGCCGATGATGCCAAGGGCCACGTTTCCTAACCCGAAGGACTGGGGAGAGAAAGGCGTACCGACTAGCAAGTTGAGGACATCGCCGACCAGCACGCCATTCATGTAATTGCCCGCCGCGTTCATGGCCAGCTGCCCCAACTGGTGGAAAGTCACCCGGCCAGGGCGCGACTGCGGGTCGGGCATCTGTTGCGCCGCGTACATGGCTCCCATCGTCGAGCCGGCCAGCCTCGGTGAGGCCCCCGACTGCCACAGCGTCTGGCCCAGCGCGTTGATGTTGACGTCATAGGTTGACGGCTGGCGCCGCGCGTCATCGCCCAGAGTGTCGGCGAAAGCCCGCTTGATGAAGAAGTCCACGGCTTTCCGGTAGGGCTCCGCCAGCGGCACGTCCGCCAGCTGGTCCGACCCTCCCTTACCCATCCACGCCGACCGCGGCGACGGAGAAGGGGAGTTGCCGCCGGCGCCCATGCTGTTGATGCGGATGTCATGAAGCTGCTGGATAGTGTCCTTCCAGGCACTGCTGGGCTGCTTGCTGGTCGTCAGGCCATCCTTGCCGGAAAGGTCTGCGTTGGACAGGGAGGCCGTGTCGTCCCCCGGCTCGCCCCGGAGCAGCTCCGGGTCGTTGAAGCGGCGGCCGGTCATCTTGTTGGTGATGCCCCACAGCAGACCAGGAGAAGCACCCACCAGACCGCCAAGGATGAGCCCCGTGGTGCCCAGGTTGTCGCCGAACTGGTCGGGCAGCACAGAGGCCAATAGCTTGCCTCCGGCCCAGCCCAGGCCGGCGCCAAGCAGGCCCGATGTCAGCATGGCAGCCAGAGGGGAAGCCTGGTTGGGCAGGCCGATGACCGGATACTGTCCGGGAAAGAAGTTCAGGGCCTCGCCGATGCGCCGCAGCACCTTGCTATACGCGACTTTAACCCAGCGCGTGTCCGGGTCCGACAGCTCGTCCAGGGACAGGGGAGACTGCCGCACCGCCGTGCGGCCGGCCCCGTGTTCCGCCGCCAGCTTGCAGCGGGCGAAATCGGTAGCCGTTGCCTGCGGGGCAAACAGGGCCACGCGGCCGCTGTCCGCGTGGCAGTAGTAGCCGACCGGGCTCAGAGTGTAGACGCCGGCAGCGCTCTGGCGCACGTCATGGGCCAGGGCGGCGAGCTTCTCGGCCCAGGTGTCGATGGTTTCCGGCAGTTCTTCCCAGCGCAACATCCGTGCCTCCCACTTGGGGCCGGGAGAGTCCATTCCCAGGACCACGGCTGCCGCCCATCATAACCGGCCGCTCCTGGCCAATCCAGAGAAAAGAGGCCAGGGCAGGCCGGCTACAGCTCGCAGCGGTCGCCGGTACAGGCCCAGGAGCGCACGGGGCTGGCACTGTCCTCCTGCTCGTAATGCACCAGCTTGGCCCAGTTAAGCGTGGGAAAGCTGGCCACGAACTCGTCGTACTGCGCGCGGGTGAGTTCCTCGTTGGGGGCGTAGGTGTAGCGGCCGTTGTCCTTGGGCAGGAAGCTCAGGCCGGTGATATGGTCCCAGTGTTCCTGCCGGTAGACCCAGGCGCCGACCTCCAGCCACTCGTCGGCGTCGATGTAGATGGTGGCGGACACGGAATGCTCCGCGTAGTTCTTCTTCCAGCTCAGCCAGTTCTCCAGCTGCTGCACCGCCGTCAGGTCGTCCCGCGTGATGGCCCCCGCCGGCGCCGCCTTGGGGAAGCCGAAGACCAGCAGCTCGCCCGGTGCCTCCGGGGCCGGCGCGTGCGGCACGCCACTGTCGATCAGGAAGCGGGCGATGGCGCTGTCCTTGCGCTCGCGCACCCAGCGGACCTGGTAGGGGGCGAAGCGCGGGCTGATGCCGGCTGCGCAGTCAAAAAAGATGCTGGAATCGCCGCCTGGCTTGATGCACGTGTCCGCGGCAGACAGGGCGATGCCGAAGCGGGGCGCGTACTGGGCCTTGGTGTCATGCACCACCTGCCGGAGGGCGCGCTGCAACTCGGCCAGACCCGCCGCGCCGTGATGCAGCAACGGGCAGTCGGCGTGGCCGGTGATGTCCACGCCTAGCAGCCGCTCCTCCTCGCAATTCTTCTTCCAGTCCGGCCGGATGTACTGGAACTGGGTGCAGGTGGACTGCATCAGTCCGAACAAGGTGGCCAGGCGGACCTTCCGCTTCAGGGAGTCCACCGTGTCGTCCGGCCGGGCGACCGCGATGCTCAGGTTGCAGAACTCATATGGCCGCAGGATGACCTCGGCGCACGGGTTCACGCCGAAGCGGGCCTTCCTGCGCCGCGCCGGCCGGTGGTTGACCGCCGCCTGCCGGTTGTAAATGCCGCGCTCGCCCGAGCGGGAATTGAGCAGGGCCAGCCACTCCCGCAAGAAGACGTCGATGGGGGGCCGTTCCTCGTAGACGGCCGAGTTGTTGGCCATCGTCAGGTACTTGCCGTCCGTCCAGTACGTCCGGTCGTTGTACCAGTCCCCCGACTTGATGTCGCGCATGCCGGCCGAGGCCAGATCGGAAAGGGACAGCGTTGCGGCCCGGCGCACGCCGCCGACCTGGACGATGCGCCCCGTGAAGCAGGCCAGACGGTGGGCGTCCGTGTCATCCAGGTAGCGACCCTGGCGGGCCAGGATGACGTTACGGCTGAACTCCATCAGCTCCAGAAACGGGCCAGGCCCCGAGGCCAGACCGCCCTTGGTACGAAGACGGCTGCCGGCCGGACGCACGCCGCTGACGTCGAAGCGCACGTCATGGCCGTCAAACCAACGCTGGAGGGCCTCGAAGTAGGCCGTGCACCAGCCCTCCGTGCTGTCGGTCACAGCAAGGACGTCCGCCTTCTTGCCCCGCTGCTTCTTGACGCGCGGCAGCTCGCCGACGTAGTCCGACTCCACGCTGAAGCCGACCCCCGTGCCCTGCATGAGAATGTAAAGCATCTCAGGGAACGAGAAGATGTCCGCCATCGGCTGGTAGGCGCAGTTGCCAGTAACGATGCAGCCGTCCAGGACAAAGGACTGCTCGCCTGGCACCTCCAGGCACCAGACGTCCGTGTCCTCGCCGTGGCTGCCCACTTCCAGGACGAGAGGAGGCAAGGAGGCCGCGTCCGTGCCACCGGCGTCCGCGGCAAGGGACACGGCCTCGGCCGGAGCCGGGCACAGCTTGTCTCCGGCCACGATCCACGGCAGGACGTTGCCGTCCTGGCCAAGCCAGCGGTGGTCGCGCGTGGCATGCACGACATGCCGCTCTAGCCCCCGCGCCAGCACGATGGGATAGGTCACGTCCCTGCCGTAGCAGCGCACCGTGGCCGTGCGCCAGTTCCCCATGTGGGTCAGGACGTCCACCGTGTCACCGTCAGCAAAGTCGAGAAAGGAACGCACGCCGTCCCGCGTCCAGAAGCGCGTGTCACGCCGCAGGCAGTTGTACACGCCGACGTGGCAGCGGTCGAGAGCCGGCCCCGCCATCTGCACCACGCGCAGGGCGGGGGACACCTCCAGGCGGTACATGGCGTCCGCCAGCTCGTCCCACTCGGCCGCCGATAGTTTGCCGGCCACCAGCGGCAGGCGCTGGAACCAGGGGATGACCCGCTCGTACACTGCCTCCCGCCACGTCTCGCGCCGGCCGTCCTGGTCGCGCCAGCGGGAGAACTTGCCCATGAACTGGTAGTATTGCAGGTCGGTCGGAAAGTGCTTCCGGTCCTCCAGGAAGCGCGCGGCAACCTCGGGCGGGATGGGGCGCAGCTCCCGCGCCCGGCGCCGCTCCTCCCGGTAGTTCTGGTACTGCTCCGCCGCCTCGAACAGGCCGGCGCCCCACAGCTGCTGGATGACCAGGCGCTGGACCTCCTCCACCCCCGGACGGGTGATGCCCTGGGCCGCCAGGTTGTTGCAGACGGCACGGGTGATCTGTTCGATCAGCGCCTGCTCCTCGCCAGCTCCCGGCACAAGGGAAGAAGGGCCACCGGCGTCCGCGCGGATGCTGTGGAAACACCGGGACAGGGCCCGGCGGATCTTGTCCGGGTCGAAGGGGACGGCCTGGCCGTCCCGCTTCACGCACGTCCAGCCCGCGGACATTTCCTCGGGAGTGAGTGCTTTGCCGTTGCGAAGACCGGGATGGATGGCCGCTGCGCGCGCGGCCGACGAAGTGCCATGTTGCATGGCTTCTCCTCCCTATGGACACTGGAAGTACCGTCGTGTGCCCGCGTGCCACCGCACCGGCGCCCTCCGCGCCTCGCAGCCAGGACCAGTGACGTCCGGCACCTCCCCGGCCCGGTGGTGGCGGGACAGCTACCCGGGACCCAGCGCTCCTGCCCGCGTCCTGCCTTTCCTTACGCGCCCGGTCCCGGACTGCCACAGTGCCTATTATACTGCGGTCCGTCCTCTCCTACGAAGTATTTTCCGGCTGACGGCGACGCCCCGGGACAGGCCGTCAGCCGTCCTCCTCCCCTTCCTCATCCTCCTCATCACCCTCCTCGTCGCCGTCGTCCTCCATTTCCATCGCCCCCAGCACGTCCTCCGGCGACAACATGACGCAGGTGTCCTCCTGTACGACCGTGACGCTGACCTGCGCCGGGCCGCCTGCCAGCCAACCGTCGCCCCAGTAGGCGTCCGCAGCCACGCCGTCCTCTCCTGGGCGTCCAGCAGGGACAGGCAGGCAGCAAGCGTCCCGGCCGACACGGACGTCGTCGGCGGGAACCTTGTGCTTCTTCAGCCAGTCCCGTACCTGCTCCTCGTCCGCGCGGGACGTGCAGACCACGAGGCGGGCGCCGGCATCATGCAGACGGCGGGCCCACTCCAGCGCGCGCTCCCGGGGGCGCCCCAGGCCCGCGCCGCCCTTCCCTTCCTCCTCATCCTCCTCCTCCGGGCCGCCGTCCAGCAGGACGCTGTCCAGGTCCACCGCCAGGGTAAACGGCTCCTCCTCGGAACGGGCGCGCTTGACGACCCGCAGGGGGGCCACGGCGTCGGCGCCCTTCTTCGTGTCGTTCCGTCCCAGCACGCCGCGGCGACGGCAGGCGACGACCACGTGGAAGCCGTGCGTCGAGTCGGGCAGGGAGGGCAGGCCGTAGCTGCGGCGCAGGGCCTGCAACTCGGGGGAATGCACGCGCACGGACCAGATCCTGGCCATCCCAGGCCAGTGCCAGTCCTCGTCCGGCGCGGACTCGTACAGCCTCCCCAGGGAGTAGTGGAACTGCTTGCCCCGCTCCGTGATCTGGTCCGCGCCGCCGGCCCGCGCCACCTCCTCGGGGTGCATGACGACGATGTGCGCATTCATCCGGCCGCCGTCCCGTCCCGGCGGCAGCTCGACCCCCGGGGCGCCCAGGGCCGAGAAGATGCCGTGGACCAGGGCATTCGGCACGGACAGCAACAGCCAGTCGCCGGCGGACAGGTAGAGCTGGCCGGCCAGGTCCGAGGACAGTTCCGGGGTGCCACCGTCCTCCTCATCCTCCGCTGCCTGCTTGGTCAGGGACTGGCCGAGACGAAAGACGGCTGCCACCCAGTCCGGCAGGCCGTCGCGCACGCGCAAGATGGACATTCGCGCCTCCCCGCGCCTTGCCTGTTCCGCGCCTACTTCATGAGCTGGGCAATGATGGCACCCAGGGACATCAGGGCGCTGATGATGACGCCTGCCACGCCGGCAAGCAGCTGGCCCTGCGTGACCACCCGCGCCGCCTGGATACCGTTCAGGTGTTTCTGCAAGGAGGCAATGTCCCGCGCGTGCTGACTTTGCACCACGGCCGCCCGCGCGTACATGACCTCCAACTCGGCCAGACGGTGCATGAGAGAGGGCTGGCCGTTGCCGTCCCGGACCAGCTTGACCAGCAGCTTGAAGTCGTCGGCCAATGTCTCCTGGATGCGCTGGATGCCGGCCAGCTGCACGCCCAGGCCGTGCTGGTACTTCGTGTTCTCGCGCAGGTCCGAGCGCAGCTCGCTGACAGCCTTCGTGAGGCTCTCCAGCTCCGTGGTCAGGCTGTGGATTGCCCGTTGCTCCGGCGTAGGGCCAGAGGTGGGTGACATCGGCGCGCCTCCGTTTCCTTACGTTGGCCACCAGGGAATGGGAAAGGCTGGCCGGACGCTGTCTCCCCAGCTTCCCCAGGTGCTGGGGCACCGCCGCGCACCTTGCAGGCACGCGCCACGAGCGGCCAGACGGCGTTCCGCTCGACCTCCTAGCCCCCGGCTTTTCGCCACGGGACCGTACCCGACCAGGGTAGCGCCATCCTAAACGCTCCCCGGCACCCATAACCGGCCGACGCCAGCGGCAGGCAGCGGCCGGCCAGCGACACGCATTGTAACGGCGGGCAGCGCCACGGGGCCAGACCATCAGCCCACGGGTCGCACGCAACGCCCCTCGGTGAAGCTGTGACAGTGGTACGGCCGGCCGCAGTCGCAGGAATGGGTCAACGTGGCCAGAACCCGGGACACGGCGGCCTTGGAATGGGACCAGACCGGACCGACGCGCACGCCGCTGTAAAGGCATTCCGCGTACACGCAAAGCTGGTTCTGGCCCCTTTCGTTGCGGGACCGTGTGAAGTGAACGACGGCAGGCGCCGCCCGGCGTGGCAGGAAATGTCGGCGGCTGGTCATGGTCGGGGCACTCGGAAAAGAAACCGGCAGACGTCCGTGGCCTGCCGGTTTCGACGGTACTCCTCCGCCCAGGAGGAGATGCGCATGGTCCCGCTCTCCTTCCAGTCTACCACCCGGGGCGCGAGCTTTCCAGCCCGCCCGACGCAGGCCAGGGGCTAGACCTCCTGGACAATCTCCACACTATCGTCGGCCTGCAAGTTGACAGGGTAGAGGCCGTCCGGCCAGCGGCCCGAGGTTTCGTGGGTGAAGGCCACGGCGTCCACGCCGCTCACCGTCACCGTGGCAGCGTCCCACAGGTAGTGGTCCAGAGCGGCCCGCACGTCCGGCTCATGCCGCCGCAGCCACTCCGCCGTCCGTCCCCGGGACTGCGCCAGCTTGCGATGGGCCTCGTGGCCGCGCAGGTTGTTATGAGTCACGCCGACCATGTGGTGATAGGTCAGGTCGCCCAACGCGACCAGGCGCGGCCGCTGGCCGATGGTGTGCGGCCCGCTCAGAATCTCAACTGCCGGCGACAGACGGAAATGCCCCTCCGGGCAGGGGAACACGTCCCGCGGCCCCATGACCGTCGAGGGGACAACGCGCTCGGCAGCCGGCGCCCCAGGCACCTCGCAGTGGACCACAAAGACCTCGTTGCTGTCATGGAAGTAATAGAGCGACCCCGCGAACGCGGTCAGCGCGTCCGGGAAGCGCAGCTGCCGGTCCACCTGCACCTCCAGGCGTTCCGGCTGGTTCAGGTTGTCGTCGTCCCAGACAGTGATGAAGTCGCCCCGTGCCTGGCACAGGGCGTACAGCAAGCCCTCGGACGGCTGGTACACGCCGCGCGCGAACACCTTGACCACGCCTTCCCCATCCACGCGCTGGGAAACGAAGTCCTGCACCAGAGAGGCGTAGTCGTTCTGGTCGCCCACCACGATGACCAGCTCGCGCCGCGGATAGGTCTGCCGCTGAAAGTCCAGGATGGCGCGTTGCAGCTGCCCCCAGCGCTCCGGGCGGCTGCTGCACAGGCACGATACCAGGGGGCCGTCCGCCATGCAAAGTCCTCCTCTCGCCTTCCACCTAGACCGCGCCGCACAGGACCAGGGCGCTGGCGACCCGGTAGCCGTCCGGCTCGTTCACGTCCAGGGCCTCCACCAGCCCGACCGGGACAATGTCCACGCGGACCGCCGGCGCCGGCGGCGCGGCGAACACACGCAGGCTGTCCAGCAGGACGTGCCCCTGCCGGAACAACCACGCCGGCTGGCACGCCGGACTGCCGCCGTCCACGACCCGGGCGACGCACTCCTCGATCTTGGCCGCTGGCAAGAACGGAGTGGCAGGCCGCAGCACGGCCACGGCCGCGGCGCCGGCGGCCGGCCCCTGCGGCCCGCACAGCCAACTATCTAGACCGGCACGGTCGGCCAGCAGGTCCGCGGGGGCCGGCACCACCTCGACCTCCTCCGGCACCGCCAGCAGCTGCCGGGCCGTGTCTGCCAGGCCCGCGGAAACGACGCAGACGGACCGGTCCACGCCGCGGGCCTCCAGCAACTGCCCCAGGCACCAAGACAGCACGGTCAGGTGCCCCAGGCGACGGAACGCCTGGTCGTCCTGGACAATCATGCAGGCCACCGTCCTGGCCATCGCGCAGTCCCTTACGGCTGACCAGAAGAAGACCAGCGCGGACGCCGCTCCGCCCTCCCCCGGCGCTCCACGCGCCCGTCCGTGTGGTAGATGGTGGACGACCCGTCATGCGGGTCCAGCGTGACCACCCGGTCGCGGCCAATGAAGGTGATGACCGCGTCCACCGGCACGTCCACCACGCCATCGTCACAAACAATCAGTCGGCCAGGGGTGCGGGCCGGGCCGGCCGGTCCCTTCCCAGACCACCCCTGACCATTCCCGCCGGCACCAGCAGCCGGCTGCGGCACCGGCCCGGGCTCCGTCAGCTGTTTCCTCTGTCCGTCCGGCCCCTCCAGAAAGCTCGACCCGTCCTCGTACAGCACAGCCCACCAGCCCCGCGCTCCTGCCACCGGCAGACGGCGCGGCCAGCGGCCAGGAGACGTCTCCTTCTCCTCCGTCTCTTCCACGCTGCCGGCCACCCCGGCCGACGACGTGGAAGGCACAGGAGAGGGAGCAGCGCCGTCCAGGATGACAGCCAACGCGACCAGCCCCAAGACAGCGGCGGCCGCCGCGGCGGCCAGCAGTCCAGGCCGCGCGGGCCAGCGGTCATGTCCCATCCCAACCATGTTGCTCCGCCTCAGACCAGGTCGTCTGCCAGCAGGCAGTCCCGGACGTCCGAGGGTACGCAGCGCAACAGGCTGTCCAGGTTCGCAATGCGCTCCCGGACCCGGTTGCGGTTGCGTAGGCGGCGGCAGCCCGGGACCGCCCGGTCCGCGCAGGAAGGCAGCTCCAGGAAGTCAAATACCCGCTGCATCTCCCTCTGATAGTCCCGCAGCAGGTCACGGTACTGCACCTCCAGACGGTCGGCGCAGGAGGCCCGGACCTTGCCCAGGGTGGCGGCGTGGCAGCGGCAGAACTCCGTCACCTCGTCCGCGTCCAGGTGGACCGGAGCAGGACAGGCCGCCGGCGCCGCGTCCCAGCCGCGCGTCCACACACCGGAGCGCTCGGCCTGCTTGAGGCTCACCAGGCAAGCCACCGGATTGCGCAGGACAACGACCAGGCAGAAGTCCCCCTCGCGGTAACGCGACTCGAACAGCTCCCACAGCTCCAGCCGGCGCACGTCCGGGTACAGCACGCGGAAGCCGACCGCGCGCTCCCCCCGAAGGGGACGGTCCAGGATGACATGGTTGATGTACTGCCAGGGGGACGTCACGCCTTCCTGGAACCACTCCGGCAGGTGCCGCGGCCACCGGCTGGGGCCGAAGTATTCCTCGTGGCTGGCCCGCCGGACCTTCTCGTCCGGGTGAAACAGGTCGCCGTGGCAGACCGCGACGTGCCCCGGACGGTTGTTCAAGGTGGACTGGACCACGCGGGAGCCGCTGCGCACTTCGCCCACGACCACGTAGTTCAGGACGCGGACGTCCTGTCCTAGCAACACGGTCCGTCCCCCCTTTCCCTGACGGTCAGGACAGCAACTGGCCGGCAGTCCCTGCCACTACCTCGTCGGACGTCCGGGGCCTGGCCTCGATGCCGAAGCCGGCCAGCAACACGCGCAGGTGCATGGCCTCCTGCTCGTCCAGCTCCCAGCGGCCGTGGTACTCCTCCTCGCTGTGGCCGTACATGAACTCCTCCCGGGGAGTGACGTTGTGCCCGTGGTAGGCTGCCACGGACAGGCCGTTAAAGGGGAACTGGCCATTGTCCACGGCCACGGTCCTGTCGCCGTAGTTCTCCAGCCAGAACGCCTGGGCATCGTTCACGTCCACGTCCGGGAAGCGCGCCTGGGAAGAGCGGGGCACCAGCATGGTGTTGGGGATGCCCTCTTCCTGGTGGTGGACGTAAGCCGTGGCCGTGTTAATGTCCACGCGCATCTGGTGCGTGAGCAGGGAGGCATGCCCAGGACGGCGAAAGCACATCTGGTAAGCCAGCTGGAGCGGATGGTAGTAGTCATCGTCGTCCCAGCAGGGACGGACCCAGTCGCCGTCCGCCAGCTCCAGGCCAATGTTGCGCATCTGGCCCAGGGTGAGCCGCCGCGGCAGGCTGACCCGGCGCTCCTTGATGGCGAAGTGGGGCACCGTGGTCACGTCCAGGTCGGTCGTGTTGACGATGACCAGCTGCTTGCGCGGGTAGACCTGCTCCACGAACTGCTGCACGGCCTTGCGGGCCATGCGGATGCGCTCCCGCAGGCCAAAGACCAGGATGCACGTCACCAGGGGCAAGTCCTCCCCCAGGCCGGAAGGAGGCACCACGGACTCCTTGCCCGCGTGCGGGTCCACCAGGGGGAACGGGAACGCGGACAGCGGTGCCGGCAGAAGGCTGGCCCCGCCGACCTGCCCACCTGCCTCTTCCTCCTTCTTTTCCTCCGGGCCTCGGTAGTCCGGGCTGGGAGGGACCGGCCTACCGGCCCGAATCGCCTCGACCTGCTCCCGCGTCAGATGAGGGAAGATCTCCCCCAGACTAGCCTTGGCCATCTCGCCGATGGGAATCCGCGCACTACCTCGGATCGGCATGCCGTTGCCCATGTGTCGGATGCTCCCTCCAGAAAGAAAGGAGAAGGAAAGGACAGCGATGGGGCCGATGCCCCGCCGGACGGAAGGGACCACGCGACCGGGAACGGCAGAAGGGAAACGGACCGCCTGGTAAGGGTAAGGGGCTAAAGGGAAAGTTACCGTCACCGGCCGCGTGGACCCGTCCGTCCTGCCACAGGACAGCGGCGGACGACAGCATAACATAACCGGTCTTCCGACAAAAGCAACTCGATTTTTGCAGGCAATGGTCCCCGCGGCAGGGACGGACCGGAAGCAAAAGAACGGGGCCGGCCACGTAGACAGTCATGACCGGCCCCAGCGGAGGGGAAGGAACGAACAGGTTGACAGCACTCGTACCCTTTGAGGAGGAAGGAGAAAGTTCCCTTGTGGCGGCCGCGCCGAACCGCCTTAACCCGCCAAGTACCCGCCCGGACAGCGTGCAGGCCAGCTGCTCCTCCCACCTTCGCCCCTGGTGGCAGCTTCCTTGCCCGGGTAGCCAGCCACAGCACGGCTGCTCCACCCCTGCGCCAGGACCGCCACGGCCTCCGTCATCCCAAACGCCGTCCGTGCCGGGAGGAAAAAAGCAACAGGATGCAACCCCCACCGGGCGGGACAAGGTACAGGGACAGATACCGACGCTACCGTGGCCGGCCACGGCCAGCCGGCCCACGCTCGGCTTCTTGCCTGGTCCGAGCCGGACATGACAGTCGCCACGGCACCGTGGTCCTGGTCCCGCCTGGCGCACTGCAAGAGTTGCGCCAAGAGGGAGTGTAGAAAACGGCACGCGCACTGTCAATAGGCCAGCTTCGACTTTTCTGCCAGGACGGACCTGGGCTCCACCACCCCCACACCCACCTATTCCAGCCAGCCCTACACCAGCCGAAAGCGACCACAAGAAGACATGCCTTGCTGATAGCTAAGAAAAAGAACGACGCCCCAGCCGATCCGCTTCCTGCGAATCGGCTGGGGAGAGAGGAGTAGTCACTACATGGTGACTACTCCATCACAGCCCTAACCTCCTCCATGACGATGGAGGATGCCTTCATCCAGCGGATGAAGGCATCAAAAGAACTCGCTCTTTTGATGCCTTCCCTGGCCAGCTCCAACCTCCATCCTGGCGGACCATGCGTACCGTCCACCTGGATGGTCTCCCCACCCAGGCGGAACATTATCTTCCCATCCCTCGATGGGAAGAATGCAGCCCCCCCACTACCCTCCGTCAGCATCCTTGCCATTTCCGAGACAATCCTGTTCCCTTCCTGGGTTCTCACCTTCTCCCAGCCCCATAGGGCCGGGTGGTGACACTTCCTTTCCCTCCCGGCCAAGTCGGCCAGGAGGATGACCGCTACGTGGTGGTCGACGCCTTGGCGTCGACCTCCACGCCCTTGGCGGGAGATAATATACTCCTCTGCCGCTTGGCGGAGGAGTCCAAAGGTATTGGTGGTGGACATAAGAGTCCCCTCCTTTGCGGCATCTAGCCGCAGTTGTGTGGTAATAAAAATTGGACAGGAACGTCCTGTCCACCTTTTGTGACATCAATGGAGAAGATATTTAGGCAGGAGGCGGAGCACCCTGGTCAGAGCAGGGAGCATGGCGCAGGTAGCGCGCCTGAGCCTGATGGGAAGTACACTGGCCTGATTGGTGGGAAACGTCTCCCGTGCTTGCTGACCCACGCCAGACGAAAGCGACCACAGGAAAACATGCCTGGCTGATAACTAAGAAAAAGAACGACGCCCCAGCTGGTCCGCTTCCTGCGGATCGGCTGGGGAAGAGGAGTAAGCCGCTACGCGGCTTACTCCTTTCGGATCTCTTCCGTGATACTCCTCACGACCGTACTCCAGATGGGTAGGTCATGAGGGATGGATATTACGTGAATCATTCTAAGTTGGGGTGGATACCCCGCTGATCGGAGTAGCCCTTCACGGGCTACTCTTAACCTCCATCCTGGAGGTCCGTGCTCGCGGCCGAGCAGTACCCTGCGTCCGTCATCCGTGACGAACACCAGCCTTTCTATCTCGGGGTGAAATACCCCGCCGTAAAACGGCGGCGATCCCCCTACGCTGCAGCGTCTTGCGACGGCCCGGATCGCCATCGACCATACCTCAATCCTTGCTTTGGGCTGTTGGCCGCTGCCCCAGCCCCAGAAAGCCGGGTGGCGTGCGCATCCCTCCTCTTCTCCGGCCATGTCAAGCATGGCGATGGCCGCAGAGTGTGCTGCAAGCTCCTCCGAGGAAACGTCTTTGCGATCCAGCCCGGCGAGGCGTAGGTAGTATTCCTCGGCCATGTTTGCCGCCATTATGAACCTGGTGGTTTCGTGATGGGACATCATGGTGTCCTCCTTTGCGGCTGTGCCGCAGTTGTGTGGTAATAAAAATTGGACAGGAACGTCCTGTCCGCGGCATTTATTGTGACATCAATGGAGAAGATATTTAGGCAGGATGTGAAGCACCCTGGTCAGGGCAGGGAGCATGGCGCAGGTAGCGCGCCTGAGCCTGATGGGAAGTACACTGGCCTGATTGGTGGGAAACGTCTCTCGTGCTTGCTGACCCACACCAGCAGGAAGCTACCGCGAGAAAACACGACGGGCTGATAGCTAAGAAAAAGAACGACGCCCCAGCCGATCCGCTTCCTGCAGATCGGCTGGGGAGAGAGAGAGAGGAGTAGTCACCGAGTAGTGACTACTCCTCTTCTTTCTTGCCGCCAATCCTCCTCATGGCCTCGGCGACGGACTGTCGTACTCTTTCGTTTTGGTCCAGCCTATACCTGTTCAAGGCTGGCACGGCGTCCTTGCCGTCCGGGCCGAGCTTGCCGATGGCCTTGCACACATGCTCTCGGATCATCCTGTTCTCGAGGGCTTTGACAAGAACCGGCAGCAAGGCCCTACCCTTGGAGGGGAAATCATCCACGATCTCCCCGAGGACCTCGACCGCTGCTACCTGGGCGATATAGTGAAAGTAACCCGAACTAGAGTTCGGGTCGGATGAGATCAGCTTGACCATCATGGCGACCGTTTCGCCATCGTCCGGCGACACGGCGCCAAGGGCCTTGACCAGGCCCCTCACGTTTACGGTCTTGCTGTCCAGGCAGCGCTGAAGCGCTGCCCTCATAAGCGGGGCAAGCGGCCGAGCACCACGCTTCATCTCTTTGACTTCGTCGGCCAACGCCAGCAACTCTCTTGGCTGGCCGACTGCAAAGACGACCGCGTACTTGTACAGGTCTGGGCGAACCTGCCGCAACGCTTTGGCGGCAGCCTGCACAACCTCCTTGTTGTTAGCCGACACCGCCATCGCCTCACACAGGGCATAGGCAGACTCCTCTTCCCTGGACTTTGCCAATGCCTTGGCGGCGATCTTCTCGGCATCCGTACCTTCATGGCGCGCAATGGCTTCCTTGCACTTGGCCTTCGCCTGCTCTCCTCTCACGTCGCAGCCGCAGCCGCATTGCCAACCTAGCTTGGCCGCTGCACATGCCCCGATCACCATCCCGATCACCACTCCGAGCAGCAGGGCGGGAATGATGCCCTTGCTGCGGGAAGTTGCCGGCTGCAGCAGCACGACTACCTTGCACGAGTCGAGGACGAAGATGGTGTTCATAACGAACTCCCCAAATGGGCGACGCCCAACTGACGCACATGCGTCAGTCGTGGTTAGATTGGACAGGAACGTCCTGTCCGCGGCATTTATTGTGGCACCAATGGAGAAGATATTTAGGCAGGAGGCGGAGCACCCTGGTCAGGGCAGGGAGCATGGCGCAGGTAGCGCGCCTGAACCTGATGGGAAGTACACTGGCCTGGTTGGTGGGAAACGTCTCTCGTGCTTGCTGACCCATGCCAGCCGGAGGCTACCACGAGAAAACATGCCGGGCCGATAGCTAAGAAAAAGAACGACCCCAGCCGATCCGCTTCCTGCAGATCGGCTGGGGGGAATGCGGGCAGCCCTAAACGGGCCACCCGCAGGTGGGACACTCCTCCGTGAAACACGGAGGAGTGTCCTCACCGCAGTGAGGACACCTGTCGGCCCCCACTGCCTCCTCCTCATCGAGGAGGATGTCGTCGTCGTACTCGAAGTCGTAGTAGTACATCATTTCCCCTCCTTAAGGGATAACGTTTATTGGACAGGTACGTCCTGTCCACCTTTTATGACACCAGTGGAGGGGATATTTAGGCGGGGAGGATGGAGCGCCTGAATGTTGGCAGAGAAAGGAAAAACCCCGCCACCGTGACGCCACGGCGGCGGGGCCGTCAGGGATGACCGGAGGTGGAGCGCCCCGGTCAGAACAGGGGAGTATTCCGAAGCGCCGGCAGCGCGTTAAGCTGAGGCGTCTGCTGGAAGTCCCAGGAGGGCAAATACTGCCGCAACTGGCGGAAAACGTCCTGATACGTGCCGCCCCGCGACTGCACCAGCCGGAAGGCACGCAGGGCGTAATAGGTCATGGCGCCGCAGAAGCGGCCGCCAATCCGCGCGTCCGCGCTGTACTCATGGTCCCGGCAGGCCGAGAAGTGAATGACGCCAGGCAGAGGCTGGTCCTGCCACCGGACCTGCTGGCCAAAGGCGCGCTCCATGCCATGCCACAACGGACTGTCGGGCGAAAGGAAGTGGGACGGCGGCAGGAAACGGACCCTCCGCTCCGACACGCTGCTGTCCGTGGCGAAGCGGAAGACCGAGCCCGAATGGCAGCAGTCACTGATCCAGAGCAGGCGCGCTCCCGGACGCAGCCGGCCAAACAGATCGGCCAGTTCGTCGTCCAGGATCAGGTTGCGGCCATTGTCGCCCATGTCCGCCGGGCACAGCGCCTCGTCCCGGCCGTCCGGCTCGTCCCCGGAGAGGTCCGGCAGCCAGGTGCCGTGGCCAGAATACGTCACGGCGCTGCACGTGCCCGGCGACGTCTGGTCGATGACCTGCCGCAGGGCCGTCAGGATGTTACAGCGGCTGGCCTGGCGCTCCAGCATGGAGACGACGTCGAAGCCCTGGCCATGCAGGAAGCTGCCCCAGTCGTTGGCATCGTTGATGCAGCCGCGCAGCTCAAACGGAGTGCCCGTGTAATTGATGCCGATGCACAGTGCCTTGCCCGACATGCCTGCCCTCCTCTCCCATTGCCTCCGGGCGACGGCCCAGCCCGCAGGAAACCTAAAAAACGGATTTTACCGGGCAGACGGCTGGACCGGGGCATCTCCCCCGCTTCTGGCCGCCGACGTCTCCCGATCCGTCGGCGGCCGGCTGGCCGGCGGCCAGCCACGGAACCAGACGCCCAGGTAGTAGCAGACCTGGGCCAGTACCGTCCCGGCCACGAACAGCAGCACAAGCCCGAGGACCAGGACGCTGAGGCTGAAGGCCATCTGGCTCAGCGCGGGCCACTTCCCGTAGGCTTCCAACCACCTGTCCATTGCGCCCCCAGACAACAGCCCGCCAGCGAAGGCGGCACGGAACGACCTGACGTCCGGTGCCAAGTATAGACGGCACGGCCCCTGACAGCAAGCCGGCCTAACGCGCCGCCAGCAGCTCCCGCGCCTGCCGCAGGGCCTCCTCGTAGCGCTCCCCGAAGTAGCACCGGTCCCCCGCGTGGGCCTCCTGGAGAAGTCCCTGGATAAAGCAGGGGGACACGCCCAGGTCGAGCAGGTCGGACATCAGCAGACGGGTCGCGCGGCGATAGCCCAGGTACGGGTAGCCCGAGTCACCGGCGGCATGGCAGTAGGAGCGGTAGCTGGACAGGGAGGCATAACGCTGGGCCAGCGGACAGTCCCCTTCCATCACATAGGTCCGGCGGCGCGTGCAGTACCACAGGCCGTCCAGGCAGGGGTAGGGCTCCAGCTCCTCCAGCCAGGCCGCGTGCAGGGCGTCCAGCAGCCGGCGGGAGCGGCGCGCGACCTCCGCGTCCGGGTGGGTCCGCCCCGCCAGCAGGACGGGCCGGACCTGCCAGCCCAGGCGCTCCAGCCGGACGGACGCCTCCTCGCGCCGGCCGAAGTCCGGGTCGCCCAGCTGGTGGACCAGGGACCAGGCGTCCGGGTCCAGGCACAGGGGCCCCGCCGCCCACAGGTAAAGGCCAAGGAACAGGGCGTCCATCGTTCTCCCTCCATCCTCTTCTCGGAAGCCAGTCAGAGCTAGTTATGCACGAACAGCGTGGCGCGGACCTTCACGACCAGCCGGGGGCCAGCTACCCGGACCAGCCGGTCGATCCAGTCGCCGTCCGCGTTGAACGATGTCTTGTCGAAGGGCACCCGCCGGGCCAGCGCCGCCGCCACCAGCAGGCCGCCCAGGTCCAGGTGCCGGTAGCGCGGCTGAGTGACCAGCGGCTGCCACAGCCGATGGCTATGGACCATGTCGCAGTAGGCCAGCTGGGCCGGAGGCCGCGCCGCCGTGGCCTCGGCCAGCAGCCACTCCAGGAAGACCGGGGCGTACCAGTTGTCGTCGTTGGTCAGCAGCAGCCACGGACACGTCCCCGCCAGCTCCTCGATGGCGCGCTGCCGCCAAGGGTGGCCGAACTGCTGCTTCCGGCTGGGCGTCTCCACCAGGGACAGGCGGGAGTCGCGGGCCGCTTCCTGCTCCCATTCCCGCCGGACGTCCGCGCTGGCCGGCCCGTCGTGGTAGGCCACCAGCCGCCAGTGGGGGTAGGTCTGAGCCTGGAAGGAGGCCAGCAGGGAACGCAGGGCGGCGCGGCGGCGCGGCTCGTCGTTGAGATAGGTGGCGACTCCGATGCCGACCGTGGGCGTGCCCCGGACCTGCTTGCTCCGCCAGTAGCGCACCGTGGCCTCCCGCCGCCCGCCGTCAGGGGCGCAGCGTCACCTCCACCATGCGGATGTCCAGGCCCGTGTGGGTGAAGTGGTCCACCGGGTCCAGCAGGACCACCTGGTAGCGCTCCCGGTCCAGGCCGTTCACCAGGGGGCGGCAGCCAAAGTCGTCCCGTCCCTCGTAGTAGTCGTCCAGCAGGACAAGCGTGTGCGGCCCCATGACCCGGGCGACAGCGCCCCAGTCCGAGGCCACCGTGTCCAGGCTGTGCCCGCCGTCCAGGAAGATCAGGTCCGGCCGGATGTCCGTGTGCTTCGACCAGGGAACCAGCCGGTCGCGCGTGAAGCCCTTGAACAGCGTGACCTGGGCGCCCGTGGCCAGCAGCCGGAGCTTGACCTCGCTCTCGCGCGGCGGCAGGCGCTCCTTGGACAGCTCCGCCCGCGCGATCTCCGGCGTGCATAGCTCGAACAGGTCGAAGCCGATGTAGTGGGCCGTGCGGCCGGCGCTGTCCTTCAGCCAGGTGCTGAGCAGCTGGCTGGCGCGCACGCCGTCGTACGTCCCCACCTCCAGGAAGACCAGGTGCTTCCGCCCGCTCCGGCCGATCCGGTCCAGGGCACGGAACAGGTGGACATACCTTCCTAGCATGGCCATGCCATCCATCCTCCTCCCAGACATTCCCATGCGGCCGTGACTCCCCGCCCTTCCCCCATCACAGCCTGGGCCGCGCCCTACGGTACGGCGACGTGTCCCGCGGCGGAGGCAGACGGGACAGGCCCCGCTCCAGGCAGAGGCGCTGGTAGTCCTCCTGCGGAGCGTCCAGGCCGACAAACGGGCTCAGAGTCAGCGTCTGCACGCCGAACGCCTCGCGCAGGGCCTTGCGGACCTTGGCCGTGTACCGGCGGTACTCCTTGTAGATGATGTCCGGCTCCAGGCCATAGAAGCGGACATGCTGGTCGTGGCCGTGGTGGTCGCCGCACAGGTCGCAGTGGTCGCAGCCGACCAGGATGACCGTGCGCGCCCCCATGCGGGCGGCCATGTCCATCGCCGTACACTGGACGCCGCGACCCAAAAACAGAGTGTCCCGCGGCCGGGCGCGCAGCGTGTTCCAGTCCTCGCTGGTATGGAAGACGTAGTGGCTCGGGTCGTCCAGCTCCAGGCATTTCATGGGCGGCTTCTTCTTGATGAGCCACTGCGTTGCCGGCCGCGACGGCAGCTGGAGGTACTCCAGGACCAGCTCCGGATGGACCGTGATGGAGTAGGTGGGCGCGAAGTAGCGGAACGCCTGGTTGAGGCCGATGGTGACGCGGCCGCGCAAGAACTCCATTGGGAAGCAGCGCATGGACGGCCCCGTGCCAACCACGTAGATGTCGTCGTTGCAGTGCTTGCGGTAAAGTTGTTCGATACGCATGGCGTCACCCTGTCTACGGCTAGCGCCACAGGACCACGTTGGTGCGCCAGGGAGCGGACCGCATGTAACGGCGGAAGCGGCGCGTGGCCAGTCCCAGGAACACGCCGGTCCCGCCCCGCTGCTCCAGCCGGTGCGGCGCCAGCTCCACGCACCAGGGCATGGTCCCTTCCTCCAGCAGACGGCGCGCCCGCCAGCACCTGCCCTTCTGCTCAGGCCGGCGCGGGCGAGATGTCCAGGCCGTGCTCCCGCAGCCACTCCTCCACGTCCAGCTGGACGGCAGCGTAAGCGTCGTGCCGCTCCGCGTGGCGCCGGTTCCAGATGCGTGGGCACAGGATGGCGCCGGCTGGCACGCCATCCTCCTGGGCCCGGCCAAGGAAGGAGTCCACGTTCTCGTCCGAGTCGTCGATCAGGAGCGCGTGGGGCGCCGCGCACAGGTGCTTGTGCCGCGTCATGACGTAGCGGTCAAAGCCCGGATCTCCCGTCCATGCCCGCAGCCAGCGCTCCTTGCCCCAGGAGGCGGCGCCGCTGGGCGGCGCCGTCAGGAAGAAGACATCGGCCCGCTGGCGCAGCCAGGCATAAAAGTCCCGCGCTCCCGGGTACTCCTCCAAGGAGGACCAGAAGGAGGCATCGAGCCGCCGCAGGCGGCGACGGTACTGCCCCAGCGACCAGCCCAGAGAAACGCTCAGGTGCCAGTAGTCGCCCGGCGGCCAGGAAGCCTGCCTCTCCTCGGCGTCCAGGCCAAGGGAGCGGTACATGCCGCCGACGAAATCGGCCACGACTCCGTCCATGTCCAGCAGGACCGTGGCCCTTCTCTTCTTCCTGCGGCGCACCTATTCCACCTCGCTCTCCCCGTCTCCGTCCGCGGCGGCGCCACGGAACGGCCGCAGGAACTCCCACTCCTCATCATGCCACCGGCCGTCGCCGGGCAACTGCGACCACTGGCAGCGCAGCCGGCCGTCCGGCAAGATGGCCATGACGGCCACCCCGCGCTCCCGGCCGCTTCTGCCGCTGAAGCCGACCACCAGCGTGTTGTGCATGCGCTTGCCGGGGCCATACGGGCTGTCGTCGCCGTACCACTGCACCAGGTAGATGTCCCGCGCCTTGCGGATGCTGGCGACCAGCTCGTAGCTCTGGCCGCTGGCGATGTAGTAGCCTTCCCGCAGCTCGTTCTGCCGCAGCGCGGCCGGCACGTCCAGGCGGTCGTCCGCCCCCGCCCGAGGGGGCGGCAGGTGCTCCGCCACGACGCCCTGGCGGACACAGGCGCAGTCCAGCAGCGGCGGCAGGCCGCAGGTAAGGGCCAGGAAGGAAGACAGGAACCAGCCATGCAGGGACATGAAGATACCCTCCTGTGCGGTTAGGTGAAAGCCGGGGGCCACCCGGGCGGCCGCGTCACGTCATGATCCCGCGGCCGCGGCCGCGCGAGTGGCGCCCCTTGTCGTGTACGATGAAGCCGGCCAGCGCGCTGTAAGGGACCACCGCCGCGTGTTCCCCGACCCCGTGGGCCAGGTCCACCCGGGGCACGTCCGGGCAACGCTCCAGAGCCTTTTGCAAGACGTAGCAGTCGTCCCAGCGCTGGAGGCCGCGGTAGGACTTGCTGACGTAACACTGCCGCATCCAGTCCAGGCAGACAGCCCCGCTCCGGTCGATGCGGTAGCCGACGACGCAACCCTCCAGGACCGGGCGCGTGCTGCGCAGGTAGAAAACGTCCGCCTGGCCGCGCTGGAACCACTCCCACAGCCGGTCCACGGACACGGCCTGCTGGAACTCGCAGTCGGCGTCGATCCAGACTAGCGTGTCCGCTGCCAGCGTGCCCGCCCGCGCCAGCTCCCAGGCCAGGTCCAGCGCCGCCATCTTGCGGAACCAGCGGCTGGCGTTGCGGCAAAACCACTGGCCGACGCAGGGCATGCGGTGCCGCTTGTCGTGCGGCCCGTACGGGCCGCCAGGGCACTGGCAGCCGCGCTCCTCCCGGCCGCCCAGGTGGGTCGGGATGATGTCCGCGTTGTCCTCCAGCCAGCGGCGCAGGAACTCCCGGCTGCCCAGGTCCACGGCCAGCACCCGCTGGTCCCCCGGAGGGGCGCCGGCGGCGGCCACCGCGTCCGGGTCCAGCCCCTCCGTGCAGGCCAGCAGCCGGCCCGCCGTCCCCTGGTCGCGGAAGGACGCCAGCAGGGGCGCGCCGCTGATAGCGTACATGTCGGCGGCAAAGGACGTCACCCACAAGGGACGCAGCACGTCAGGCGGCACGGACCGTTCCTCCATCCCCCTCTCCCGGGGCGGCAGCCATGACGTCGTACTCCTCCGGCCAGGGGCAGTAGCCGCCGTCCGCTGACCAATAGCGCCGGCCGTTCCGGCCGACGACCCAGACCTCCTGCCTGCTACCGTCCAGCAGAAGTAGTTCCCGGGCGGCCCGCACCGCCTCGGCCAGACAGCTCTGGCCCAGCTCCTGACGGCACACCCACGGCCCGCCCGGAAGACGGTGCATCGGCCAGTACAGAGGGACCATCCGCGTCACGCTCCCTTCTTCTTGCCGCCCTTGCTCAGAAAGCGGGCATAGTCCGGGTGCAGGCCATTGGTCGTCCGCCAGTCCTCCCGGACATTCCACTTCGCCAGGGCCTGCCGCAACATGTCGTCGGTGACGTAGCCGGTGGCGATGGCCACGCTCAGCTCCAGCTGCCACTCCCGCGCGTACGGATGGTCGGGCCGATACCAGGGCTGCTCCGGCTCCTTGGTGTAGTGCAGGAGCTTGGTCTGGCCCGGCTGGTACACGTTGAGGTGGTTCCAGGCGTCCTCGATCCGCTGCGGCGGCGGCTCCATCCAGGTGCAGTGCATGAAGTCGGCGTACGCCTGCTTGCTGGGATGGCGGCGCAGATGGTCCAGCACCCGCGCGATGTCCCATCCCCACTGGCCCCGGGCCGCCTCGCAGTCGATGACCATGACGCTGGACTGCGGCCAGGGAGCGGCCGAGAACTTGTCCGGCTGGTAGGTCAGCCAGGCCGACGTGCCGCGCGGACCCGGCACCTGCTCCGGCTTGGTCCACAGATCCCAGATGTCGGACAGGACCAGCTGGTCCGCGTCCAGGTAAATGGCACGGCCCTGCCAGTTGCAGGCGGCCGGGACCATCCAGCGGCGGAGAGAGAAGCCCGTCCCCTGGGTGAAGCCGTCCGTCGGGTACTCCCAGGCCGGTCCCAGCATGGGCGTGAACTCGACCGTCATGTCCGTACGCCGCTGGATGCTGCACTCCAGTACCTTGCGAGCAATCTCTGTCTTGGGCTCCGTGCCGATGAAGATACGGATCCGTTCACCCACGTACCTCATTGCTGGCAACCTCACTACCTCCCCATGCTCCCAGGGAACGTGTCCGCGGCCGGGGGCGCTGGCCCGACCTCCTTCTCGTGCGGCCAGGGCGGCCGGCCGCCCGGCTCCTGGTGGTCCACGTCCACCAGGACGCCCGTGATCTCCGGCAGAGTGCAAGTGAATTCCCGGCCCGTAACCAGGCAGCGCAGCACCACCGGCATGACCCAGCGGCTGCGCGTCAGGTCGAAGCTGCGCACCTCGCAGATGGAGCCGTCCGGCACCCGCACCACCGTGCCGGGGCGCAGCATCTGGAGCAAGGACCAGACGTCCACGCTCGCGTTCATGCCCGCCTCCACCTCTCCCTCCCTTCCTCTCCCCTCATGCCAGCGCCGCCAGGTTGACCCAGACCATGTGGTGCCGCGCCAGCGTCCGCTGGATTTCCTGGAACTGGCAGTCAAAGCTGTCCCGGCCGTTGGCCAGGCAGTGCCGAGGGTCCATGCCGGCAGCATAGGACGTACCGCCGTCGATCCCCAGCGTATACACTTCCTTGCAGCCGGCCAATGCCAGCAAGTTGAAGGCGGCCACCGCGCTGAAGTAGCGGACCCGCACCCGCCGGAGCCCGGGATGGTGACGCTGCCGCGGCACGCGCGTCGAGTTGTAAGACCACAGGCGGCCGGCAGCGGCCAGGTGGTCCAGGCCGCCCCAGCCGTCCCGCACCAGCTCCTCCAGGGTGAAATGGCCAGGGCCCATGTTCCGGTGCGGCACCCAGGGGAGGACCACGTCCGGGACATGGGGCAGGACCACGCCGTCCGCGGACAGGACGTCCGCGCGGCAGTCCAGGTACGCCTCCAGGTCCATGAAGTGGACGCAGGTGGCCGGCCAGACCCGGCACGCATGGTTGAGGGCCAGGACGTGAAAGCGGTCGAGGTCGAAGCAGTCCCGCAGGTCCAGCGACGGCCCCTTGCCCAGGACCAGCCAGGGCCTGGAACGGTACGTGCCCAGCCGCTCCACCGCGTCACCGATCACACGGAGGCCCTCTCTTTCCCGCCCATCTGCCTACCACACCCTGCCGTCCACCACGCGCAGGTTCTCCACATGGAAGCCGCCGTCCCGGGAAATCTCGACGTAGGCGAAGCCGTGGTTCCAGTTGTTGAGCGGCGCATACTCCGGATGCATGTCGCACAGGCAACCCGTGGAGAAGGTGGTGATGACCCGCTGCTCCAGGTCTTTCTCGCTGTGCTCGCTGCTGTGATGGAAATGGCCGCCCAGTACATGAGTCTTGGCCCGAAGGAAGAAGCCCCGGGCCGGGTTGACCGGATTGGAAATGCGGAAGCGGTACTCATGCCCGTGGATGACGTTCAGCTTGCCCAGCTGGATCGGCCTCCGGTCGGCCACCACCTGGATGCGCTGCTTCTTTAGCCCGACTACATTGTCCCAGCTGAAGGCGGGCACGTCCAGCAGCTCCGGCGCCTTGACCCGCATGTAGCGCTCGTACCTCTCCTCGTGGTTGCCAAGCTTGTAGACGATGCGGGCCCGAGGAAACTGCCGCCGCAGGCCAGACAGGAAGTATTGCAGGCTGCACAGCTCTTCCCAGAAGTCGCGCTTGCGCGGGTCACGCTCCCAGTGACTCACCGCATAGTGGTCGGCAATGTCGCCGTTGAGCAAGAGGAAGTTCACCTTGCGCGCAGCGGCAAGGTCCAGGGCCAGACGCAGGCTGGTCTCGTTGTGATAAGGGATGTGCAGGTCAGACAAGACCAGGGCGCGCATGGGGCCCGGAAAAGACACCGCCCGCCAGGAGTCGAAGTAGGACTGGGGCGGCGGGACCACGTTCTGCCAGGGGTCGCCCGGCCGCCGCGCGGGCCGGCGGCGAGAACTGTCCCCCTGCGGCCGACGGCTGGACGCGCCCGCCTGGCCCAGACGCCGACGGACCAGCGTGCGGGCATGCTCGATGCTGTTGAACAGCTCAGGGTGCTCCCGCACCGCCTTGCGCGCCAGGGTCAGGGCCGGCGCGTCCGGGAACCGATCAAGCAGCTCATCGACCACGGCGCCGGCTGCCGTCATGCGCCTGGCCACGGACCGCCTCCTTGTCGTTACACCCGCGCCTGCACCCGCATCCCGCCCTGGTCGTGCCGCTCGATGTCAGACGGGTCAACGGCGTCGGTCCAGTACCATTCCACCAGTTCCACGTCGGTGACAGCCTCGAAGCGGTGCCACTCGCCCCGTCCGCAGACCAGCTTCTGACCCGCCGTGAGACGGACCGTGGCGCACGGGTCCTGGTCCCCACGCTGACGGTAAAAATGGACCAGCAGCTCACCGCGGACCACGTAAAAGGCGTTAGACTTGTCGCGGTGACAGTGCTGGCTGCTGTAACCGCCCGCCCGGATGGAAGCGTGGTGGACCTCGAAAGCGTGGCTGCGCTCCAGACCACGGTTGGTCCCCCAGGACTTCTCCAAGGCCACCGGCTCCGTCACTTCCGCTGGCATGCTCTCTTCTCCCCGGCGAAGAACACCACGGCCGGCCCAGCGCCTCATTCCGTCACGGCCGGCGGCAGGCTCAGGGAGGACTGCCACGGCGGCGCCGGCGCTGCCAGCACCGCGCACCAGTAGGGCCGGCCCGAGCTGTCATAGGACAGGCCGAAGCCGGCATGCTGGTAGGCCGTGTCCTGGATGTTCTGCCGGTGGCCCGGACTGCTCAGCCAGGCCGCCACCACCTGCTCCGGCCCCCGCTGGCCCAGGGCAATGTTCTCTCCACCCGTGCGCAGGCGATAACCCGCCAGGTGGACCCGTTCGGCAAGATTACGGCCAAAGAAGCCCGGCGTCCCCGTCTCCTGCCAGTGCTCCAGGGACCGGTTCAGAGACATCCAGTCCGCATGCTTCTGGGCCGCCAGGTGCAGCTTCCGGTCCAAAGACAGCGGACGCGCGCCGACCTGGGCGCGAGCCCGGTTGTGCAGCTCCAGCAGCCGGTAAGAAGTCGCGTCCGGTGCCGGCTCCGGCGGCGGAGGAGCTGGCAAAGGCGGCGGGGCCGAGGGGGACGCCGGGGGCGGAGCAGGCGCGGGCGACGGCGCCCCGCCCAGCGCGGATAGCAGCCAGTCCAGCAGGCTGCCACCAAGCTGAATGCACAACTGCCACAGGCTCTGCCAGAGCGACGACATGGAACGGTCCTCCTCTTCTTTTTTCCTCCCCTGTGCCTGCCACTCCCACCGGCCTCAGCGGCCGCCGCCAGCGGGCAGGCGCCGGTACTGCTGGAAGTAGTCGTGCGCCGGATAGACGAAGCAGCCGTACTCCAGCGTGTCCGCGGGACGGTGAATGCCGTCGTCGATGTCCTGGTTGCTGGGCAACTTGCCCGTAAAGGGACGCACCGCGACGGCGTGAGACGGTGGCGGCAGGAAGGACCGCCAGACGGCGGCGCCGGCCGTGTCCCGCCGCAACAGGAGAGACGGATCCTGCTCGCGCGGGCTGAAGGCGTACGCCCGCCCGGTCCAGGCCGAGACGAACCACTGCCAGGTGTGCGTGTAGTCGCTGTCCGGATAGTTCGGGTCGATGTAGCGCACCACCCAGTCCCGCGTCCGGTAGCCCTGGCCGTTGTCGAAATCGACCTTGTTGGATGTGATGTGCGTCAGCAGGATGGCGTGGTTCCCCTCCCGCACGGTAGAGATGCTGGCCACGACGGGCAGCCCCTCCCGCAACTGCTGCATCAGCCAGTCATACCCCGCCCGGGTGTTGCCGTGCGGGTTGGTCCGCGCCCGCACACGCAGCGTCCGCAGCCAGTAGGCCACCGCCTCGTCCGTAGCTCCCGAGTGGAAGCCGATGCCGCTCTCGACCACCTGGCGCGTGATCGTGGTCAGCGGCGCGATGCCGGCGTGCCGCCCCGCCATCTCCGCGCAGCACCACCAGCAGATGCCGTGGTCCCGACGGTTGCCCACACGCTCCTGCACGGTGATCGGGGCTTCCTGCCCCCGCGCCGCTGCCGCCAGCAGCAGACAGACAGCCACGACCAACACGTGGACGACCGCGGCTACCCAGAACAGCCGCCGTGCCAGCGGACATTTGCCACTGCCTCCACGGGCAGCGTCCTTCTCTTCCCGCAACGGACGGGAACAGGCCCTCCGGCACACGCCCCGCGACGGACAGGAGGCCCGGCAACGTCCACCACCGTCCGCGTCCGGCCCCACGCCCACGCCACCTGCCATACCCTGACCTCCTTGTGGAGCAGGCACGGCCATCCTGGCCATCCGCGAGGACTGCTCCATCTCCTCATCCTGCCGAACTCAGACCAGCGCTCCACGGCGCCTGGCCTTCCCCCTCACAAGCTGCAAGGTGGCGGTCTTAGAAGTTATGGAGAACGGGTTAAGCTACCCCGCTAGAGAGAATAGCTAAAAGAAAGACCCCGATCAATCCAACAAGGATGATCGGGGCCAAAGGAGTCTGGAAGCAAGCCCGCCGAGGCAAGCAGATGGCCAAACGGTCTAAATCTCGACTGCCTTGACCATGTCCACGAACCGCTGGCTGTCGTCAGCCAGGTGCGCGGCCATGACCTCAAAGACCACGTCGCTGAAGCCGCCGATATTCAGCGTTTCGGCAGTCTCCGGGGCCTGGGAGCTGCCGCCCATCTGCAAGTCACAGCAGATGAGCTTCGGCCGCGGAAACCGACCCAACCGCCGCTGGTTGGCCACAAACTTATCCCACTCATGCACGAGTGCCGTGACACAGTGGAACATCCTCACTGACGGCGTTACCCAGCTCTGATTGTCAGAGATCAGGATAACACCGCAGAACGCCCGATCCTTGAGTTTCTCGTTGGCGTGCGCAACCGGCAAATGGCAGTCGGTGCCGCCACCGCCGAAGCGCGAAAGCCGAGTCGAGATGCTCAGAATCTGATCGCCCGGGTCAGCGCTGAACGGACGGACCCAGTCGCTGAATGGCACGACGACCGAGTCGGGATTCTTGCGCAGAATCGCTGCTGAGATCAGCGCCGCCACGTCGATGCACCGCATCTTCGAGGACTGCCCCGGCTTGTCACGGCGTCCCGTGATCGGCGCAAGCATGGAACCGGAGACGTCGCAGCCAATGACGACAGGGCCAGGGAACTTCGGCACCGCCTCGCACGCCACCTCCGCGGCATCGTTGAGGGCCTTGCGGATGCAGTACGGGATCTCCTCGCTGGCGTTCAGATACGCCGCGAAGAACTGGTACGGCATCTGCTTGGACCGACGGACCTCGTTCATGTCGGCAAGACGGCTGGCCACCTCATCGACCATGCGCGGGTCCCGGAATACACCGTGGCGGTTGAGCGTATTCAGGTTCATGCGCAACGCCTGGTAGCCCATGTTCCTGGCTATCTCCGCCCACACCGGACTCGGACGGACCAGGCGCCGGGTGGCGCCACAACCCTCGTACACCTCGCCCTTGACCGCGTCCACCAGGAGATCCCAGCGGATGTAGGTCTTGGCGAACTGCCGCGCAAGCTGCACCTGCTCGTCCGGGTCCGTGGTGCCGCGGAACCGGTCGAGCAGCCGGATCTCCAGCGGGAGATCGTCGTAGGTAGCCGGCCTCCACTTCTCGACCGGATTGCCGCACAGCCAGCCATACAACGCGCGACGGGCATTGTTGGGCGGCGTCGGCCGCACCAGGCGCAGCACGTCGCGCAACGACGGGTTCTTGCCGACCGAGGCCGACAGGAGCTTGTCGTCGCTAGCGTTGTTCAGCAGCCTGGACATGACCCGCTGCTTGGCGTGGCTGAAGCACCGCTTCCTGGTGCCGGCGCCGCTGCGCACCATCTGGAAGGCCGTCAGGATCATCTTGCCACTGTCCACGACACGGTCAGCAATCCGGTCCCACAGCTTGATGTCCATATCGGCGAGCTTCGCCCAACCCGCCGCCGGGGCGTCCTTGAGCAAACCGTCCCGACGCGCGGCAATGCACGCCTTGGCCAAGAACTCGGGCGTCACGCACGCTGCCAGCTCGTGAAACCTGGCAAGCTGCTCGGCGCCGCTCTCGTAGTACGCCCCGTTGAAGCAGGACGTGAACAGGAACTGTGCCAGGGCATGTTCGGACCCGTAAGCGTAAGCCGAGCCGCCAGCCTGATTGATGGCATCAACCGGGCGGTCAACCAGGGCGGACGAACTGGTGCCGAAGAGGGACTTGCTGGCCACGGTGTTGGCCTCCTTGGGTCATTGGAGTAAGCGCAGGTCGAACCCGTATCCCATCACTGGCGGTGAGTACGCTCCACCGAGACAGTCAGATTGTTCACACAACGGGAGTCGAAGGGCGAATACCGACGAGTTCTCGAAGCAGCCTTTCTATCCTCAAGATGAAAGCCGCCCCGACAGTCGGTATGCTCCTTTCAGAATCAGACCATTCGGAGTCTCTTGATCTTCCAACTGCTGAGCCGCCGAAGGTTCGCCATGACCAAGGACTCGAACCCAGAACAGAGAGATTACGGGCCCAAGAATGGCAGCCAGGTTAACTGGGTCCCGACGAATTCGTCGCGGCAGAGAAACATTCAGCATGTACTCCGCCACAGCAGTCGGGATGCCTATAAAACATGGTAGCGGGACGAGTGCCAAAATCAAGAGGTTCGCGCCAGAAATCCGGCGCGAACCTCTTCTCGCCGCATGGGACAATGACTTCCTTCCGTCTGCCACGCCCGCAGCCAGCCCTATTTCTGCTGCGGCTGCGGCTGCTGCGGCTGCGGCTGCTGCGGCTGCGGCTGCTGCGGCTGTAGCTGTTGTTGCAGTTGCTGCAGTTGCTGCAGCTGCTGCAACAGCTGCTGCAGCTGTTGCGCGTTCTGGGGGTTGGCGTTGAGGTTGTACAGCTGTTTTACCCACTCGTCTACTTGTCCGCTGTCTATCCCTCCCGGCCCTCCGGTGCCTTCGCCGCCGAGAATCGTCTTTATCTGCTGGATCACTTCGTCCTTCTTCTGGGCATCGGACTTCTCCGGCGACTCGCTGCTGAAGAACTGGGGCAAGATGCCGAGGGCAGCCAGGACGCCGCCCGCGCCAGCCGTCTGCGGCGAGCCGAAGACAGCGCCGCCAGCGGCAGTCAAGGCGCCACCGAGTATCATGATCTTCTGGAGCGTGCTCATGCGGCTGGGGTCCATGCCCAGGAACTTGAAGACGGTGTCTATCTTGTCCGTGATGCCGCCCGTCATCTTCTTGACCCGCTCGCCCTCGTGGCCGATGACGGAGCGCAGCAGGTCCAGGCGACCCTTCTCGTCCAGAAGGTCCAGCTTCTTCAGGTAAGCATCCACGTTATGGTGCAGGATCTCCGGCACCTTCTCCTGTACTGACGACAGGATAGCGTCCCGGGCCTCGTTTACCTTCTTTCCTACCGCACTGCTCACCGCTTCATTGGCCTTGTCCACGGCAGCAACTCCCAGACCGGTGATACCTAATGCGGCGCCGGCGCGGAAGAACGGGCTATTCCTGTAGGCGGCTGCTGCCTGATCCGCAGCAGATAGAGGAGGTCCCTTGTGACTCCCATACCTAATCACATTCCATACCTTGCGTACCGGGTACTCTATCGGCGCCCCGGCGCCAAGCAGGAATTTCTGGGCGTTCTCATCTACCTTGCCTACATTGCCAGAGTACCACTTTGCCAGCGAACTCAACGCGCCCGAGGAGTTAGGATACTTAGACAAGTACGCCCGCGCGCCGCCCTGACCGAAGCCGGTAGCAAGACTAGCAAGGGCAAGCCAGTTCCTAAAGTCAAACGGCCGCTTCCAGTAATTGCCCTTGGTAAATTCTTCGGCAACAATCGCGTCGATTTTCTTTTTCACATTTTCGTCATTAAGGTCAATGTTGGGATTTATACTCTTGGCCTGTTCCTCCACTGCCCGCCGTAAATCCTTTTCCGTCACCCAGCCAATCCTGTTGGACGCCGTGTCCACAAGGGAGCCGAGACCGTAGCCGGTCATGCCAGTGTGCAGCCCGTGCAGGCCAATGGAGAGGGCTGACTGCGGTTTATTCATCATGAACCTGCGCGCACGCGGCGAGAAGGCCGCGGCGGCGCTAGCTGCTCCAATCCAGGGAGTAAATTTACTTTCCAGAGGCGTGTCCTTGGTCCACTCATCGGCGGCATAGTAGCCACTTAACCCGGAAAGGAAGAGGTCGATCCATGATCCTTGGATCATGTCGTCTGCCCCAGGGGCGGCGTTTGGGCCGCCCGGAGCAGCGGGGCTTGCTGGAGCAGCGGGGCTTGCTGGAGTAGCGGGGCCTGGAGTAGCGGGGCCTGGAGTAGCAGATCCTCCTGGATTAGGGGGGCCTGGAGTCTGCGGAGGATGAGGAGGCCCAGACGGCGGAGGAGGCGCCGCCGGCGGCTGCTTCGGCGGCTGCTTCGGCGGCGCCGGACTGCCGGATTGGGCCGTATTATCTACAGTATTTTCGCCGGTTATTTTCTTGGTAATTCTGTCTTTTATTTGCTGGTTATTCCCTTCGATTATTTTCTGGGCATCTCTGCCGCTAGTCACTCCTCCGGAGATTTCCTGGGCATCTCTACCGGTGGAGGGAACCACCTTCCCATCACCAGGGATGGCAGGCTTGGTAGGAACCCCGTCAACAACCCTGGGAGTGGTAGGAGCCACCGGCCTAGCAGTGGTGGAAGGAACCGACAGCCTAGAACTACCTACGGAAGTAGTAGTTCGGCCAAGTCCAGTAGGAATAGCCTTAGGAATTTTAGGAATTTTAGGAACAGCAGCGAGCGCGCTCTTAATGAACCATGCCGGCGTCAGGAAACCCTCGCCCGCCGCCGTGGAGAGCACGGAGAAGTCGAGGCCCTCCTTGTCCATCCGCTCCTGTATCCGCTCCTCCGCCTTACGCCGGAACCGGTCCAACGACTTCCAGGCTTCCATGCCGAACGCATGGTTCTCCCGTCGATGACTGAAGGTCAGGCCGTGACCCTCGCCAGCGGCCGAACGCTGAGGCGAACGGGTGGCCATGTCCGCCTGGGCCGCCAGCTTGACGGGAATGGCGTGCCCGGTCAGGGCCAAATGGATGGCCAGCCTCTTGAACGCCAGGGAGGCGCCATCGTCAGAGGACTGCTTTTGCTGCTGCTGCTCCGGCACCACCGGAGGCGTCGAAGGGGCAGGAGAAGAAGGCAGCGGAGGAGGGTTCTGGTGGAAGGGGCCGAGGCCGTGGTACTTCCGCCGCGCCTGCATCTCACGAATGCGGTCCAGCAGGAACGTGCCGCCTGCCAAGCCGAGACCGAGGCCGCCCAGGGCGCCCCAGGCACGGCCACGCGGGCCGGCACGCAGCAGGGATCCCAGACCGTAGCCGGCACCACTGCCCAGCAGGCCGAGGCCGCCAGCACTAATAAGGTCGCTGGGACGGGTCGGATCGAAGCGCGTGTGCGTGGGAACCGGACGGTTCGGGTCCAGCGGCTGCTTCTTGGACTGGAACCGGGAGCGGACCCTGTCCAGCAAGCTGCCAGCCGTCTTCTCCCGACTGGCAGCGCAAAAAGCGTTTTTTAGAAGCGGGAACGGCAGCATCCAGATGGATGGATAGCTGGCTGTCTTGGACCCCAGCACCATCCCCTGGGCATCAACGTCCTCCAGCACCTGGCTGAGCGACGGCTCCTCCTCCTGGCGTAACTTATCCTCTAGCAAACGGAGCATTATGGCCTCGTTTAGGGCCTGATCCGAGGTCTTGGGATAGGGCTGCGGCGGTCGAGGATTGGATGGCAGGGGAGGAGGCGGCGGTGCCTGCAAGGGCGCCTGCACCGGCGCTCCCGACAACGGGTCAATAGGAGCAGGAGCAGGAGCAGGAGCAGGAGCAGGAGCCGGAGCGGGAACAGGCATGCCACCCGGGAAAGGAGCGCCGCCGCCTGGAGGAGGCGGCGGCATCATCCAGGGAGGCGGAGGCGGCGCAGGAGCCGCCATGCCAGGCGGACCCTGCGGAGGTGGCACGTTGGCCGTCACGCCAGGGACCGGCTGAAGGCCAGCCGGCCCGGCTACTGCCTGAGCATTTTTTTCCCGAATGGTGACAGCTGTATGGAGTTGCGACGACAATTGCGGGTGGAAGCCGCGCGCCAGCGATGGAACAGGCGCGTTTCCGTTCCGGCCAAACAGGAAGTAAGCTGCCATCGGACCACCCTCATCCACCAACACAGTGGGGAAGCGGACCGGAGGCAGCACCCCGGCCTGTTTGTCCAGCTGCCGACGCAGAGCGAACGCCGGCGCCATGAAACGGAGCAGCCAGTCAACCTGCGCCCCGGATCCAGCCTGCGCACCCTGCTTCATCGCCGCCTGCGATCCCGCCACGCCCGCAGCAGTAGCAGGTGTCAGCGGAGGAAGACGGACCTGTGCCGCCACGTTGGGTCTCGCCCGAGCTGCCCTCTCCGCAGCAGCCAGGTTCTTCCCAGGGCCAAAAGGAAACATGGCCGAGAAGTGCCCCATGCCGCGTTCCCAGCCGCCCCGGAGGTCGAGACTGGGCTGGCTAGCGTACCGGTTCGCGCGCTTGTCCATGCTTACCTTCCCGGGACAGGATGGCCAGAAGTGTCAGGAGACATCATCACTGTCGCCAGGCCAGGGACAGCAGCAGGGATGGTGGGAGGGCTGGCAGCCATCCCACCATCCCTGCCACGTTCCTAGCGACGGCCGCCACTTGCCAGCTGGGCCAGCGCCTGGGCATTGGCGGACACGCGGTCGCCGATGGAGCCTATCGCTCCGCCGAGCGTGCCGCCGGCCAGAATGCCTGGCAACAGGCGGAGCAGGGCCCCATACCTTCCTCCTAACCGACCACCGCCGACCGGCAGCCGTTGCAAGTGGCGTGGCAAGTTGCTCAGTCCCTGGGACGCCCGCAGGTAGGCGTTGCGCATGGCGGGCATGGCAGTTCTGGCAGGACTCAACAGGTGCTGGGCACCGGCACCGATCATGGAACCGATAGCGGCGCCGCCAATGCCGATGGGGCCGATGCCCTGGTCGTCAACTGCCTGGGGTTGCTGCTGCGCCGGGGCTGTCTGCGTGCCGAAGAAGAGCGCCTTCTTCGTCATCCGTTCCAGTTCCTTGGCGCCACGGCTGACAGGCCCCGTGAAGGTGCGCTGCTTCGTGTACCGCAAGCGCGGTCTCGAAGGGAGGACATCCAAATCGGAATCCTCCTCATCGGCCTTCTTGGCCCAGGCCACCGTGCTGCGCGCTATCTTGGTCGCCAGCACGCCGCGCTGCTCGCCATTCAGGTGAGGATAGGCGGACCGGATCGCCCGCGTCAGCGACTTGCCGGCTAGCAGCTCGCTCTGGAGCTTGCGCACCTGCGCCGCCTTCTCCAGCGGCAGAACCCGGCAGATGTCATCCAGGTGGCTGCACATCAAACAGGCCGCCTGCTGCCGCACCAGGTCGCTCGCCTTCTTGACGACCGCCGAGCGCATGGCGTTCAACAGCAAGTCAGAAGCCCGCTTCTGCCGCCGCCGACGCCGGAGAAGGCGACCGATGCCGTAACCCGCCGAACCACCAGCACCCAGAAGACCGCCGCCAATTATCAAGGCGCGCGCTACCGGGTCCATCGACTCCCAATTCTTCTGGGCACTGTCCAGCAAGGGTGCAACACGCTCAGCGTAAAAGGCAGGGATGTCCTTCTCCACGAGCCCCCTGGCCCTCTCCTGCATCGCCTGCCAGCCCTCCTGAAGAGGAGCGCCAAACTGATTATACAGTTTCCGCAGCCAGCCAGGCTCTTCCTCCACATTGCTTGTCGTCGCACCACTGCCTGCAGCCGCACCACTGCCTGCAGACGCATCGCTCGCTGCGGCCGCATCGCTTGCCGCCGCAGCCGCATCGCCCGCTGCCTTCACGCCTCTTCTCTTGCGCAGACGCCGGAGAAGACGGCTGAGGCCGTAACCCGACGCACCGCCAGCACCCAGAAGTCCGCCACCAACTATCAAGGCGCGCGCCAACGGGTCTAGCGACTCCCAATTCTTCTGGGCACTGTCCAGCAAGGGCGAAACACTCTCTGTGTAAAAGGCAGGGATGTCCTTTTCCACGAGCCCCCTGGCTCTGTCCTGCACCGCCTGCAAGCCCTCATTAAACCTGTTCACCAGGGGAGCGCCATGCTGCTCATACAGTTTCCGCAGCCAGCCAGGCTCTTCCTCCACGTTGCTTGTCGCCGCACCACTGCCTGCGGCCGCACCACTGCCTGCGGCCGCACCACTGCCTGCGGCCGCATCGCTTGCCGCCGCAGCTGCATCGCCCGCTTCCTTCTCGCCTCTTCTCTTGCGCCGGCGCCGGCGCTCTATCAGGCGATCCAGGCCGAAGCCGGCCAGGCCGCCAGCTCCCAGAAGTCCGCCGCCAATCAGCAGGGCACGGGTGGTCGGGTCCAGCTTGTCCAGCCCCAGTCTGCTCCCCAGACGGGACAGCCAGTTCAGACTACCGGAGTCATCAGGCGCTGTAGGCAGAGTTAGCAAGCTCTTCAGGCGGCGGAGATGCTCATCCTTGATAGGAGACGAAGCTAGCCCGCGATTCAGACGGTGGATAGACTCAGCAGCCGCGATAGGAGGAGAAGTTAGCCAGCGACTCAGGCTGCGAGAGAGAGGACCAATATAACTATTATCATTGGTAGGAGGCGAAAGTAGCTGGCTCTGCAGTTGCTCAATGTTCTTCAGATTGCGGCTAAACTCATCTCCGACAGAATCCTGAGACGGAGGAGGTATCTGGCGTCGCAGGTTGCGGAAAAGCCCAAGATTATCATTATTGTTAGAAGGCGAACTATCATCCTTGGTAGGAGAAATTAGCCAGCGCTGCAGGTGCTGCAGGTTGCGGAGAGGCTCCTCCTCAGCAAGAGGCTGAGGCGGAGCTAGATATTTCCTCATGTAGCCGCTGAGAGATGAATCAATAGGCTCTCCACGGGAAGGCGCGGCCATCTTTTGGAACCAAAGACGGCGCACCGCCGGCACGGTCGTCTCGTACAGCTCCTGGAGTCTCCTAGCCCCCAGGGAAGAACCGGAACCACCGGCCACCCCGGCCCTCTTCTCTCTTCTCCGTGCGTCCATGTCGATCCTCCGTCTGACGCCGGCGGACGTGCCGGCAGGAAACGTCTCCATGCCAGCCACTCCCCGGGCCGGCCCACCCAGCGCCGCCATGTCCGGCGCACCGTCCACGGCGCTGCACCTCTTCTCCCTCCCCTTCCCGTTCCCCTTCCCGTTCCCCTTCTTCTGGCCAACGCGCTCCGGCAAGTCCGCGTCGTCCGGGGTATGGGCCTCCCAGCGCCGCGCCATCTCCGGATCGTTGGCCCACATCCAGCGGCGCTGCGCCTCGCTACGAAAAGGCATGACTGGTTCTCCCTTCCTGTCGGCGCAACTATCCTTCACCCCTACCTGCCGCTTCCTTATCCCCGCCCTCTCCGTCCCGGAGGAAAAATCGGAGGCAGCGCTCCTCGGTGCCGGCCGGCAGGACGCCCCGGAACCGGTCCAGATAGGACAGCAAGGCCCCACGGAGAAGCTGACGGTCCACGGAAACGTGGACCTCCTGGTCCTCGTCGGTGCCCAACGTCAGACGGTAACGGCCGGTAGGGACCACTACCCCGGCAGCGGGACAGCGCAGGAACTGCCGCGCGCACAGGATGCGGAACAGACCGCCGCGCGTGTGCAGGGCGAGCGAGTTCTCCACCCACTCCGAGGACCAGCCGTCCGGGCCAGAGGAGACCGGCGGCGCCGCGTCCGTCTCTGCCTCGGACAGGAACCCTTCCAGATAGGCCACGCCAGCAAGCACCTGGCGCAGGCCGAACGCCAGCTCGGGGTGGTCTGTCTCCCGGAGTAGACCGTCCGCAAGTAGCAGCAGGCGCCGCAGCTCGCCACGGGACGGAAAGTTGGCGGGCAACACCGGCATGGCCTTTCCTCCATGAAACAGCCAGCCAGCATTATCTCGTTTTAACGGGTGTCACGCCAGGCGGACCTGGGGGCTCCGCCCACGATGGGATCCAACCCACATCACCCATCATCCACCTCAACGGGGCGTCCACGGAAGAGAAGGAAAAGTGGAAACGTTGCCTTCCAGAGTGTCTTGTCCAGGGGCGTCGCTGCCCGTCACGGCGATGGCATGGCACTCCTGCATGGTGCCAGGGACGTGAGTACCCGGGCAGATCACCAGCGTGTCGTTGTTGGACAGCCGGACGCCGTGGTTGAAGTCCACGAAGAAGTTCTCCACGACACGGTTCCTCTGCAAGAAGTCGCTCGCCCAGGACAGAAAAGCGCCGACCGGGGCAGAGGCCAGCTCGCGGGCCAGGTCCAGCGCCTGCGGCTGCGGTCCCTCCATCCAGCGGCGAGCCGCCGCCTCCCTGTGCTCCTCCACGTACCGGTCCCACAGGTACTGAAGCAGATGGGGCAGACTAGCCTGCCTGCGGGGGACGCCGCCATCGCCAGCAGAAGTGATAGGATGGATCGAAGCAGATGGGAACATAGGCCATTTCCTTTCTGAACTTCTCTGGAACTTCTCCGGGTCAGAGTGAGGGTCAGACCGTCTCGTCGCTGCCCTCGCAGTCGAAAAAGTACATCTGCACCAGCCGGCCATTATCGACACGGGTGCCAAAGTAGCGGTTGCCAGCATGGCACAGACGCGCGTTCCAGATGGCCAGACGGTTGTACACGTTGCCAATGACGTCCACCACCTCCCAGGCCGTAGGGTCCAGCAGCTTGTCCTCGTACATCTGCCGCTGGGCCAGCGCCAGCGGAATGCGGCGCAAGCGGGCGGACTCCTCCGGCGTGCGGCCGCCCGTCGCCCGGGAGCGGACTAGCACCGTGCCAGCCTCCGGCGGCGCCTGCGGCGTCAGATAGATCACGGCGGCGTAACTCTGCGCGTCGCTGTGGTAGACAACCTGGTCGCCGCCCAGCGACACCTGGAAGCAGCCGTTGAAGCCGTGCTCCTCCCAGCGCGTGATCTTCCGACCCAGGTAATGCTCAAAGCGCTCCTTGACGCCCGGCCACAGGAAGCGCTGCTCGGAGCGCTGCACCTTGTACTGGGCATGGTTGCGGACGTAGCGCTGCCGCAGGGCCAGGGCTCGCACCGCGTCCGGGTCGGCCAGAAAATCGTCCACGATGACCAGGTTGGGGCGTGGCTGGTTCAGCTGCGGCGTCATGCAACCCCCAGATGACGTGCCGGCGAAGAGACAGACAGACCCCCCGAGAGCATGCCCGCCTTGCGGGCCAGCTCCTGCAAGCGGTCGTGCGGCGGGTCAAGCTCCGAGATCATGGTGTAACACTGCAAACCATCGTCGTCGCCCGGGTAGATGCCGCGGTGGATGACGGTGGGGCGGCCGTCCCCCTCCGGGTAGGCGGAGCCGACAATGCGGTCCAGCATGGTGAAGCCGGCGGCAAAAAAGTCCTTGCTGAAGGTGTGCAGCACCTCCCGGCTCCCCACGAACACGCAGGCCGCCTTCCTGCCCGTGCGCAGGTCCACCTGGGCCAGGACGCTCTCGGCCAGCTGCTCGCGGATGGCCGTGGAGATGTCCGCCGGCCCCTGGACCCGGTCCAGGGGAATGTCCGCCGAGCCCATGACGACTACGCCGCCGTCCAGCAGCTGGGCCAGCTCGCTGCGGTCAAAGGTGATGTACGGGCTCTTGCAGGCCGCCAGCTGGTTGAACAGGTGAAGCAGCCGGCTGACCAAGAAGTTGCTTTTGGGCAGCAGCTCGCCCATCGCCGGCTGGTACAGGGAATGCACACGGTCATTGTCAATGACAACCAGAGGGCTGACCCGGTCGGCCAGCAGCTCGCGGAAGGCCGCGACCGCGTTGCGACAGACCGTCTGGCCCTCGTCCACGGACGGCAAGGACACCAGCGCGCCGACACGCGGCGTCTGACCCTTGCTCTCCATGTACTTCCGGGCCAGCCGAACCAGTGGCAGCGCTGTCCCCGAGCCCGTGCCGCCGCCCAGGCCGACACAGATCAAGGCATAGTCCAGGTCGTTGCCCCAGGCGCGCTGGAAGAGTTCCCAGACCTCCTCGTCGCGGCCAGCGAGCGCCTGCCGCGCCCGCTGCATGTCCTTCATGGCGCCGCCGGTGCCAAGGGACAGCAGGGGCACCTTGGGGTCGATGCCGTCACTGTCCTGGTCGGTCGTGTTGAAGGTGCCAACGCGACGGTAGCCCAGCTCCCAGAAAGCGTGGGCCATGCGCCCACCCCCCTGGCCGGTGCCCACGAAGGCCAGACGGAAGGCCGTGTCGTAGGGGAAGGAGTCGTGGATGACGACCTGGCGGGCCGCCGGCCGGTGCGCGGCCGGGCTCAGGCGGGACGCCAGGTTGCCGAGGCCGACAGGCGCGGCCGCCGGCCCACTCTTCACCCCTCCTCCTCCCTTTCCTCCCTCTTTCCTCCCCGCCGCGGCGGACGGAGACTGCCGTGGTGTCCTGTCAGCAGCCATGTAGCTTGCTCCTCCTTGACTCTCTAACTTGCAACTCGCCATGCCTCCCCGCTGCCGAACTCCCGTCATGCCGTCCAGACGGCGGACCACAGCTCATTGAAGCGCCGCCGGTGCTCGTCCAGATGCCACGGCTGCTGCTGCAAGCGCAGCAACGTCCACTTGTCGGCCAGCACCTCCGCGCAGGACGACAGGGACTGGCCGAAGGAAGGCACTGCCACGGGCGCCTGGGACGGGCCGGTGCGGACCTCGCAGGGCACCAGCACTCCGTTGATCCCCGGGGCAATCAGCTCGCTGTACGGCTCCACGTCATAGGCGATGCACGCCGCGCCGCAGGCCAGAGCGCGTGTGACGTGGATGCCAAAGTCGCTGCGCACGCCGGCGACAAACACCCAATCGTGACGGTGCAGCTCGCGGACCTGCTCCACCAGGTTGGCGGCCAAGCGCACGTGGCGGAAGCGGTGGCCCCAGCGGCTGGCCAGGCGCTTGATCTGCCGCCGGTCCTGCCGCGCCCAGGACTTGAGAGACAGCAGCGTGATCTCGACCTTCTGGTGCAGCCCCAACAGGTCATCGGCCAGCTGAAGGAGCAGCGGGCCGCTGAAGTCAATGGCAGCCGCATCGCACAGGAAACAGACGCGCAGGACGGCGTCCGCCACCGTGCCGTCACGCTGCACGCTCGGCAGACCAGACTCCCACTTGCACCAGGTCAACTTGCTGCTGTCCACGTCCCTCCGGCCAGCAAAGGCCAGCGTCCGCAAACGGTCGCAACAAACCTTGCTGGGGCAGACCACATGGTCGTACAGCGCCACTGACTCCACGTCCGCCGGCCGCAACGCATGCCAGCACGGCACCAGCACCTGCCGCGCCTTCTCCGCCACCAGCTGGGTCTGCCGCCGGACCTCCGGGTCGCAGACAAAGTGGGTGACAGCCATGCACCCCCGCACTGCCCGGTACAGGCCGTCGCCCTTGCCCGACAAGACCCGCTGGTCCCAAAAGGAGTGAATGCCGGCCTCGTGCCGTCCGACCGCCACGAGACGGACCGTGAGTCCCAGCGAGATCCCCAGGTCTGCCAACCGGATCGCTGCCGCGGTGGCCTCGCAACGGCCATAGGGCGCGACAATCCCGATCATGCCCGCCACTTCTTCCGTAACCACTGTCCACGACGGTACTTGTCCCCCCGCGTCACCGACCGGTAATGGAACACGAAGCTGCCAGGGCAGAAGCCGGCCCGCAGACCAGCGGCCCGCCAGCGCTGCTGCAACTCGTACTCCTGCAAGGTCATGAGTGGGGTCGGGTTCCTCTGCCCCCGCGCATTGGTGTCGTTGCGCGGCCGAAACGGCTGGCCGTCCGCGTAGCAGTGGTCCCACCAGGTCCGCGTCCTGGCCAGCAGACAGAAGCCGTTCAGGCGCCCCGCCACGCACAACAGGCCGTGCCGGGCGCGCAGGCGGGCAGCCGTCTCGGCAATGTCCTCTTCCCGGTCGGACGGGACGTAACCATCCAGCCAGCGGCGGACCTCCTGCGCCGCCTCGCTGCCCGGGGCGTTGCTGACCGGACCGGCCAGGTCCAGGTTTCCAGCAGACAGGTGGTGCAGCAGTGGCTCGCACCAGCCCGGAGAAAACAGCACGTCGCTGTTGGTCACGCAGGTAAAGGTGCAGTCCGCCTCCCGGGCCAGACGCAATCCCGCGTTCCAGGCGGCCGTCAGGCCCGAATTACGGGACAGACGGAGGAAGACCGTGGACGGCAGGTTCGCCGGCCGCGGCTCCTCGCTGGCATCGTCCACCACCACGACCTCCGCCGGCACCGGCCGCGTGTGCCGGAGGGCAGACTGGATAGCATCCTGGGCGTAGTCCCAATGGTTGTAGACCGGGATGACAATGCCCAGCTTGTCCACACCCACGCGCCTCCTTGGTCCTATACCGGGACAGGAGCGCCGGCCTGCGCCTGGGCCAGGGCCGCGTTCCCTGCCGCGCGCCGCGTCTCGTTGCGCTTCTGCGCCATGCGATCCTTGACCATCCCGTGCAAGGCCAGGTTGTACTGCTTGAGCTTGCGCAGCTCGCTGTCCTTGACCGACTCGGGCAAGGACAATAACTCGGTCGCCAGGCTGTCGGCCACGGACAGCATGTCCTCGGGCGACTGGGGCACGTTGGGCGGCACCGAGGCCAGGTAGGCCGTCACGGGGCCCTGGCCCGTCATGGCGCCCACCATACCGCCGCCCTGAGTCGCTCCGCCCGCGTCGGGAGCCGACGCGTCCGCAGGCGCGGCACCCAGCTGACCCTTGGCCACCTGCTGGGCGAAGCCGGCCTGCTGCATCTCCTCCTGGATGCGGGACTGCATCTCGGCCTGGAAGCGGGCCTCCTCCGCGATCCGCCTCTGCTCCTTGTGCCAGTCGTAGCCCAGGTCGCGCAGCACCGTCGTGCCCGAGATCTGCTGCGACATCATGAGCTGCGCCGCCATCATCTGCTTTTCCAGGTTGTCCGCGATGGTGACACGCTTGAGCTTGGCCACAATGATCTCCCACGACATGATCTGGGAGACCTGCCGCACCAGCCATTCCAGAAAGGCGTTGGCATCATGGACCAAGTGGTGCCAGGTCGATTCGAACAGCCGCAGCGCCACCGGCGCCGTCTGGAGCTGGAGCGAACCGTTGTACAGCTCGACCGGCGTGCCGGCGTCGTTCAATAGCACCTCGTGCCCCTGGTCCAGCAGGTCGCGCGGGGCCAGTTGATTGGCGTCGGCACCGAACACCTGAAAGTTCACCGGGAAAGGAAAGACCTGGATGGCAGCCGGGTCGCGCCGGCGGCGGCGGATCATCTGCTGCGCCATCATGCGGAAGTCATGCCCCGAGTACATCGACATGGGGTCCAGGGCCACGCCGCCCCGACTCTGACCCTGGGCCGGCGCCGGCGTGATGACGCGGAAGGGAATGACGTAGTCCAGGGCAATGGCCTCGTTGAAGCGACGCAGCACCTGCACATACCAGATCTGACGGAAGTTGGACAGGATGCGCGGCAGGCCCCAGCCCCGCACCATGATGCCGCTCAGCGTCGGCTCCTTCATGTGAAAGATGGCGTCCGGGTTGAAGCGGTACATCTGGTTGAGGTGGACGGCCCGGATCACCTCCTTGGGAGCACGCTCCAGGTGGAACAGGTGCCCCCGGCGGACCTGCATCTTGTAATCCTCGGGGATGCGCCACAGGTAAGAAACGTCGTCCGTGTACAGGTCGTGCAGGATCTCGATCTCGTGCGGACTCCAGACCTTGATGCGCAGCTTCTTCTCCAGGTCTTCCTGCTCGTCATGGACGATCCAGGCCCCCGTGTAGCCGGAACCCACCTTGCAGATGGGGCAGGTGGCATGGAACTCGGGGATCTGCCAGCGGAAGGAGAAGGCCGGGTTGTTATAGACCTCCTTGAGGACAAACGAGCTGCCGCACTTGGGGCAACGCAGGAAGCGCCGGAACGGCACCACGACGGAAGCAAAGGAGTTGCCGTAACAGTTGGACGTCAGCACGCCGTTGGCCAGGACGAAGCTGTGCGTCTCCGGCTCCACGCAACAAAAGACCTCGTCGAAGATGCCAGTACGCCGGACGGCCCGGACGCCCACAGACATCTCGTCCGGCCGCACGGACAGGTAGCTGGTCAGGAACCTCTTCCGGTGCCTGCGCCGCAGAAAGTCCTGCGCCAGCAGGAAGGAGCGCAGGAGCGTGACGTGGTACATCCGGCCGTGGTAAGTGCCAATGCTCCCGTCCGGCCGTACGCACGGACCCACCTGGTCATGGCCATGCACGTGCCCCGCCACCATGCCGATCCGCGGCAGCTGCTCCGCGATGGCCTCCAGCGTGGAACGCGACCGCCGCGCCAGGACCACGTGGCCGTGCTCGTCCACGGAGCCCTCCGCGGCTAGCAGGCCAGCAACGAAGCCGTACCAGTAGGAGGCGCCGCACCGCGCCGGCGGCAGCGCCTGGTAACGGGCCGGCAGGCCAGCGACCATGACCATGCCCGGGTTGCCGGGCGACTGCTGCACCACATAGCCCGCCGAGGTGAAGCGCGCCAACAGCTCGTCGTCCAGGTCCACACCGAAGCGGGCCGTGCATTGCTCGCCGTCCAGTAGCAGCAAGTAGCTGGCGCCGAAGGCCAGCCCGTGCAGCACGCCAGCGTCGAAGTCAGCGTCCTGGGGCGGCCGCGGGGCCACTGTCCGCTGGATACGGTGGTTGCTGCTCAGCTCCGTGGTCGGCACACGGAACTCCTCTCCCACGCAGGTGTGGACGATCCACTGGTGTTCCGGCGTGGCCAGCACCACACTGCCGTCGCTAAGCTCCACCTCCAGCAGCTCCTGCTGTCCAAAGGAGTGGAAGGAGGCCGTCCGGTAGACTCCTCCCCGGGACAGCACTTCCACCGTCTGGCCCGCCAGGTCGCGCAGGCGGAAGACTCCGTCGCGCGTGACAACCTTGACGTCGCCGTGGAAGCACATGCGGTTGCGCAGCTTGTTCTGCAAGACCGTGGTGACGTTCAGGACATCGTTGAGGAACGAGGACCACTTCTCCGTCTCCTCCTCGCTGGCGTCCGAGATGTCAATGTCGGTGAGGAAGTAGGAGATGATGCGCTCCATCGCCATGCGGTACGTGCCGAACATGGAAAAGACGTACTCGCACCAGCGCAGGGCCGAGCGCATGTTGGTCGGCACGCTCAGGCTGGCAATGTCCAGAAACGGGTCCGGGTACTGCGTGCCGCCGCCTACCCCCGAGAACTGCGAAAACTGGCTGTACAGCGCCAGCTGGCTCATGCTGGACCTCCACTACCGCGGCCGGGACGCTGGCACCCGCGCCCCCGGACCACGTCCGCCATGCGGCTCACGATGTCATCGCCGCAAGCTGGCCCGCCATCTCCCCGGAGAGAACCCTTCTTTTGCTGCTGGGAACACCCCACGTCGCCGCCAGCGACGTCCGCCGGGTCCGTGTCCGGCTCCGGGACCAGGTCCAGGTCTTCCTGGGTCACGCCGCGCTTTTCCATGCCTTTCCTCCTGTCTCTCCCCCGGCGGCAGCCGCCGGCCGTCTACCTGCCAGACGGCTCACCGCTCGTCGTAGTCCAGGTGTTCCGTGTCTCCCTTGACCAGGACAATATGGTCGAAGACGCCAAAGGAATAATGCAGTCCCATGCTGCCCACCGTGAACGACTTCTTGAGATGAGGGACGTGCAGCTTCAGCTGGGTCTCGCCCAGGTTCGGCGGCAGGTACTGCGTGCCGTCCTCGAAGCGGGTGTCGTAGACCAGCACGACGCAGCCGTCACTGTCAATGACGTCGTGGTAGCGCGCGCTGTGCTTGCCGGCACCTGGGATCTCGAAAAAGACCTGCCGCTTGGCCCGGTTGCCCACCGGGCCCGTGACCCAGGGCAGGTTGAGCGTCTCGAAGCCGCCAGTCGGGACTTCTTCCCCTTCCTCGACCCCCGCCGACCGAACGCCCCGCCTGGACCCGCGCCGCCCGGACGGCAAGGTATCCTCCTCGCCAGCCCGCCCATCTTCCAGGACTTCCTCGGCCTCCTGCATGGGACGGCTGCGCCGGAGACGCGGGTGAACAGGGCTGGACGTACCGTCATCACTCATGTCGCCGTGGCCAGGTGCCGGACGCTGCCCAACCCCGGCGGCTGGCACGGAAGGCAAGGGGTTCTCCGGAGAACGTTGCGCCACCAGGGCGGCAAGCTGCTGCTGCACGCTGACCACCGCCTGCATCATGGCCATGACGTTCGGGTCCGCGGCCGCGGGCGGGACCGGCGCCAGCGGGTGATGATAGACGGCCGGCGCCAGGTAGGTGGAAGGCAGAACGGCAGGTTCCCGGGGAGGCGGTGGAACCGGCGCCGGCGCCAGATAGGGGGCCGGGCCGGCGACCGGGGTGGCGGCCGGGATGGCCGGTGCAGCAGGGGAAGGGGAGGGAGCCGGAGCGGCCGGAGAGGAAACGGCGGCCGACGCCGGCGCGCGCTCCCGACCAGAGGAAGACGAAGGGACGTCCGGCGTGGTAGAAAGGGAGCCCCGCCGTCGCTTCAGCGATGACGACGGCGTGCCCAAAGCGTAAAAAACATGGTGCGGCTGCTGCGCCTGAGCAACCGCCTGCCGCAACTTCTGCGGATCGACCGAGCAGGGGTCAAACACCACGCCGCCGTCCGGAGCGTCTGGATCAACGTGGACCGGTCCCGGATCGTTGTGGTCGAAACCGCTGCTCCTACCGTCCGGTAGCGCCGCGGGTATGGTGACAAAATTCTTGACGGGGCCATTGTCGATCTTGCTCAGCTGGTGCGAGTCCGGAGCAAGATAACTGGTCCTGTCTGGCGTGTGGCGGACAGCCGACTCGTTCCTGCCATCCGTGCCATCCCACCAGGGAGTCGATCCATTCTCAGCCATAAGGTTTGCTTCTCCTCTTCCTCCTTCCGCCCGCCATGCCCGTCCCCCCAGCCGCCCGCTCATCCTAGCCTGATAGCTAAAGAAAAGCTAGTCTTCCCTGCCACTTCGGAGCAAACCACAAGCGGGGGAAGACACACCGGCCAGGTCGGTAAGATACCGACCAGGCCGGTGACAGACACGTCATTTACCGTTACCGTAGCTGGCAGGAAACCGGACGCCCTGAAGGACGCCGACCCGCCCGCTCCGGCAAGGAAACCCTCGGATCAGCCGGGGTAAAGTCGGCCTCGACCCCCGGCAGGGCAATGCGCCAGTTGTACCACTGGCGCTTATTGTCCGTGCCGAGTCCCAGTCGAAGAGTCGGAAAGATCCAAGCCTCCAACTCCTCCCGGTAGTACGGCATGCTTGGCTCCACGTCCCACATCATGTCGTCTACCAGCGTGGCCGAGCTGGAAGCTGCCGCGGCGACCATCACCGACGGCAGGTAGACTACCCCTGGGCGCACACGGACCACCTCACGCATGAAGAACATGCGGAGGTAATCGTGCATCCTCCCACCCAGGGAGCGGGTGAGACGGTCCCAGCAGACACTGAGGGGCTTTCGCTCCCACCCGGGCACGTCCGTGACGCCTCTCACCACCTCCGTGGCGAGCACCTCGCCTTCCTTGACCAGCGCGCCGTTGGACACCCGGACGTCCGCTCCGGGGCCGAACGCCACCACGGTAGGGGGCAGGTCCCCTCCGACCCTCGTCACCATGACCTGGTAGCGCGACGCTTCCCGCCGCACGAATGCAACCCCCCTGTGGGGAGACTTGTACGGCGAGAATCCGCGCCCCAGGAAATGGTCGCGGAAATCTTCCGTCACCACGCTACCCTCCAGCGCGCGGTCAGACAGAAGACCATCCAGCTCGCTCTCGTGTATGCCAAGGTAGCACCTTGGCATCCATACCTCCGGACCTTCCATCCGGTCCGTCAGACCAGGTCCGAAGGCGAACAGCTTCCCCCAGCTGCTCACCCCGAAACGGGCGGCGAGCTTGTCCCGCCCAGAGGTGACGTCACTCCAGGGAGAGCGGAAGGCAAAGGCCGTGGTGGTCATGGCCCAGTTCAGCCCATTCAGAATTCGGAATATTCTGGGCTGGCCACCGGCTGCCGGAAGGACATCGGGGCCTGCCGGAAACGTGATTTCACTGCCTCCCCGCGAAACCACTACCCGGTCGTGAGGCATCACGCGGAAGTCGCACGACCGGCATCCGTCCGCATGGCACAGGTGTGGCATGCCGAACTTCACCTGGGCCCTTGCCTGGTACGTGGCCAGGTGGACCTCTCTGGTCTTCTCCTTACCAGAGTGGTCCTTCCCGAGACGGAAGTGACCGGATGGAATGTCCACCATCCAGGCCCAGCGGACTTCCCTGTCCGGGACCAGGATGCGGTCCCCCAGGCTCACAATGCCGTCTCCCGCGTACCCGTCCGCGAGGTACGCGGCCAGGCCCACGCACCCACGGAATACCTCCCTCGCAGGGACGGTCAGCAGCACTTCCCGGTGCTTCTGCCAGTCGCTCACCTCCCCGGCGACTGAGGCGTCCGCCAGGAGACGGACGGAGCCGTCACCCACCTCTACCTCTAAGTTACGGTGAGCAGCCGCCTTGGTGACTGACATCATAACCTTCCCTTCCCCACCATGACTTCATCATGCACGGCACATCCGCGCATTCCTGAGCGAAAACAGAAAAGGCCGGACTCCGAAGTCCGGCCTTTTCTGCCAGCGAAGACTACTTATCTCGCTACTTACTCTCCTACAATGGGCAACTCTATCCTTACTAGCTTGCCCATCCTATATAACTCAGACCTTCCGTCAGGGTAAACCCAGCGTCCGTGCCGCTCACCCTGACGGTAGCAGACACTCACTCCCCCTCTCGTCGTCCATCGTCCATGACGGAGGCCGTTTCGATAAGACTCCACCGGCCCTCCGGGGTACGACTCCATTCGGCCGTGGCGAAGGCCGTTGCGATAGCACTCCACTCGCCCCGTGCAGGACACCCAACGGCCGTGGGGAAAGCCGTTGCGATAGCGCTCCACGGAGCCCCCGAAGGAAACCCAGAGGCCGTGTCTTTTGCCTCCGTTGTAGCTGCTTTGGCCCTCCGGGTCGTACCAGCGACCGTGCCACTCACCGTCGCGGTAGTGGCCGACGACGCCACGTCGGCTCCAGATCCAGCGTCCTTGCCGGAAACCGCGCCTGTAGCGGCCGTAGATTTCGCCGAAGTCTTCCACCCAGCTTCCATGCAGCTTGCCGTCGCAAACGGCGCCGAAACTTAGGCTGCAGGCCATCGCCAGGAACCTCTTCCGCTTCCTTGCCCTGCGGACCTGGCAATCCGGGTAACGACCACGGACAGCCTCAAGGAGTTCGTCCGGAGCCTCTGGCCGAAGGACGATCTCCCTGATCTCTAACTCCTCGGCTCTCAGGAAGAAATCTCCCTCTAGCCTTACCCGGCCGCTGGTCAGGCAGTGAGTGACAGCCATTTCCTGGCCGTCTTTATCACCCTCCTCTCGGGTTGGGACAGAGCTGGGGAGATACCAGCAGGCCCGCAGTCTGGGCCCGCAGTAACTCACCCCGCCTTTTTTGCTTTTTCCTGATCTTTCGGCAACCGTAACGCGGTTGCCGACGATGACGTAGTCATCGTCATAGATCGTGGGCGAAAGGGTTCCATCCCTTTGTACCAGGAACACCCTGGTACAGAGCGTCCTCCCATCTTCTCCCTTCATCCCCGGTGGGATGTTGTCACCAGAAGAGGGTGAAGGTCGTCCACTATCGAAGGACGGCGGCGGAGGGATAACATCCATCATCTCTCCGCACACGTATATCTCTGCTCTTCCGTCTGGCCACAGCCAGACGCCGTGCTCTTTCCCGTAGCGGTATTCGCCCACAAGCCCACTCGGCCACTTCCAGCGTCCGTGCCGGATGCCTTCGAAGTAGGTCTCCTGGCTCCCGTCGGGATGCCTCCAGATGCCGTGCTGCAGGCCGTAGCGGTAGCGGCCGGTGCTGCCATCGAAGAACACCCAGCGCCCATGCCGCGTAGTGCCGTTCACCACCGTGCCGTGGGTGCCATCGTCCTTGAGCACCAGCATCTTCCTCCGCTCCTGTGCCCTTCGGACCCGGCAAGCGGGGTAACGCTGCCGGACGGAATCCAGAAGCTCATCCGGAGCGTCTGGGTGCAGGACGATCTCCTGCACCTCCATCTTCTCGGCCCGCAGACCAAGGTCTCCGACCCTGACCCGGCCCCAGGCCAGGCAGTGCATGACTGCCTCGCCTGGACCCACAGGCACCGCCCTTGGTATCCTCCAGACGGCGTGAAGCCCAGCCTCGTCCCTAACCTCTCCTCCCACGGTGAACCGGTCTGCCTCCATGCGGTGACTGATCCACTCAGTCTTCCGCACTGGAGATACCAGGACGCCATCCCCGCGCACCCGGCAGACCCGGGTGCAACGGAGACGTCCGTCCTTGGACCTCATCCCCTCGGGGATGATGAGAGAGTCATAGCGTTTGCTCATATCCTACCTCCGCTGGAGAAGCAGCTGGCTTGATAGAATTGACCAGCTTGCTTCTCCCATCACTCGTCCCAGCTGGACCATCTCCATGCTACCAGCCAGGACCATGAGAACAACCACGGCTCCGCCGTGGTGCCATAAAAACACCACCAGGAAGACCAGCTCTACCACGAGCGGATCTTCCTGGTGGTACGCGCACGGCACAACACACATCCTCTCATTCTGAAAGAGGAAAAAAAAAAAACAGAAGAGGCAGGACTCCGAAGTCCTGCCTCTATATGGCGTTTATTCCAGAACGGGCAAACCTATCCTTATAAGTTTGCCCATTTTGTAAACTTCTACCCGGCCGTCCGGGTAGGTCCATTGTCCGTGCGGTAGGTCGTAGTGGTAGCACTCAGTTCGGCCGTCGGGGTAGATCCAACGGCCATGCGGCATGTCACGACGGTAGTGTCCTACTGTACCGTCGTCACGGACCCAGCGGCCATGAAACTTGCCGTTCACCACGGTCCCGTGGCTGCCGATCTCCGTCAGGACCAGCATCCTCTTCCGCTTCCTTGCCTTGCGGACACGGCAAGCAGGGTAGCGCCGCCTGACAGCCTCCAGGATCCCGTCCAGCTCATCGTGGTGCAGGACGATCTCCTGCACCTCCATCACTTCGGCCCGAAGGCCGAAGTTCCCCACTCTGACTCGGCCCCAGGCGAGGCAGTGAAGGACCGCCATGTACGGGATCTCAGGCACTGCCCGGGGGAGCCACCAGACAGCATGCAACCCCGCCTCACCGCGCAGGCCGCCGCTGTCGTCGAAGCGGTCAGCTCTCATGCGGTTGCTGGTCCACTCCGTTCTACGGAACGGAGAGACCAGGGTGCCATCCTGGATAACACAGCAGACCCGGCTGCAGAGGAGTCTCCCATCGCCTGACCTCATCCCGGGAGGGATGAGAATTGAATCATGGTTGTTCATGGGATTTACCTCGTTAGGAGGCATAAGCAGCTGGCTTGATAGAATTGACCAGCTGATTCTCCCATTGCTCGTCCCAGCTGGACCATCTCCATGCTACCAGCCATGACCATGAGAACAACCACGGCTCCGCCGTGGTGCCATAAAAACACCACCAGGAAGACCAGCTCTACCACGAGCGGATCTTCCTGGTGGTGCATGGTTGAACGGTAAAAAAAGATAGCGCTCTCTGCATCCAGGGAATCGTGCGATCCCTGGATACAGAGAGTGTTAGCGATCACCACCCACCTCTGGTCATGAATGGCCAGGGTGGGTGGTGATCGTTAGGAGGCGACAACGGTCTTGTACTTCCTGTACTTATTCTCCCTCTTTTTCATCCTCTTCCCTCTCCCCTCATTCCACAGATTCTTCTTCCTCTTCTTCTTCTTCTCATCATGGAGGACAACGATCTCGTCCTCCCAGAACCGGCTACTGATCTTCATGGATCTTCCCTCCTTAAGGAACACTTGCTCACCGCCGTACCGCACGGCGGACTGAGCCAACACCCCGCACGAGCCCCCAAGGCCGGCAGGGTAGATAGCCAAAACTGATAGGGGATCCGACCCCAGCATATCTTATGACGCGAAACAGAGTAGTTATTTAGTCAGACGTGACGCCGTCCGGATCGCCGTCTTCCTCACCCTCCTCGTCTGTATCTCCTCCCTCGTCTTCTCCGACCGCCAGGCCAGCGCGCGACTTCATCACGCGCTGAGCATCCGCTCGTTCTCTAACGAAAAACAGAAAATGCCGGACTTCGGAGTCCGGCATTTTCTGACAGAGAAGACTACTACTATCTACCTCGGATCTCCTTCTGCGGTAGGCAGAGTTCTGACAAGTTTGCCCATCTTGTAGAACTCTACCCTACCGTCGTTGTCCAACTTCAGTTCCGTTTCGGTATGTCCTCACCTTCCCAGTGCATGATACCCACCTTCCGTGGGGGAGTCCGTCGATGTAGCGCTCAACAGAGCCTCCGGGCGACACCCAGAGTCCATGCATCTTTCCCATCCTGTAGCACTTCTGCTCTTCAGGGTATGACCACCGTCCGTGCCACTCACCGTCGCGGTAGTGGCCGACGACGCCACGTCCCCATATCCAGCGTCCGTGCCGGAGGCCGCTTCTGTAGCGGCCAAAACTGTCCCCGAAGTTCTTCATCCAGCTTCCATGCCGCTTGCCGCCGCAAACGGCACCGAAGCTGAAGCTGGCGGCCACCGCAAGGAACCTCTTCCGCTTCCGTGCCTTGCGGACCTGGCAATCCGGGTAACGACCACGGACAGCCTCAAGGAGTTCGTCCGGAGACTCTGGCCGAAGGACGATTTCCCGGATCTCCAACTCCTCTGCGCTAAGGCAGAACTTTCCTTCTATCCTGACCCGGCCGCTGGTCAGGCAGTGAGCAACTACTATTTCCTGTCCCCCCTTGTCCAACTCCTCCCTGAAAGGGACTGCGCTGGGAAGATACCAGCAGGACCGCAATAATCTGGACCTGAAGTAATTCTTCACTCCGCCGTTAACGGAGTCGGAGTGGCTCTTGGCAACCACGCGGTTGCCAGTGGTAGTAGTTATCGTTACATCATCATCGTCATATATCGTGGGCGAAAGGGTTCCATCCCTTTCAACCAGGAAGATCCGGGTGCAACGTATCCTCCCACCGCTTTCCTCCATCCCAGGGGGGATAATAGTGTCATCATGAGAAGATCTACCACTACCGCCTGAAGGCGGCGGAGGGATAACATCCATCATCTCTCCGCACACGTATATCTCAGACCTGCCGTCTGGCCATAGCCAGACACCATGTTCCTTACCATAACGGTAGTGGCCGACAAGGCCACTCGGCCACTTCCAGCGTCCGTGACGGATGCCTTCGAAGTAGGTCTCCTGGCTCCCGTCAGGATGTTTCCAGCGTCCGTGCATCAGGCCGTAGCGGTAGTAGCCGATGCTGCCCTCGGAGAACACCCAGCGCCCATGCCGCGTAGTGCCGCCATTCACTGTCATCCCGTAGGTGCCATTGTCCATGAGCACCATCATCCGATTACGCTCCATTGCCCTGCGGACCCGACAAGCCGGGTACCGCAGCCGTACAGCCTCCAGGAGTTCGTCCGTCACGTCGGGGTGAAGGACTATCTTCCTCACCTCCATCACCTCGGCCCGCAGACCAAGGTCTCCGACCCTGACCCGGCCCCAGGCCAGGCAGTGCATGACGGCATGGACTGGGTTCTCGGGCACCGCCTTGGGAAGGTACCAGACAGCATGAAACCCTGCCTCATCTCGCAATTCACCTCCGTCAGAGAACCGTTCTGTCACCATTCGGTGACTATCCCAACTGGTCCCCTGGTGTGGAGAGACCAGAGTTCCGTCCCAGCTCACCCGGCAAACGCGAGTGCAGCGAAGACGGCCATCCTTGGACCTCATTCCATCAGGGATTACAAGAGAGTCATAGTTGTTGTCCTTCTTGGCCATAGTCCACCCACCTCCGCCGGGAAAGCAGCTGGCTTGATAGAATTTTGACCGGATTGCTACCACCACTCGTCCCAGCTGGACCATCTCCATGCTACCAGCCAGGAGCATGATAACAACCACGGCTCCGCCGTGGTGCCTGCCATAAAAACACCACCAGGAAGATCAGCCCTACCACGAGTGGATCTTCCTGGTGGCGGTTGAACGATAAAAAGATAGCACTTCTCTGCGTCCAGGGATCGTACGATTCCCTGGACGCAGATGTTGTTAAGCGTAGTTATTGGTCAGACGTGTCGATGTCCGGGTCGCCGCCTTCCTCACCCTCCTCGTCTGTATCGCCTCCCTCGTCGTCCCCGACCAGGGTGACGCCGCCCGGCGAGGGAACAGGAGGCGTCCCCTGCCCCTCCAGACGAGAAGTGACGATCCTCGTGTCCGACAACTCCGGCGGACCCAGGAAGCCGTCTTCCTGCACGCCCAGCGTGTCCAGCACGTCCTGCAAGGGCACGGCCCGGATCGGACCGCCCTCGTACAGGGGGACCGTGATGGCCCTGACACCGTCTGGCAAGGCCAGGTAACGCTGGGGCCCCCGCGTGAAGGGCAAAGGGATGCCAAAGAAGGCCCAGGCAACCACGTCCTCCCCCTCCAGCTGGCCCAGGCGACGGACCAGGTCTTCCAGAGAGTGGAACTGGCGCAGCAACGGCCAGTCGCCGTCCGGTGCCTCCACCAGGCAGGGGCGGGCCAGCCGCGCGTCCGCCTGCTGGTAAGAGGGCGGCGAGGCAGCCATCCCGTCCAGGGCCTCCCGCGCGGCGCGCGTCAGACCCGCGCGCAGGGAAAGGAACTCCGCCTCATGCGCGTCCTGGACCGGGGCCGGAACAGGCAGCCGGGAAGTCGGCTCCAGGGCCTTCCGCGCCGCCCGGCTCAGACCACTCGCCCATTCCGACCATGCCGGCGGCGGAACTTCCTTCCTCATCGTCCTCCTCCTCTTCGTCCTCCCCTTCGTCTGCTGCCGCTGCTGCTGCTGCTGCCACCCTCGGAGCGACGGCGCTTGCCTGAACCTTTCTCTTCCTTACCCGGCCCGTAGCGGGCGACAGCACCAGGGTGAACAGGTCCGTGGTGGCGCCACTCTCGTCCGTCACGCAGCCGTAGGCCAGCACCGGCCAGGAGGCACGGTCAGCAAACAGGGGCACCAGCTCGATGCCGCTGACATGGCCCTCACTGTCCGTTGCCAGGTGGAACTCCGCCGTCGGACTGATCTCTAGCCGGAGCCTCACGTCCATCCTCCTTCTGCCGCGCCAGCCGGTAGTCGCGCCGCGCAATGCACGGATTGTCGCCGGCGAACAGGGCCCGCGCCGACGCCCGGATCTCGCCGTCCGCCTCCAACCGGACCAGCCGGGGCAGTTCCGCCGGCGACCGGCCCGTCTGGCGGAATGCGACGCGGCCAGCGCTACCGTTGATACCAAAAGCGTATATGTCCAACCAGGGTAAACCGTCGTGGTAGACGCCCTTCCTCTCCAGGGCCAGAGGATCGACCACGGACAGCTTCTGCTCGCCGTAGCACAGGATGACCCGGTTCCGCGACAGGGCCAGCGTCAACGAAATCAGGAACGTGCTAAGTGGCTCGTAGTCGGCGGGACGGCAGGCCCACAGAACATGGTTCCAGTCAGCGTCCCCGTCCGGCAGCTCCAGGCCGCGAAAGATGGGATGGGCGAAGCGGCGGTGGTACAGCGGCACTTCCCGGCCCAGCTCCCGCATCAGGTCGATGAGGATTGCGTCGGCGAAGCAGCCGTAAAGATAAAGCACGGCCGGCGTGAAGAAAGTATACTCCGCCGTCATGGCCAGCAGGGACTCGGCCTGGCCAACCTGCAGCGGCAGCTTGCGGACGATGCCGCGCGCGTCCACGACTGGGCCCGTCCTGTGTCCTGTCCCCGCCGGCGGGGGACCGTCCCATCCAGACATACCCGGCTCGACCTCTTACTCACTCAGGAACCCCAGCTGGGCCGCCAACTCCAGGGACAGCCTGGCGTCCCGTTCGGGCTGGACGTGCGGCCCATGCCAGCCGTCCAACAGAGCGTCCCACTTGGCCGCGTCCTCCGGGTCCAAGGGACGGCGGCACTTGAGAACGACCGGCAAGGTCAAGCTCTTCTCAAAGTCCCTGGGCAGGACCGCCTCCAGGATGTCCCGGTGGTCGCTGTTACCATACCACATCCTCGGCGGGCACGGCTTGCCGACACGGGGCAAGCTGCACTCGATGCCCAGCATCTTGAGGAACAGCCGAGGGTTGAACCCGATGAAAACAACGGTCGGCCGCCGGACGTCGTGCGTGTCCCAGGTCCAGGCATCCGGATAGGCGCTCAGCAGGTAGTCCCGCACCCGCACGCTCACCGGGGGCTTGCTGCCGTCCGCCGCGTGCAGGTACTGGAGCGGCCGCCGGTTCTTCCCGTCGATCAGGAACACCTCGTCGAAGGTGCCCGTGTAGGGCTGGTCCCTGGCCACGGCGGCAAAGTGGGCCTGCTTCTTCTCCAGGTCAGCCCGTATCAGTTCCGGGTCGCGCAGGTTCCTCGACGGCTCGAACGCGGGCGTCAGTTCCTGCAGATTGTCCACGGGGCGAGTACGGAACCCGACAAAGACCTTCAGCGTCATTCCACCTTCCCTCCCGGCAGGATGACCTTCCTGCCGTACGAGCGCAAGGACTCCTCGTCCACGTCCAGGGTGGCCGAGTTTCCTACCAGCACGCGACACTGGCCCTTCTCCGGGCGGAGCACATGCACGGGCCGCAGATAAGTGAAGGTGCGCAGCTGCTCATATTCCGGCGCAGTGATGTCTACCGGGCCGTCGTCTTCCAGCAAGACCCCTCCCACCAGGGCAGCGCCCACCTCGTCGCACCAGCGGCGCACGTGGCGGTGGGCATCGCCCGCGCGCGCCGGGCCGGGCCGGCCAACAAAGCCCGTGGTGTTGGCCCAGGCCAGGTCGTCCACAACCACCAGGTCCGGCGGCGACGTCAGCTGGTCCTCCAGGTGCTCGGCCAGGGACCGCTCCAACTGACGCCAGGAATTGGCAAATCCGTGCCAGGCCGTGCCGCCAACCCGCACCAGCCGGTCCCGCGCTCCGTCCCGCCCCGGCGCCGTAGTCAGAAAGCGGACCACCCAGCACGGCGGCCCATGGGTCGCGGACAGCACATGGTTGCACAGGCGGTCCAGCAGCCACAGGACCGCAGGGCGGTAGCCTACCAGCACCAGGCTGCGCTCCCGCGCCAGCGTGGGACCGTCCGCGCCCAGCGAGTGGGAAAAGCCGATGTCCAGCGGCCGGGCCCGCCTCTCCTTCTCCTGCCGCTGCTGCTCCGCCCGCGCCTCTTCCTCCTCGGCCGCAGCGTGCTGGTCGATGACGTCCGCCAGCCACGGCAGGACAGAGCGGAACATGGATTGCCACCAGTCATGCTCCGTGAACGGCTTGCTGGCCTCCCACATGGCGTACTGGATCAGGAAGTCCTCGACCAGGGGCATGGGCTCGCCCCGTTCCTCGTAGCCGGAACGCAGCCCGTCGCACAGCCGTTGTAGCTCCCGGTAAGCGATGGCATATCCCTGTCTCATGCTGACCAGGGCTGCCGTCAGGGAACGCCATTCGGGCCGTTGCATCAGTTCCGCCGCCAGCCGGCCAGCGGCCTGGATGGACCGCTGGTCCGGACTCAGACCAGAGGAAGAATCCGTGCCGGACGCTTCCGCCTGCTCCGTGACTGCCTCGTCCATGTCGTCCTCCCCGGAAACCAAAATCCGTTTTTTAGGTCCAGCAGCACCCCAACCGCTGGAACAGCACGTTCCGGCACTTTCTTTTAGCTATCAGCAGCTACGCTTCTCGCGCTGGCGGCGGACGTACTCCGCCAGCAGCAGGGCCTCGGCCCGACCGTGGTCCTTCTTGCGCATAAGGCCCGCGCTGGGAAAGAGGGACATGGCCTTGAGCCGGCTCGCCTCCTTGTCCTTGCCCAGCAGGCCCAGGCTGCGCTTCCACACGTTCGGCCGCACGTCCTCGACGGCGTAACCCTTGGCGTACAAAAACAGGGGCCACAGGCCCCAGGAGCGGTTCAGCACCGCCTCGGCATAGCGCCGACCGGGGCCCAGACTGCGCGGCACCTCCTCCAGCCCCACCGCCACGACCCTGGAGCGGGCCGGCTCCAGGGCCTGGAAAATGTCGCAAATGAGGCCGAAGTTGTACATGGTCGTCGAGCCATGGACCGTCCGCGTCTTGTGGCCCGTCTCCGCCTGCTCCTGGGCGCTGACGGCCCGGGAGCGCCGGACAGAAACCACGATGACAGGGATGTCCACCACGGCGCAGCTGTTCCCGCACAGGAAGCCGATGGCCCCCTGGGCGCCCGGGTCGATGCCGATGTAGACGCCGGCGCCGTCCGTCCTGGCCTGCACCTCCTCCACGAAATGTCGGACCACTTCCTCCGGCCCCGCCGCTACCTTACCGTCCGTCATGTCCTTTCTCCTCCACCTAGACCAGGCACACTGCTAGAGACGATACCTACCCAGAAAGACAGGCACGGCTAGCTGTTCCGCTGTCCACGCAACCGGGACGGGAGCCCTCCGGCCACCGGGGGAGAGTCCGCGCCGGGTTCCTCTCCCTCCATGCCGCCGTCCAGGGATTCCGGCAGTGGTCCCGCCACGGCCGTTGCCGGCAAGGGCAAGGGGGCGCCAGGCAGAAGGAGCGCCCGGTACTCTTCCATCAGCAGCCGGCAGCACAGCGCGTCGGTCAGGGCACTGTGCATCTCCTGCCGCGCGATGCCATGCTTCTCCCCGAAGCGGTACTTCTGGTAGCAGTGCCGGTCCAGGTTGGAACGCACGCCAGGCGAGCGCGCCTGCTGCACCCTCTGGAAGTAACTCCGCAGCGTGTCCCCCGGCAACGGATGCACCCTCCTGTCACCAACCAGCTGGTTCGCCTTCTCGATGGCCGCCGTGTCGAAGAAGCCGTTGTCGTCATAGCGGAAGCCGTCCGCGATGCAGAAGCCGGCAAAATTGCCGTCCAGCATCTGCTCGTCGAAGGACGCATGGTGCGCTACGAAGGGAATGCCGGCTTCCCGCACGCGGGCGAGCACGTCCCGGATAAAGGACAGGGCCTCCTCGGGACGGCGTCCCTCCGCCTGCATCCGCTCGTACGACATGGAGAAGGTTCCGCCCGCCAGCTCTATCTGCCGCTGCGCCGTCTTCAGCCTGCCGCGCAGCCAGTCATCCGGGACGGTCTTGTGCCGGGTCCAGTCCAGGACCAGCGTGACCTGCTCCTGGACCTCGCCGTCGCGCACCAGGCAATGGCCCCATTCCGTGATGACGTCCAGGCCCGGGTCGAGGCCGGTCGTCTCCACGTCAATGGCGCAGTAATCCACCGGCCAGCTGCCGCCGTACAGGGCGCGGAACCACTCCGGCCAGTAGTTGACGATGCAGTCAGGCAGGCCCGTGACGCCGTCAGGTGTCTTCATAGGAGTTGCTGTCCCACAGGGCCCGCCAGGCAAGACGGCAACGGCGCCAGAAATGGTAAAGACGCCGGCGCCAGCGCGGCAGGACCATCAGCTTGGCACAGCGCATGCCGTACCAGCGCAGGCGACGGTAATGCAGGGCCGGTCCCTTGCCATTGATAGTGGCCTCGCGTACGCCTGCCCAGTGGTAGCCGAGCACCACCGTGCCCAGATAGGCAGCGACCACGACCCGGGCATACGGGTCCGCGTCCAGAAAGCCGCAGCGGGCCATGCCTCCTGCCATCGACTCCTTGGGGTCGTCCGCCTGGGTGGCGATGAAGCGGCACAGGCTCTGGCAGCAACGCCCCACCTCCTCGTCGCTCACCTTCTTCTCCCGCAGCAGTTCCTGGAGCGTGTCCCACGTCCCGTCCTCGCACCGCCGGGCGACCTCCTGGATCACCTGGCCGAAGTTGTGCGCCACGTCCCGGCTGACGTTGTACAGGCGGGGGTCGTGCGGGCTCATCCTGGCGTTGAGCGTCAAGGTCCACTCCTCCTGGTCTTCCAGACCATGCCGGCACAGGCAGAAGAGGACACGGGCCTGGCCGGCGCAGGCGGCATGGTACACCTTCCCGCGGCGCCTGTCCACAGAGGAAGCGCACCCGCTATCCGCAGTCAGGACAACGAAAGGCCCCTGGCCATGTTCCGGCCAGGGGCCCGCGCCGCTCCCGCGCGCCTCAAGGAGCAGCTACTTCGTCTTCGGGCGCGCTGCACCCTTCCGTCCCCCCGACTTGCCCTTCCCCGTTCCTGCAGCCGCGGCAGGGCCGGTCTTCTTCGACTGGCCGACTACCTCCCCGGCCGCATCCTTCACTACACGTGCCCGTGCTGACATTATCTTCCTCCTTGGCCAGTTCATGCCTGGCCTGCAAGAGCCGGTCCAGCTCCGCCTGCAAGTCATCTGGTTGCTGCAGGTCCACAGGCCGTAGACTCGGCTCAAACCTGCGCTGGGAGTGGCCGGGCAAGTTGCTCCGTTCCAGCACCAAGCGCTCTCGGAACCCGAAGGGGAACCGTTCCCCCCGGGGAATGACCCAGAGGTAGAACTGGTTGGCAGTGTCCACCAACCGGTCCTCCGCCGGGTACAGCTCACATGCCTCGTAGTCAGGGCCAACCAACTCGTTCTTGATCCTTTGCAAGTCCCTCCAGTCGTGCCGGGCGCTGTTGTCCATGTCCCGGATGGAAAGACGGACACACTCCATCGTCTCCTTCCCGCCGTCCCGGCCTACCACGGGCACATCGAAGCGACCCACCTGCACCAGGTAGCGCGCGTTCTGGTAGAAGCGCACGTCCTTCCATTCGCCCCCGTAGGCCAGGTACAGCAGAGCGTTCCGCGAACCGTCCGTGTTGCCCAGCCGCCGGGCCAGAGGGCTCGATACCTTGCCGGTCACTTCCACCCACGGCGTCCACTCCGGCCGGGAGTCGTCCAGGATCTGCTGGACGTGCGACCGCAGGTCTGGAGCGCACCGCAGAGCGCGGGACAGCTCCAGCTCCAGCTTCTTCCACTCCTGCGCCGGCTGCTTCTTCCGGTTCCTCTCCCGGTGGTATCTTTGCCGGTCCCTCCGCCGCTTGCTGACACCCATCGGACCACCCTCCTCCACCCCCACGGGACAGACCCAGCGCAGACAGTGCCGCGCCGCTACCAGGCCCCAGCAGGCCAGGCAACCCGCTCCGGCCTACCCTCTACCTCTCCGCCCAGGGCGCCGCGCGTCCGCGGCAGCGTTCTCCTCGTAGCGCCGGTCCAGCTCCTCCGCCAGCTGGTCCGAGGTATAAAAGCGCAGCGCCTCGGGATGGCCCGCATCCAGCTCGTAAGGCTGGTGCTTCATGCCAGCGACCTCCAGTAAACCATCATACATGAACTCCCTCGCGTCAGCGACCATACCTGGATACTTTTTCTTGACGATCTCGTACACCTGGCCGAAGATGACGCGCATCTCCCACTCGCTGGACCGGTGCGTCCGCAAGGCGATGACGTGCCGCAGGGCGCGGATGTTACAGGACATCCCCATCTCATTGGCCAGTCCGCAAGGCAGGTAGCGCCGCAGGGCAGAAGTGATCTTCTTCCGAAGACCCGGCGGCAGCTCCAGCTCGCCGTCGCGCCCCGGGACCATGCCCAGATGCTCCGCCTCCCAACGAGCAATGTCCAGGCCGACCTCCTCGACCCCTGCCAGGACCGCCAGGGCGGCACGCAGACGGGCGAAACCGTTCAGACCCATCCGGTCGCACCACAGACGGTAACTTGCCTCCAGCCCCTCCGCGTGGCTGTCCAGCAGGTGCTGGATCGGCTCCAGGACCGGGTCCGCAACCAGGCGAAGTTCGGCGCCACGGCAGTACCGCCCGGACGTCTGGCTGTAGGCCCAGCCCGCCCGGTGCCGGACCTGCTCGTGCGTGTTGCCGCACCAGAACGGCCGACCCGAGCCGCGGACGTAGACCAGACCGTCCTGCGTGCGCGGACAGTATACCTCGCCCCGGTAGGACAGGGTGAACTGCTGCTGCGGCAGCACCTGGAAGCCAGCGGCGGACGGGCGCAGCGGGCCCACCCGGTAGCACGTCTCCACCGCCGATCCACCCGTGCCACCGTCCGGGTGCTCCACGCCAAAGACACAGGCATGGGGGCAGACAGAAACCGGCGCGTCCAGTCCCAGCCTGGCCGCCAGGTACTGCCACTGGCCCGCGACGGCCGGGTTGGCGCAAAACAGCCAGTGTCTGCCCGCGCGGCCATGACCGGAGGCGATGCCCGGGCTGCCGACCACGGCGGCGGCCAGAAAGCGCCGCAACAGCCGTGCCTCCGCGTCCAGCAGCCAGCGGCTGAAGCGGCGCAGGGAAGGACCCGCGCCCACGTGCTGCTGCACGAAGCGGGCCAGCTCCGGGTCGTCCACCGTGAAGCAGAACTTCTGCTGCACAGGGCACGGTCCGCTCCGCTGCCACCTGCCCGGGAACAGACCGGACAGCAGGGAATGCAGTGAAGTCAGCACGGGCGAGGACACGCCGGCGTGCAGGAACACCCGGTCCGGACAGGACTGCGGGACCACGCCGTCTGCCGCCACGAACCCTAGCCAGGAAAAGAACGGTCCCGCCGGGTAACAACGCTCCCCCACGCGCACCGTGTCGCCATGCCAGTCATCGTCCTTGACAATGCGGTGCTGCAGGACAAAGGCTTTCCCCGCCACCTGGGAGACAGGCAGCTTGCGCGCCTGCCGCACGGCAAGGTCCGACGTCAGGCAGGCGGACTCCTCCGGACAAGGAGCCGCCCAGAGGAGATGGTCCGGTGTCAGCAGAGGCGACACGCACTGGTGGGTGGCCCAGCCGTGCAAGCTGCCCTCGTACGGAAAGACATGCATCGACAGGACCGGACGCCAGTGGGCCAGGCGCGTGTCCGGGTCCAGGGTCAGCACCACGTCCCCCGCCCGCAGCTGGGAGACCCGGCGCCAGCCGTCCTCGGCCATGACCTCCGCGTCCGGGTGGTAGCAGTAGACCCGCGAGCAGTCTGTCACGACAAAGTTCAGGGAGAAGTGCTCGAACACGGAGCCGTGTCCCTGAAGCAAGGTGGCCCGGACATTACGGGCAATGTCGCGCACCTCCTGGACGTTGTCGTTGCGACCGGGAACCAGAGTCTGGTAACAGAGCTTGGCGTAAAACGACGACAGGATGTCTCCGTCGTTCAGTCCCAGGGACCGCGCCTCCTGCACGGCACGCAGGAAATCTTCCTGTCCCGTGTACGCGAGGTACTCCTTCAACCCCTCCATGTCGATGCCAGAGTACCCGACCAGAAATACCTTCGGCTGCACCCGTTTCGCCACCGCTTTCCCTCCCCCGCGCCAGCGGCGCGTCTCAGGAGACAAAACCCACGCTGACAGGCTGGAACGGCACGGTGCCGTCCGCCGTGTCCACGTACTCCGAGAACCGCACCCGCAGGGAACGTCCCACGTAACCTGCTGCCTGCTCCGCAAAGGCCATCTTCTCTTCCAGACTGCGCCCGGGGGCCAGCACGTCGAAGTAGTTCCCCTCGTCCGTGGCGCAGACAAAGACCGGCACGCCGGCGTGCCGGCCACGGCCCAGCTTGTAGTCCTCGACCGGAAAGGCGCGGTCATGCACCGGCACCAGCTGGAGCAGGTACGGACTGCGCCGTCCGCCCTCGTAACCCGCCGCGCCGTGCCGCAGCATGGCCCCCGTGTGGCCAGCGGCCAGAAAATAGGACTGGGCCACCAGCAGTTCCTGGTGCGAGCGCACCTTCACCAGCTCAGCCAGGCGGACACAGCGGGACGCCCCCGGGCAGCGCGACCCCAGCAGTCTGCGCAGGTCGGCATGCCGGGCCAGGAACCCCTTGGGGGACACGAAGTCACAGGCGTGGTAACACACCCGCTCCATCTCTCCCGGCAACGGATGCCGCTGAGGACCCGATACCAGGTTGGCAAGGGCGGCCACATCCAGGTCGGGATGGCACAGCACGCCGTCCAGCGCCAGCACGCCCTCCTTGCAGCCGGCCGGACCCAGGGCTTCCGTGACATGGGGCACGCACAGGACGCGGCCGTCCGCAGAAAAGGCCAGCGCCCTGCCTTCCACGAAACGCACCAGACAACGGACGCCGGCCAGCCTCGGCTGGGCGACCGCTGTGGACCAGTCAATCCGCCGCATCTCCTTGTGGTAAGGGACCGCTAGCATCGGCTCCTCGGCCCGGGTCGAAGTGACACCGCGTAGACACTTACCGTAGCCCAAAGCGCACTGGCGCTCCCAACGGGCCAGCGCCCGAGCACACGCGGACGCATAGGGGGACATGCCCCTTTGCCACGCCACGACCTCCTCGCGGACCGTGTGCTTCTTGCCTGCCAACGGACCGTAGCGTGTCAGGACAGTGGCCCCGGCAGCGGAAGCCTCCACCCATATCTTCCACTCCAGGATGCTGCCGTCCGCAGCAACCTTGTACAGGCGAGGAAATGACCTTCTCATTCCTTGCTGTTTCGGTAAGCGTCCCGGTTAAAACAATCCACGCAAACGTCCGACGGCAGCTCCTCGTCAAACCAGGAGTCGGCCCGCTGGCACCGCTGGCAAAACCCGCTCGTCCAGTTGTGCTTGTGCTTGCCCGCCTCACACTCCAGGTATCCGACCGGACAGAAATGGCACGGAAAGCTGGGAGGGTGTCCCTGCGGACAGGTGAAGCCCGGGTCCACCCGGAACGTCCGTCGCAGCTGCAACCTGTTCCACGCACGCACGCCAGAAGGAAAGACGCGCTGCTCCAGTCGGACACGGCCAGTTCCATCCACGGCCAGCGGAAAGGTAAATCCAGGGTCGCGGCCGCACAGCGCTGGATCGACCAGGCCGTACAGGCGGAAGCCGACCAACTGCTGGGGGGCCTGGTACGGGTAGCGCACCTCGCGGAGGTGACGGCGGACCTCGAAGCCAGCGCCGCAGGCCAGCAGGCGGCACATCCCCTGCGACAGCCATTTCCGCACGCGCCGCGGGCAGGGAGAGCCGGCCAGCACACGGAAAGTGTACGTGGACCCCAGGGACTGCCGTACCTTCCTCCGCCAGCAGGCCGTGACCGCCAGCGGCACCCACTCCCGGATGCGCTGGACCTGCCACGGCGGCACCGGCCTGTACTTGAGGCGCGGAACGTTCCCGGCAATGCGCCAGGCCGTGTCGTCCGCCAGCTCCGGCGTCATGCGCCGGCCAGCCAGATGACGCAAGGAGTCCTCCACGAAGGACCGCCTGGACTCGTCCCGTGTAAACTCCTTCGGCAAAAAGGCCAACACCGTCTGCACCAGACGAGTGAACTCCTCGCCGCGCGGCGTGCAGTGGTTAAAGCCAGTGACCAGGGCCAGACGCAGCTCCGCCCTGGTCTTCAGTATCCTCTCAATGTTGTAGTTGTGAAAGAAAGCCGGCGGACCATCCCCTGGCCGCCCCAGAGACCGGCCATCGGTCGTCACTGTGCCACATGCCTTCCCTTCTCGTTCTCCACCACCAGGGCCGGACTGCCTGCAAGCAGGGACCATGCAGGCTACCATCTCCCCGGCTGATCCCATCCTGCCCAATCACGGCAGGCCCTTACCGTCGGACTGCTGGGGATCCAGACCGGCCATGCGATGGACAGCAGGCCGGACCACCCGGAAGCGCTCGTACAGCTCCTCGACTGCCTCTACCATGTCCATTGCCTGGCTGTGGATCAGAGGGTTCAGGACATGCTGGACATGCTGCGGGTCCACCTTCTTCAGGTCTGCCACGCACTCAATGGATTCCCGACCATTCAGCGAGGCCGGGAACTTGAAGAGGGGCAGCCACCGGCGCCGCTCAACCTCCGCCGGCTGGCCGCTCAGGGACATCAGGGAACCATGCAAGCTCCGGTAGCCGGCGCCAGCGCGCCTCAAGGCCACCAGCCACGCATACATCTCCTCGATCAGATCGAACACGTCTGGCTGTCCCGCCTCCATCTTCCGGCAGGAAGCGGCTGCAGACGGCAACGGCGCGCTGCCCGCAGGCGAGGAAGGAGACTGTGACATGGGAGCACCTCCTTACAACTCGGGACTCACCGGAAGACAAGCAAGTCGTCTCCAGCTCTATCGGACCTGGAAGGCCATGCCCGCGTAACAGCGGAACGCATCGTCCGCCGGGGCCAGGTCCGTGCATTCGTGCCCCAACACGAGCGTCACCGACTTCGGCATACCCAGGCCGCGCCGGACCAGGTCTCCCAGAGCAACCATGCCCACCTGCAAGCCAAGCCCCCAGACAGCGGCCAGCGCTCGCTGTTTCGTACGGTAGGCATGGACAGGGACGCGGACCATGTCGCCCGACCGGGTCACGCCCCACTCGAACCCATCCAGCACGGGCCCCTGGGGCACCCAGAACTCGCCCAGGCGGGCCACGTCCGCGGCGACGAAGCCGTAAGTTCTCCGGTCTGTGCCGTGGTCCGGGCGCTGGAGGAGAAAGACCGGCTGCTGCCCGGAACGCAGGTAAGGGCCAACGTCAATCCAGTGGACCACAAACTCGGTCATTGCCCGCCCATGCCCCCTGCGGCACCCAGGACGGAAACCGTGACCTGGAAGTCATGCTGCTGGCCAGCAACAGGACCACTACCTTCCTCCCAAGGCCAGGGGGTCGTCACCCCTCGGCGGACAGCCCGCGACTCCCCACCCCGGGCCGCATCATAGTTGATGGCCACACCGTCGCGGAAGTGGTGCTGGCGGTAGCCCTGCTGCCGGCACAGCTCGCCTAGCAGCCAGTCCCCGCCGTTATGGTCCAGAGCGCGGACCGGCCAGTCCCACCTTTGCAGGATGGCAGCGCGGACCACCCACCAGCCGCCGGTGCAGAACACCGGCCGGTGGTCCGGCGGCAGAGGCTTGCCACCGTACCAGGGCTGGGACATGATGGCCTGGCGCACCGACGCAGGCAGGCTCCGCGCCAGACGGTAGACCGACCCAAGAAGGTCGCACTGCTCCGCCCGCTGCGCCACCTGGGACCACCAGCCGGGTCCGCCCGTGACGTAGCTGTCGTCGTCAAACCACATGACATGGCTGGTGCGCAACGGCGTGTCATGGAACAGACGGCGCATGAGCGGGTACTTGTGCGCATTGGCGTTGCCGCACGGCTGCATGACAAGGCAGGGCACCGGCACGTCCCGGCAACGCTCCTGGACGTAGGACAGCGTGGCGTCGGCAACAGCGTTCAGTCCCAGGCGCAGCTCCCGCACCAGTCCCCAGTCCGCCGTGTCCAGGATGGAGCCCAGGCACCGCCGCGCCAGCTCCGGGTAGTCACCGTAGAAGAGAGCGCAGACTGTGAGCACACCACCCCTCTCCAACAGGACAGAAAAAGGCCCCGGGGGCCAGCAGGAACCGGAACGCCGGCCCCGGGGCGCGTACAGGGTCCACGACCCGACACTAGACGACGGCCTCCTTCCGCGTCAGCTTCTTTTTCTTCTTCCTGTCCAGGCTGCCGTTCTTCTCCACCTGGCAGTTGCCTGGCGCTGCCTTGCCACTGGTAGCTACTACCCCCAGGCCATTATCGGCGTGGCGGGAAGAGTTCCCTTCCCGCGCGCGCAGCACGCCGCGCACGCGGCCCGCGCTCTCGTCGATAAGGGACACCATCCTCTTGGCCCTGTCCAGCATCTCCTGGACCTCCTCCCGGACCTGCTGCAACTTCTCCAGCAGCCCTTCCGTGATCCGGTCCGGCTCCAGCTCCTTGATGGTGCCGAAAACGGCTTCCTCCGCCGCCGCCTCGTAGTTGTTGAATCTCTGCGCCAGGTCGAATGCCTTTTGCAGGCCGACTACCGGGTTGGTCGGCACCGTAGGCAGACGACCGCCATGCCGCGCGTTCTTGGTCTTGCCCGCCTCCCCGCTACGGACCTCCCGTTCCAGCTCCTTGGCACTCAGGGAATGCTTGATGACCCGCTCCAGCATCTTCTCCTGTGCCGCGCGGTCGCGCAGCTTCATGATCTCGAACCAGTGCGACACCTCCATGTGCCTGCCATTCGCCATCGGCCGCGACGTCCACTCGTCCACGAACTCGATGGTGAACTCCTGGGCGAAGTTACGTAGCTTGTAAAGCGTGGTCGCGCCACCCGGGATATTGTGGTACTCGGCCAGCTGCTTGACAGCGCCCGAGCCGTACTTGGCCTCGTCGGCCAGGATCTGGGGTATCTCGGACCCTATCATGTAGTGGACGCGCACCATGACGCCGGCGCCCTTGCTGAGCAGTCCACCCCAGCGCCGGGCCACCTCCTGGGTAGCCGGCGTCATCTCCCGGAACACCTTGAGGCGCTCCCGCCCCACCACAGTACCGCCCCCCGCTGCTGTTGCTGTTTTCTCGGACATGGTTCATCCTCAGTGAGTAAAACAAAGTCATGGTCAGTGACCGTGCCCATACAGTCAATGTACAGAACGCCGTCACCAAAAACCATGCCTTTCAGTCTTCCGCGCGCCAGCCCGCCTGGTAGATGCCCTCCACGACGTTCTGGAAGAGACGGACATAGAGACGGCTGCCCGTGCCAGGGTCGCTGTGAACCAGGGACAGCCCCCGGTAGGGGACCGCGGCCAGCTCATCGTCCGTGACCAGCAGGCCATGCCGCACCCCCCGGCGCGGAAACACCAGCCCGACTGCCCGCGCCCCCAGCTCGTCAACCTCCAGGGACGCACGGAACCGCTCGTATGCCTGCACGAACGGCGCGTCCCGGAACCGGCGGAACAGCGCCGGCAGCATGGCCCTCGGGTCCAGATGCAACCTGACGCAAGGCAGCTCATCCGCCCCCAGAAGGATGGGAAAGGATGGATACAGGTCGTTGAAGGCGCGCAGGGTCAGCCACGGCCGGCCGCTGCGACGCTCCTCCTCCTGCCGCAGCTGCCGCACCGCCGCGGGCGTCAGGCGCAGGGCCCTGACCAGGAAGCGGACCCTTCCCTCCTCGTACTGGGCGGCACGAAACTCCTCCTCTCGACCCGACCGAGCGCCCAGCAGGCGGCGAAACGGATGGTTGGTATCTTTCTTCATGGCATGTCCCTGGCCAGCTGGCCCAGCTGCTCCAGATAGTCACCCGCCAGGACTGGACGGCGGTTGATGCGCAGGGCACAGCGCAGACGGTCCAGCAGCTCCCGGTCCTCGCGGATCAGGGCGCCGACGTCAGACCAGGGCATGGCGTCCTCCCGCTTCATGCCCAGCGACCTGGACCAGGCCAGGTTCTCCACCTCGGCCGTCTTCGGACATTCGAGGTGGAAGTCGATGTCCTTGAGGGCCTGACGGAAACGGGGGTTGGCCCGCTCCCCGTGCATGAGCGTGTACAGCAGGTGGACCGTGGACCAGTCCCAGTCCCAGGCGGTGCGCTGCTCCCACTCGCCATCTTCGTTCTTCTCGTCCCACCACAGCAGGCGGGTCTGGATGCGACGGTGGGTCGGACCAAAGCTGTTCTTCTCGCAGCTGATCTCCACGGGAAAGCCCTCGAAGTTGGCGCACGTGATGACCTTCTTGTGCCCGCCAACCTTCTTCAGCTCCAACTCGAACGACTCCTGGAAATTGACCTGCTCGCCCCCCGCCTTGGAGCGCTCCACGTTGCCCGCATCGTCCGTCTTGATGCGCAGATGGTTGACCAGCACCAGGCTGAACGGCCACTCGTCCAGCTCCCCCGGAATGGTCCGCATGTAGCGGGTAATCTTGAGAGCCTCGATGGGGAAGCCGCGAGAGGCAGCACCGTCCCCCGTCGTGCCTCGCTGACCCGTCCGCCGGTCCAGCTTGCCCAGGATCGCCTCCTGCGTCTCCTCGCTCGACTTGCCCATGATCGAGTCCACGCCGTACAGCACCGGGATGGTACGCCCGGGGCCGGGAGACTCCTTGCTCCCCTCCATCCCGGCCTTGGTGCTCTGGATACTGAAGCTGAGCTTCCGCTGCCAGTCCTCGACCGACTTGCAGCGGGCCAACGGCATCATGTCGAAAAACTCCTTACCCAGGATCGACCTGTACCAGTTCGGATTGAACTTCGACTCGGCCTCGTTCAGGTACATGCCACCCCCGGCCAGGAAGAACCAGCGGCCGAACTCTGCCAGCAGGCCCGACTTGCCGACGCCGTGGCGGGCCACCAGCTGGAACACCAGACCCAGCGGGAAGCCGTCCTGCGCCAGCACGAACTCCATCGGCAGACAGCCAGGATACCTGGCAGCAGCCTCGCCGTGGCCAGCGTACATGGGGATGCAGATGATGAGAGCGTCCGCCTCGCTGCCAACATAGACGCTCTTGTGGCCAAACTTCTTCCGTGCCAGCTCTGCCTGACCACGGAAGAAGGCGTCCAGGGCCTTGCCCCGGTTCCGCCCCTTCCAGTCCGCCAGGCGCGCCTCGTCCTTCCGGCTGAGCTTGCGCTGGTCCAGGGAAATGACCCGCCGCCGGACAACGTTTCCGCCTCCAGCGCCCTTCCCCGAGGATCTGCCAAGGTCGTCAGACCCAGGAGGAGCAGCCCACTTGCCCAGGTCCAGAAGGTCGTCGCCCAGCTGCTGGCCGGCAGGAGCAGAAGGCAGTGCCTTCCCTGACTCCTCCGCGCCAACATCCTGGCCGTTCAGCACCTTCCCATCCGCGTCCGATCCCTTTCGGACCTTCCCCTTACTGCTGGCCCGCCGGCGTCCGCCCAAGACAGATGGTCTTCCGGTGGGGTCACGCTTCTTACCTGCCATTGCCCTCACCCCCGTGGGGCCAAGCGGAGCAACAGTGTCGCTCCGCTCGGCCCAGGTCAAAAGATCCTACTTCTCCCTTCGCTTCGAAACCCCTCCAGCCGGCGGCCGCGGCGGAGCCTTCTCCGGCATGCTCCTTTTCGCCGACCTGGACGCAGCTTCCTCCACGGAAGGAGCGCCCGTCTTACCGAACTTCGGAGCAGGGTGCTTCTTCTTGCCCGCACCCTTGCTGGTGGACAGATCCTCGTCAGCATCCATGAAGTCGAGCAGGCCCTTCTTCGACCTGGAAGCGGCCGGTCTGCCCTCGTCCTCGTCCTCCTCGTCCTCGTCTTCTTCCTCCTCGTCTTCGTCCTCGTCTTCGTCTTCGTCCTTGTCTTCCTCCTCGTCCTCGTCTTCTTCCTCCTCGTCTTCGTCCTTGTCTTCCTCCTCGTCGTCTTCCTCCTCGTCCTTGTCTTCTTCTTCTTCTTCTTCTTCGTCCTCGTCCTCTTCCCTGTTTTCGGCCCCGTCCTCGTCCTCGTCTTCTTCCTCCTCTTCCTCGTCGTCATCTCTCAGCGAGGTGGCGCTGCCACGGCGGACGTTGGCCAGGGAGCCGCTGGCACGGCCGAACTCGTCCACCTCGTCCTCGTCCTCATCCTCATCATCCTTCACGACCGAACGGGAGCTGCTGCCGCGCAGGACCGGGTCTTTGCGGACAGGCAGGCGGCGCGAAGCGTCCCGCTCTTCCTCGTCGTCATCACCATCCTCGTCGTCGTCATCCTCACGATTCCCGGCGTAGCCCTTCTCCGGGACCACCATGACAACCCTCTGCTGGAAGATGCCACGGACCTCGTCCGTGAGCAACTCGTCGTGGTCGCCAAGCGCCCAGATGATGAGCTTGGGAACGGACCGGAACGCCTGGGCGATCCACAGCATCTGCTGCTCCGGCGGACCAATATGGAGCAGCCCCGGCACGCGGTTGCCGTTGATGTCCTCGCCCGGGAACCAGAACTGAAGGTGGTCGAACAGGAAGTCCACGTCCTCGCTGTCCAGATCTGGCTGGTAGACACGGCCGTCCAGCCGGAACTCCCGGTGGATCGCCGCCTCGTATCCCTGTGTCTCCGCGATCTCGCCGCTCCAGGACGAATGGTGGCCAACGATCCGGGTCTTGTAAGGGTTGAAGATCTGGACGAAGCTCCCTCCCTTGACAACACGCTTCTTGGGCAAGAACGTGCCGACCGGGTCGCCGAAGACGAAGCCGCAGTTGACGTCCTCGGACTCGTCACCCTCGAACTCGTCCTTGCGCAGGTTGAACATGTCCATCATGGCGTCACCAGCAGACTTCTTCAGCTGGATGACGCACAGGTCGTCCTTGCCCAGGCCGAACGGCTTGTCCCGCCGCTCCATGTAGTTCTTGTCCCCGTTGACAAGAACGCATCCCTGTACGAAGCGGACAGCGGACGGCGGCGAGATGGAGGGGCCTTTCCCCTTGCCGCCCCGCATGAGCTTGTTCCACTCGCTGTCCCACTTCCTGCCGTTACCGAACTTCCCCTGGTCATGCGCCTGCTTGCAGGCGTTGTAGATGATGTTCCAGGGGCTGGTTGCCCTGGCCGCCCGGTCCTGGGCCAGCCAGCAGATGAAGGTCTGCCGCGGGCAGTCCGGCATACCGATGCCGAGGGCGGCCCAGACCTTGACCACCCACTCGGTATAGGAGTCCTCCTCGGCCGACTTCCTCCCCGGCAACAGCATGTTCTCGGGGTCTTCATACGACCGCGCCGGGAACGGACGGAAGACCAGCGGACCCTCCTCCCACTTCGGCCGGATAAGGTTCACCGTGGTCAATCCATCGTTCAGCGTGTGGTCCCCGGCAGGGATGTAACTTTCCCTGCCGCCATCCCGCTTGCTGTCGTAGTCGGACGGCTTGCGGGGTGCCATTGGTTTGCGCGCCATACGTTCCTCCTTCCTCCATCGGACTCGGTCATCAACGTACCTGAGTAAACGCCCCGCCATGCAGCAGGCGCAACAGCTTATGCAGGCGGGCATACAGTTCCAACCGCGACCCGTGGTTGGGAACCACCAGGTCGCAGTCCTCCGGACCGTACTCCACCGTATGGTCCACCGGCACGCGCGGGTTGTCGATCCAGAGCGTCAGGCCGACAACGCCGGAGCGCACCGCCTCGTCCAGTTCCAGCCGGCCCCGGATGCCGACCGCAATGTCGCCGGCGCCGAGGCACATGCGGACCAGAAGGTCGTACTCCTTGCCGCGGATAGCGTGGCAGGCGTTGATCCAGAAGGACCGGTGCTGGTGCCGCTCGGCCCAGGCACGCTCGACAGCCACCCCGGCCATGTGGGCCACCAGGGGCAGGGCCATCCAGGAAGCCGAGCGCGGGTACACCATCTCTGTGTGCCCGCACAGGAACTCGGCAGCGGTGTCCTTGCCGGCACGCCCCATGCCGCAAATCCCCAGCGGGATGATGCGCCGCTCCTGCCGCCAGCGGCAGCGTTCCACATACCGGGCAGCCAGCCCCTCCAGGTAGTCCCGGTGGGCAGCACGGGCCGCAGCCGCACGCCCCTCCAAGTCGTCCAGGGAGTAATTGGCCTCCACCTCTCTTCTACCTCCGCCAACCTAAAATCCGTTTTTTGAAGCCATGACCGACAGGTATCCTCCCCCATTTTATGCGCCAGCCGCGCCACGGCAGCCGGCAACGCCTCTCACTCCTCCTCCGTGGGAATGCCCAGGCGGGCATACTCGCCCGGAGGGATCTCTTCGCCCCAGTGGTTCTCCACGGAAAAACTCAGCCCCAGGTGGTAGGGACCGTCGCCCCGGGGCCTCCCGTCCAGGTACGTCGGCCAGATCTCGACCATGTCCACCATCGCCCAGTGAATCAGCTTCTTCGCGTAAGGGACCAGGGCGTAACGCGCCTCGACCAGGCCGGCATCGTGCATTTGCAGCAGCAGGCGGATGTCGTTCTTCAGCCCCTGGCGCTCGATGGCATCCACCAGGAAGGCCAGGCCCCGGTCCACGGCGGAAGCGATCATGCCCTGCATGGGAAAGTTCATCGCCTGCCGCTCGATCTCTCCCACCATCTTGTCATCCACGGCGGTGGAGAAGCGGCGGTAGCGGCCGAAGCAGTGGCACAGCCAGCGCTCCTCCACCGCCCGGCGACGGACCTCGGCGTAGAAGGTGCTCAGCTCGGGGTACATGCGCTGCATGATGGTGTCAATGACCATCTGGGCCTGCTCCGGCGTGGCCGGAATGCCCTGTTCCCGTGCCTGCAAGGCAATCGACTTGGCACCGCCGCCGTAGGCGATGCCGAAGATCACGCTCTTGGCCAGCTTGCGAAAATGGCCCTTGCCAGCCAACTCCAGGCCGAACTTCGACGGGTGGCAGTCCAGCTGGAATGCCATCTTGGCCACATGGCTGTGGATGTCGTAGTAGTCCGGGTGCGGGTAGCCACAGCGCGGGCACGAGCCAGGGTTGTCCGGGCAGCACCCCTTCGCCTTGCGGCCACGGACATCGTAGCCCCGTTCCGGATAGGTGTTGGCCCGGACGCAGTGCTCCTGCAACATCCGGGAGCCGGACATCAGGGCCATGCCATACAGCTCCGCCCCCTTGTAGTCGAACTCGATGAGGGCAAAGCCAGGCGAGGCACGGAGGACACTCCGCAGCTTGTGCCGGTAGTTCTCCTTTCCCAGCAAACGGGCATAGTCCGGGTCGCGCCCCTTGCTGATGTTCTGCAAGTTCGGCCGCCGAGACTTCCAGCGCCCCGTCTCCGCCGTGGCGTACAGGTGAGTGCGCACCCTGCCGTCGCTGTCCAGCGAGGCGGCCAGCCCGGAGTCGTATTCCAGGAAGCCGTCCTCGTCCTCTACCCAGTGGTCGTCCTCGTCCGTCCGCGGCGGACGCAGGACGCTCTTGAGCACCTGGTCCAGAAAACGGTAGTCCCGCAGCAGGTTGATCGGCTCGGCCAGATCCAGGTTCTCCTGGGCCAGGACGCCCAGGACCATCTTGCCCGTGGCCGGAGTGGCGTCCCGGTCCAGCCCGAGCTGCCGCAACGTCTTCCACTGCCGCGGCGGCTTGCTGGTGTCCAGCAACGGCTCGACGTACAGCGAGCGCGCTCCCGGCGGCCGCAGGCGCACGGGCCGGCCGTCCGCGTCCCGCTTGCCGTTCAGCCTCTCGCCGAACAGGAACTCGCGCACCTGGTAGGTGCTGCGGACGTTGAATTCGGGCCAGCGGGCCCACTCCTGCAACTTCTGCTCCTGCGCTGCCCTGGCCGTGAGAAAGTTCCGCGTCAGCAGGTCCACGCGCTGGCGGTCCACCAGGATGCCATTCTGGTGGATGGTCAGGATGGCCTTCTGCGCCACCATCGACTCCCAGAACGGCTCCCAGACGCAGTGGCCCTCGTAGTCCCTGTCCAGCAGCGGCATCATGGCCCGCGCGCTGCGCAAGGGGACGTCCGCGTCGTAGTTGGCATACGGTACGATGATCTCGTCCGGCAGCTCGCCGAACCCTTCCAGAGACTCGCGCGAGATGCCGCGCTCCTTGCAATACTCCCGCAAGGCGTCCTCCAGGGCGATGTCATAGCGCGGCGCCGTCGTGTAGCGCATGGCAAGCATCTCCAGCCCCAGCGGCGCCGTCTCCTCGATGGCGTGGTGCATGTAAGCCGTGTCCAGCCAGCCCTCGCCGTCACGCAGACGCTGCCAGGCGGTCCGGCCGTCCGGGGAAGCATACAGAGGAACCGGACAGGAGCGGACCGGATCGAAGCCGTAATAGGTCAGCCACTCCAAGTCGCTGACGAAGAAGTGGCCGACCGCGCGCTTGCCGCGCATGAACCGCTGCAGCAGGCGCAGGAGCCGCCGCACGGCGGGACGGCCCTTGCGGTCCAAAAAGGCGCAGCGTCCGTCCGACGTGGTGATGACGAAGCAGGCGCTCTTCTTCTCCGCCCAGCTGAGCTGCACGGTGCGCAGCCGGCTGCCCGGGTTCATGGGGTGCCGGCCATGCCACTCCGCGTCGATGCCGACCAGACGCTCCCGCGGCGGAAGTTTGGACAGGAAGGCATCCGCCTCGCGCGCCCACTCCTCCGCCTCCTCCAGACGATAGTAGGCGCGGTGGTCGATTCCGTGTTCCGCCCGCGTGAAGTCATGCCCCTGCAGCAGCAAGGAGAAACGGGACAGGTTGCTCTGGAGGATGCGGGACTTCTCCGGCGAGCGGCTGACCTCCGCCGGATGCAGCACGGCCATGACCTGGGCCGTGTGAAACTCCGGCGGCTCGTCCGCCGAGCGGTTGACGCGGAAGGTGTACGGCACCACCCGGCCAGCCATGTAGGAGATGTTGAAGCGCTCCCCCAGCAGCCACTTGCTGGCGTCCGAGCCCAGGCACAGGATGTAGCGCGGACGCACCAGGCGCAGCTCCTGGGCCAGCAGCGGCAGACAGTCGCGGACCCAGCTGGCCCGCAGACTGGCGCCCGCGTCCTCGGGGGGCATGAACTTGCACAGGTTGGTGACATACCAGCGGTCGGCACCGCGGACGCGCAGTTCCCGCAGGAGTCCCACCAGGACTTCACCCGAGGCGCCGACCAGGTTCCTTCCCTCGCGCGTCTCTTCCCGCCAGGGCATCTTGCCCAGGATCAGCACGTCCGCCGGCCGCGGTCCGTCCACCCGCGGCGCCTCGTAGGTCGGGTCCGCCAACGAACGCGCCCACTCCTCGGCGTGCTGCCCCCAGATGTGCCCCGGCACGAACGTCACCGGGGCCAGCCTCCCCTGCCGGACCTCCACGTCCAGGGTGAAGCCGACCTCGCGCAGCGCCCGCCGGTACAGCCCCTGCAAGATAGCACCGGGAACGTAGGTGCCCTCCCGCTTCCCGTTCCTGTCCAGCACCGTGTCGTCGCCCAGGTCCATCGCCTGCCGCAGGAAGTCTGGCCCCGGCGGCGGCATCCCCGGCGCGTTCCACGGCCAGAGGTCCACAGTCCGGTCCTTCCCCATCTGTCTTCCCTCCGGTCCAGCGTTGCCTACGTCCGCTCCTTGCAGTAGCGCACACGCACGCCCTGTGCCGCTGCCTCGGCACGCACGTACTCCCGCAGGAACTCCCGCTCTAGGGAGCCCGGGTCGGTCCCTTCCGGCAACCGCACCGCGCAGAATCGCCCCGGCATCTCGTTGTCAAACCACTGCACCAGCTGCCGCGTGCTGCGGCTGTGGAACTCCTCCGGGTCCAGCAGCAGCACCAGGGAGCGCCGGCGGAACACGCGCAGCAGGCGGGAGCGCTGCACATCGGTCATCGTGTTGCCAAAGATGCAGCCCGCCATGCTGCCGAAACGCCAGACGTCCGTGGGCCCCTCGCACACGACGCCGGTATACCACTCCTTCATCCGGTCCCAGTTGTAGATGCAACGGGACCGGAACTGACTGTTGGGGCAGCTGAAATACTTGACCGGCAGGTCACGCTTCCGCGCCGGGTCTTTCCAGGGCAGCTCGCCCACGTAGCGCGCCTGCCAGCCCTTCAGCTCTTCCCCCTCGAAGACCGGGATGATGAGACGGTGCCGGGCCAGAAAGTAGGGACTGTCCGTGCAGTAGCACACCCGGAACCTGCGCGCGACCTCGTCCGGGTCGAAACCGCGGTCCGCCAGATAGGCACGAGCGGGATGGCCGTCGTGCAGCTGGTCAAGGGGCAAGCACGCCCCCGGCCACTGGACCACGCGGGCCCCCTCTGGCAGCCGCAGGCCAGAACGCACGTCGGCACGGTCCAGAGGCGTGCCGGCGGACTCCAGCCTCTCGATGAAGTCCTGCCAGTTCTCCGGCCTGCCCAGGCAGCCCTCGTTGAAGCAGATGGCCAGAAAGCGCATGCGCCGGCCCCAGCCGTCCCTCTGACCAAACATGTGGTTGACGAACAGCCGCTGCCGGTTGTCGCCGCAGTAGGGGCAGTTGACCCGGTAATACTCGCCATCCTGGACAAAGTGCAGGCGGGGCTCGTCCCCGTGGCCGCGCACAGGACGCGCCACCAGGGACTGCCCTTCGTTCGACACCTTGACGGGCCCGAAATGGCGCCGCAGCCGGTCGTACAGGAAAGGGTTCAGCGGATGGACGCTGCTCATGACACGTCCCCCACCCTGGTCTGGGCCGCGACCGAACCGTAGCGCACGGTCCCTCCAGAAGAAGACACCATACCTCCCAGCGTCCGGCTGTCCAGCGGCACATAACCCCCCGACACCGGGTCATATCCCAGGTTGTGCCGCCGCACCAGACGGTTGAACTGGCCCACGACCTGGACCGTGATCCAGTGCTGGGGCGGCTCCCTGCGGTGCTTCGTACACTCGAACCGGCTGATGCCCGAGCTATCAGTCGGCGTCGCGCAGATTGCGAAATCGACATACTTGCCGACCGACTTGGATCCCTCCGCCTGGGCGTGGTGGAAACGGGCAGCGATGCTCTTCTCATTCTGGGCACCGCTGAACTGATGGGTCATCAGCATGGGAGCGGCAAACGGCTTGGTAATCCGGTCCACTGCCTGCAAGGGGATGCGCTTGATGACCGACTGGAGCTTGCGGTCCACGTCGTCACCACCCGCCTCGGCCATCCGGTCCGCCAGGGCCGACACGTGGTCGAGCCAGAAGGCGACCGGGTAGACGTCCTCGTGCCGGCGGAAGTAGGAGCGCAGCACGCCGGCAATCTCGGGGATGCCGCCGCTGCCGGCCGCGCACGGGCTGTCCTCCGAGTCGGTGCAGTCGAGCAGGACCAGGTGCTGGTTGGCAATGGGGACCACGCGCTCGACCCGCTGCCTTTCCGTCCGGAACTTGCCGCTGGCAATCTCCTCGCGGAACTCTTCCAGCTCGTAGGACGTCCCGGGGACGTTCGGGTTGTGCCTGTCCTTGACCGCCCCCGGCGGCTTGTCCGACAGGTCTTCCAGGTCACGCATGACGGCCAGCCTCTTCCACGGCACCCGGGCCATGTAGGACAGCAGGCGGATGCGGTAGTCGTCCTTGGTCCCCTCCGTGAATATCAGCACCACCACCGGCCTCTTCGGCTTCGGCGCACGGTGGCCGCCGGCGGCCCACTCCCTGACCGCCGCACGGTAGTCCGCGTGGCAGTCCAGGATGGTCTGGCCGACCCCGTGGCAGGTCAACACGGTCTTGCACGACCCCGTGACCGCCAGGAACAGGACGACCTCCGGCTTCTTCCAGCCGCCACCGATCAGGTCGTCGATGGCGGCGACCCCGGTGCTGCGCAGCATGGATCCTTCCCGCCGGTGCCAGTTATCCGGGAAGGGCAGGTCCACGTCCACGCCCGTCAGCGACGTGATCTGGTCCACCTCGCGCCGCGTCGCTTCCAACTCGGCCGAAAGGTCCACGGGCACCGTGTCGTCCTGCAAGAGCAAGGCGCGGGTATCCAGGGCCGCGCACTCCAGGAGGAACTCCTGGCACGTTTCGATGGCCGTCTGGACATGGACGTCGCTGGTGGACAGGTCCGCGCCGTGGTCCTCGTCGTCCCAGGCCCAGGCCAGGAACTCGTCCGCGGTCTGCCGCTCCTCGTCGCTGAGTAGCGACGGGGTTTCCGCCAGGGCCTGGTGCAGGTTCGCCGTCAGGGTGCCTCGCGGCGGCAGCACCTTGCGGCGGGCATAGAAGGCACGGACCTGCTTCCAGATCTGCGCATGGGCCTCGCCGATGCGCCGCACCGCCCGCACGGTGAGCTTGTGCTCCACTGCCTCGTAGGCCCGCTGGTTTCGGATCAGCACCGCCAGCATCTCCTCCTTGCGGGCCTCGTCCAGCATGACGCGCCTACCGGAAGAGGACGCACCCTCACCGGTCCTACCATTCCGTGACATGGACATGACACACACCTCCCTCACTCACTTAATGGCGATCAGACCAGCGAACGCCTGCCTGGCCCTGGCGGCAAATCCCTTCGGCAAAAAGGACTTCCAATGCCGCAGGTAGTAGCGCCGGTAGCGCTCGAACTGGACGACCGCCAGACCTTCCCACCGGAGAGCGACCTGGCGAAAGCGCTCCCCTGCCATCTCCACTGCCAGGCGAGAAGCCAGACAGTACCGAAACAGAGGAGACAGCTCCAGATGGCTTGTCGCCAGGACCGTGGCCCAGCACTCGACCGGCGTTTCGCCGTCCGCCTCCGCCAGGCGGTACGCATTGTCGGCAATGCGTTTCTGCGCGGCCAGCTCCAGGGCGACCCGCTGGTGGATCCTGGGCTCGTACTTCCGCCAGCGGTCCAGGTACTTGTCCCCCCGCAACTGCCACGGCTCCGGAGGATAACGAACCTCCGGTCCCAGCAGGTCGAACTGTAACGCCAGATAGGGCTCGACCGGGACACGGTGCTCTTCCAGCCAGTTAAACAGCCTCTGCCACTCGTTGCGCGTGGCTGGCACGACCACCGCCTTCCCGTCCCCCTCCTCGCCGTCCACCGTGCGCGCCGGTAGACCGTCGTAGGAACGCGGCGGCCGGTAACACACCACCTGGCCCCGGCGGGCAGACTCCCAGTTGGAACGCTCCGCCACGTAGGCCAGCTTGACGCGCAACGCCTCCGGCGTCAGCGCAGCGTCGTCGCTGTCATCCCGTCCAACCGGGGGGCAGGGACGCCTCTCCCGGTTGGACGCTCCAAAAATGCTGCTGCGCGGCCTGCGCACCTCCCACCTCCTACTCCTCCCCGTCCGCCGCGGAATGGCAGGAACCAGACAGCCGGCGCGGATAGTGCTGCGTCCACTGGTTCTCCGCATAGCGCCGCGACCTTCCCCGTGCCTTCGCCCGGAAACCCGCGTCGAACTGGTCCAGGTAGTCATGTACGATGCCACACCGTTTGCGGCCCGCCTCGTCCCGCCGCGCCGCCCGGCCGGGTATCTGCGTGTCGTTGATGGGCGAGCCGCCCGCGTCCGCACGGATCAGAACCTGCAACTGCTTGAAGTCCACGCCCACGTTCCACACCGGCGTGGCAATCACCTTCTTGAGACGCCCCTGCTCAAAGCGGCGCGTGATCCTGGCCTTGCGCTCGTCCGACATGGGCTCCCAGTCCGGCGGCACCAGGCCCTTCCGCCGGAAACGGGCAATGTCCCACGGCCGCAGACCCTGGCCGGAATAGACCAGGGTGAACTCCGGCAGCAGCTTCTTCAGGTGCAGGGCGTGCTCGATAGTTTCGACCGTGATAAGCACCTGCGTGTCAGCATCATAACGCCGCGCGTCGGCGGCAATGACCTCGTTCCGGTAGGTGTTCGTCCAGATGCCATAGCGCTTCTTGCGCACGCCATCCGCACCCGCGCACGGGTTGACGTCCATGATGACGTCGTTCCACACCACCTCGATGGGGACCACCATGCCGTGCTCCACCGCCTCGTGGTACTGCACCTTGAGACGGATAGGGCCCGCCATCGCCTCGGCCCGCATGTCCTTGTTGTCCAGGCGCATATCCCAGGTAGCGGAGAACATCCAGATGCGGGCATGGCCGAAGATGCGGCCGACGTTCTCCGCGAACCTGTCCGCGCACGCCTGGTGCCCCTCGTCGATGAAGACGAAATCCTCCTCGCCCGTCGCATGGTGGAGCGAGTCGGCCGTGTAACACATGACCCGGCGGTTCAGCACCTTCCGGCCGCCGCCGACAATGCCGACGCTCGGCAGGTTCATGGCCAGCTCAGGGTACAGACGCTGGTGCAGGACAGGAACGTTCTTGGTGACAACGGCGATCTTGGCCTTAGGGAACAGCATGCACGCCAGGACAATGATGGTCCCCTTGCCCCAGGCCGGCGGGCAGGACACGCGGCCGCACTCGTGCCGGGCGATCAGCTCCAGGCAGTGGCGCTGCTGGTAACGGAACTGAAACCCCTCCCGCTCGAACTGCTCGATGCGGTCCCAGCGCGGACAGTAGACGGTGCGAGCGCGCTCCTCGGCCAGCTCATGATCGGCCGCCGTCGCCCAGCGCAGCTGCACCCGGTAGCCTGCCTCCTTCAGGAGCGCCAGCACACGCTCGGTCAGGCCAAAGGGGAAGGCGATCCGCCCCTTGTGGTCCTCACCGAAAAGCTCCCAGACGACTTCCTCGAACGCGGGCAGACCGGCACGGCGAGCCTCAGCCAGCTCCCTGCCGTGGAAGAAGCGCTTCTCCACATACGACAGCTCCGGCGCCAGCAGGTTCAGGACGTGGCGCGTGGTCGGATCAACCACTACCTGGTTCGCAGAACGCAATAGCACAACCTCGGCGCGCATGGGTACGCCCAGAATCGTCGAAAAATGTATTGCGACCGAAGTGGAGAAATGCTATAGTGAAAGGACGCTTGATCGTCGGGAGCAACTCACACCTGACACAAGCCCCTCACCGCAGCAGGGTGGCCTGGTCCGCTGGCAACGGGCCAGGCCCCCTTTGTTTTTCCACCTCGCTACTGTTACCGTCCGGCGGCACGTCCAGTGGCAGGTGCCGCGTCCGAATGCTCTCCACGTCAAAAAACCCGTATTCCCCTGGCTGCCATGGGCTCAACCCCCGGTAACGCCCCGCCAAGGACATAAGGCGCCACAGGTCTTCGTCCGTGACGACGGCAGGTACCACGCAGTGAATGCCAACCACCTGGCCGGGCAGGAGCGCCTCATGCACCGCGTAGCGCCAGCGGTTGCCAGCGCCACTGGGATAGTAGCGGCGGAACCAGCCGCCTGGCCGCCCCGTGCAGCCGTCCACGGCGATGTCCCAGAGAATCTTGCCCACCTCGTCCTGGTGCCTACCCAGCAGGCGAGAGGCGAAACGCATGTTCGCACGGTGCCAGCTGGAGAGGAAAATCACCTGACCGTGCGGATTCCGCGGCAGAAGGAAACGTCCGCGGAACCGCTCCTTGGCATTGCCCAGACAGTGCTTCGTGAACCGTATCCTTACGGTCAACTCACGCATAGCAGCCATGCCCCCTGGCAACTGCAACGACCATTCTACACGATCCCAGCGCAAACATCAAATACGTTTCTGCGCCCGATAGTGAGACAAGAAGCGGTCCGCTTCCTCCCGGTCGCCAAAGAAGCGCAAGGGGTCAAAGTGTGCCTCCGGGTGACGCGGCTGGACCTCCAGCAGCCAGACAATGGCCACCAGGTCCGCCAGACGACGGCAGCCACGCAACAGCCCATCCGGGCAGACGTCCTGTCCGCACCTCCCTGCGGCAAGGGCGCGCCCCAGGAAGCCTGTGGGGCTGCTACCCTGCCCGCCGTACCAGGTCTGCACCACCCGCACGGCACGGTCGAAATGCCTACCCGGCGGACCGTCCCCTAGGTAGGCGCGCATGTTGGCCGGGACCAGTCCCAGGTGCGCGTGCAAGCGCCCCAAGCGACCAGGATGGGTCGGGTGCTTGTACCAGCGTGGATCCACAATGTCGCACAGCAAGCGGCAGCCCGCGTCCACGTCCAACCCAGGGACGAAGCTGAGTGCCGGCCAGGCCGGGTGGTAGACCACGATGCGGCGCACGATCTCGGGAACGCTGACCGAGCCAGCCAGCTGCTGGATCATGGCGTAGGTGCAAAAGTCCAAGTTGCTCATGTCGTGCCACATGCCCGGACAGCGGCTCGAGTAGGTCGGCTGCCACAGGTGCTGCAATACCGCCACCGGGTCGTCACGCAGCGCCGCCGTGGGCACCAGAGCAGGCGCCGCCAGCTGCACGCGCTGCTGCCGGTACATCTCCGGCTGACTGGCGCGCAGCTGCTGGACATGGACGACCAGAGGCGCGTTGGCCCAAGTCCCCAGCAGCCTGATGCAAGCAGCCGAGGACAAGGGGAAGCCAAGAACGTCCGAACGAAGAAAGTCCTGGGCCGGCAGAAAACTGTTCACTGCCAGCTGGCCGTCGTCCCCATACCAGACCAGGCCGTCCGCGTCCGTGTGCAGCCGCAGGACTGCCACCCGTCCGGGCGCCCCAGCGGACATGGCACCTACCCTCCCAGCTCGATGACCTGGTCGAAAGAACTGCGCAGGTCCGGGTCGTGCGTGACCATGATGATCTGCCGGCGCCCGCGCACCCGGGAACTCATGGCGCCCAGCGCCTGCGCCAGATACCTGCGGTTCTCCGCGTCCAGGTGGGCCGTTGGCTCGTCCAAGGCGAGCATACCCAGGTCATGCTGCCAAAGCGAGGCCACCGCGGTCCAGAACGCCAGGGCAAGGACGACCCGCTGGCCCGTGGACAGCCTTCCGGCCGGGAGCGGTGGCAGTCCCGGACGGTGGGCGCGGAAAGACAGGTCGTCCTCCACCTCGACCCAGAACGGACTGCCAAAATGGGCCAGCCCATCGTTGATGTCCCCCACCAGGCGCGCCAGGTTGGCCAGGGCCACGCGGCGGGGCAGACGGTCCCGATGCAGGACGTCCCGAGCCGCCTCGGCCACGCGGGCCATGCTCCGGGCGCGACGCTGGCGCCGCAGACGGACACGCAGCCGGCGCAGCTCATCCTCCAGGGACTCGATCCGAGCCAACAGGCCGCGCCTCTCCCCCTGGAGACGGGCAACCTCCTCCCGCGCCTCCGCATGCTCCGCCAACCGCCGCCGCGCCCGCTCCACCAGCTCCTCCGGTTCCTCGTTCGCCGCCAGACGTTCCTCCAGCTTCGCCAGCTGATCGTCCAGGGCGGCCACGTCGGCCTCCGCCCGCTGGTAGGCGTCCACCGCCTGCCGCCAGGACGCCTGCGCCTCGTCCAGGTCCGCCAGCCTCCGCCGCTGCGCTGCCACCACAGCCTTCAGCTGCTCCCGGTCGCCGTCCGGCGCGGTCATGTCCGGCAGAGACTCCAACGCCTCCCGGTTGGCACGCACGCGGGCGGCGAAGCCAGCCTGCCACTTCTCGTACCGCCGCAGGGCGCGCTCGTACTCGGCCAGGGCAGTAGCCTCGCCGCGACGCTCCTGAATGACAGCGGGATGGTCCCGCGCGATCCGCCGCTGCCTCTCCAGGTGATCGTGCAGCTGATCGACCGGCGTGCCGCAGACCGGACAGGCCACGCGGCCGCTCTCGTCAAAAATGGCAACGGTCCTGCGAGCCTGCTCCAGCTCCTGCTCCAGCCGCGCCAGGCACCGTTGCAACTCCGTCGCGTCCGTCCAGCGGAACGCGGGGGGCGAAGGCGGAGACATCATGGCCTCCTCACGCTTCAGCGACTCCGCCTCCAGCTTCAGGTCGCGGCGGCGCTGGCGGTGCTTCTCGTAGGCGTCCCAGGCGCGCAGGGCCGCTGCCGCCTCCTCCGCCTCCTGCCGCGCCGCCGCGCACTCCCGCTGCAAGCGCTCGGTCGCGGAACCACGCTCGTCCGCCTGCCGCCGGAGGGCGTCCCGTTGCCGGACCAGCTCCTCCCGGCGCCCACGCGCCATCTCCCACTGCTCCCGCAACTCAGAGCGCAGCAGCTGCCTCTGCAAGATGGCGCGGGCAGACGCCTCGCTTCTGGCGTTGAGCAGCCGTCCGGCCGCGGCTGCCGCGGCAGCGTCCAGCTCGGCGACCTGGCCGCGCAGTTGGTCCAGCTGCCGGGCCAGCTCGTCCGAGTTGTCCTCGACGACGGCATGGACATCGGCATCCTCGCCGAGGGCACGCCCCAGGGCGTCCCAGATGGCCTCGCAGCGCTCCGTGCGGCAAAGCACAGCAAACGACCTGGCCCGTTCCGCCTGGGCAGCGGACAGGAAGTCGTAAATCCGGTCCTGGGACTTGAAGACGTACAACTTGAGCAGGTTGCCGTCCACTCCCAGCACGCGCTCGATCTCGGCCTGGCCCTTGGGAACATCCGTGATGGGCTTGCCGCCGTCCACGCGCACCTCACACAGCGGCCGACCACGGAGACGCCGCGTGATGCTCAGCCGGCAACCGTTGTGCTCCAGCTCACCGCTGATGAAGCTCTCTTCCTTCTCGCCCGCCGTGGCGCGGATACAGTCCAGCTTCACCCCATCGAAGCGGGTAAAGTCATTGGTGAGCAGGGCGTACATGAAGTTCAACAGGGAACTCTTGCCGGCCCCATTGGGTCCGAAGATGCCAACCGATCCTCGCTCCAGACGCCAGCTGGCATCCGTGAAAGGGCCAACATTGCGCAGCCGGACCCAGGTGTAATACATGCCTCCACCCCCGGAGAACAATCACTTTCCCCGCGCCAGGTACTCGTCACGCCAGCGGGCAAACTCGTCCATCGGTTCTTCCGCCCGCAGCAAGCGGGCTACCAGGTCAAAGACCTCTGGTTCCTTCTCCCTGTCCACCTCCAAGGGCAGCAGTCCCAACGGCGTGGCAGCCTCCTCGCCCCCGCCGCCCAGAGGCACGTCAACCACGGACACCGGCGCAGAAGCACCGCGCTCCGAGGGCGATAGCTCGTGGAAATAGAGGATGGCTCTGCCAGCGGCCACCTTCTCCACCCGGCGCACCGTCTCGGGCAAACGGTAGCTGTAGGACACGCGCAGGTAAGGTCGGCGGACATCGTCCGGGTAGCCTTCCTCCTCCGCGCATTGCTCCGCCCGCTCCAGCTCGCCCGGCAACGTTCCCAGGAGGCGCTCCAGGTCTTCCGTGCTGGCCACCAGCCCGCCGTCAATCAGGACGCGGCTCTTGAGGCGCTCCCGCCGCCAACTACCATCCCGGTCCAGAAGGACGTAGAAATGCTCGTGCGGCTCGTCCATCCTCTGGGCGCACGTGGCCCCCGGCGAGCAGACTAACACCGGAGCACCCGCAGCGTTCCGCCGACGCTCCAGCCGGAACTGGTGCAAGTCGCCAGTGAGGACATGGTCCACATGCCCGGGCAGCTGAGCAAACTCTCCCTGAGGGACGGCAATGGAGCCCATCCACTCCCCCCACGCCTGGTGAGCCACCAGCAGGTTGCACTCCGCCGGCACGTCGCGCAGGAACTGCTGGAGCTGGCCGTGCGTCTGAAAGTCGAGGCCGTAGCAGACGTGCGGCCCCAGGGGCACCACCCGACAGTGCAGGTGCTGGGCGTGCCGGTGGACGGACGGCCAGGGCGGGTCGTCCGTGTCGTGCTGTCCCTGGATGAAGTAGAAGCCGATGCCGGCCTCCTCCAGGGAGTCGATGAAGCGGGACATGGCATGGATCGCCCGGCTCCGGTTGGACTGCCTGTCGATGCCGTCGCCGGCCAGCACGACCTGCCGGACCCGGTGCTTCCGGGCAGCCTGGGCAATCTGGGAAAGGGCAAAGAACTCGTCGCCCCGCCGGTCGCGCAGATGCGCGTCGGCGAAAAACAGGGTGTCGTAGGGCACGGCCCGGTGCCGTCCTTTCTCTAGTCACCTCCCCGGTGCCAGGAACACTCCAGGCAGACGGGGACATCAATAATCCCAGTGGTCGGAGGCGGAGGGTCGCTCGGACAAGACGCGCAGCGTCCTCGGCTGGTAAAACACCTCCTGCTTCTGCTTGCAGTCCTGACAGCGCCGGACCCGCTCCGGGTCTGGACTGACGAAGAGCCAGCCGCACTTCATGCACGGACGGACTCCCGCTTCCGGTTGTTCACTCATCTTCTGACACCTCCCTGTGCCAGGAGCATGTGCTACCACGGCGGACGGTATACCCGGCAGGTGCCTGCCAGAGCATACCGTACCGCGCCAGCCGGCCACAGCCGGCCAGACCGTCTCCTATCCCTGGTAACGGTCACGAGTCATCAAGTGCAATAGCCGCCAGCGAAGCCACGCTCCGGGTCGCCGTAGGTGCTACCCAGGCCCAGGACCAACACGCCCACACGGACAGCCAGGGATGTAGTCGTCATGGACTTCCCTCCTCAACGGGTACTTGCCGTCCTATGACGGCGTGCAAGAAATCTCCGCCGCCTTCTTCCTGGTAGCCATCGGTATCACTCCTGGTTCAGCTCCCTCGTGGCCACCAGACGCACACCAGCCTTGACCATCTCGCGGCACAGCAGCTCTTCCGGCGGACAGCTGCGCAGGAACTCCTCCGCCTCGGCAACCGGAACCTGCCGGTGGTGGGCAATCAGCTCCGCCGGCGTGGCAAACACAGTCAATGAGTCGGGCGGGCAACGGAGCAGCCCTTCCGGCAACAGCATGTCCCGCCCCACGTTGGCCCGGAAGATGGCAGCTCCGGCGCACTGCAACAGCGCCGGGTCACGGCGATCCGAGGCATAACGCGGGTCCATGTGGCACGGAAGCAGGAACGGCCCCCATGCCTGACCGACGTAGACGGCAGGGTCTGCCCCGCCCGTGGTGCCAGGCGAAGTGGAACGGGAAAACGGGCACTCCGCGCAAGGCTTGCGCCCACTACGACGTTGCGCTGGGACAGCCATAACCTCTCCTTCCCCGAAAAGTAAAGTACCATGTCCCGCCGTCACCTCTGAGGTTGAGGCAACTGGCTGGATGCATCTCCACTTACCTCCTCTCCATCTTCTCCTCCCACCTCAGCGCCGTCTGAGCCAACGCTGCCATCTTCCAGACCTGGCAGCAGACGGAGGCTGCGCCTCCTGGGAGACGTACCCGGACAGGACAGGCTCACCCCCACCAGCTCATCCAGCCCCGACATCAAGGTCACGAACCACTCGGGCACCACGCGCTCTCCCTCTGGCCACATGCCCAGCATGGCCGCGACCCGCTCGACTTCCTGTCGCCGGAGGAAATACCGGGCGCGGCAGCCGATGTCCAGGTACACGTCACCTCTGGCCGTGACCCGGTGGACAAAGAAGCGGCCAAACCGCGGCCGGCTCACGTTCGGCGACCTCTTGCCATCCACGCGGGTATAGATCCCCCACTTGCGCTCCACACCCGCGCGCACCAGCGGCAGCAGGCCAGCGAAATCACTCACTGCCACCTGCAGGCCACACGATGTCTGCACTTCTCCGTTCCAGGGGCGAATGGAGAGAGGCAAGGTGACAGGGGCACCGTCCATCGGCGGAGGATGCGGCAGATCGACGACCTCGCCAATATGCCAGCGTCGGAGTGCGTGGTTGTAGCGCTGGAGATATTCCTCCACTTCTTCCCGATGGTACGAGTAACGGCGCAAAAACCTCCACCTCTCTATCGCGTCAAAGTAATCCGCCAGCACCAGCTGCTCCCTCCGGTCGTACTCCGGGACGCGGAAGCTGTGCTGGATGTTGAAGAAGCGGCAGTAGTCCTCCGCCGATTTCTGGACATCCTCCAGATGGTCAAGACGGAATCTCCTGCTGCTCAGGGAGCGCATCATGCGCTCAAACGCCTCGTCGATGCACCGCTGGAAATAGCTCAAGTTGTCCCGGTGCATCTGGCGGATGGAATCGACCTTGTACCACGACTCATCTTCCAGGGATAGTCTCTCGCCGTTGTTCGCCTGCCTGACATCCTCTGACGAGAAAAGAAGAGATGGGTAAATTTTCGGCACCTTCCACTTCCAGCGGAAATTGTCGCTGATCCGCCCCCGCACCAGGGACATGTGGCATGCCGTGGTCACACTGTACGGCCGATAGTCGGTGAAAAGGACGCCACGGTGACAACCATCCGGCATGGCAGAAGGCGCAGGTATGAAGCGGGCAATCGGGAAGTGAGGTCCGTAGCTGTAAATCGTCTGGCCACGAAAGTACAAACTGCCGCTCCTGTTACGCGCGTGTGGCTGATTCTGCTCCATCCATAACGACACCACGTCGTAGTTGCTCACAACGGTGCGCATCCATCCCCTCCTGCCTGCTAGTCATCTCAACCGGGAACGACCCGGCCGTGCCGGCTCGTTCCCCTCCGCAGGCGGCGTGCGCCGCGCCGGCGGCACGTCATAACCCAGGCGGTACATGGCCTCATTCCAGGCAGCCGCCTGCCAGCCAAGAGACGGCGACCGGCCCCGGTAGCTCCGCTCCAGGAAATCCCACAGGTCCACCTCCTTCTCCCCAAGGCGCTCCGCCAGCACGGCGCACAGCGCCTTCCGGGCAGAACGGAACAACTCGTCTGTGCCGGTAGCGCCGTCCGCCGGGTCAAAGACCAAGTGCAGCCACTCCAGCAGGTCATGGCGCCGCTCCCCCACAGAGTAGTTCCAGCACAGCTCGGCGGCAGACAGCAGCGGCACCTGGGCCGGCCAGCCGCGGTCCGACTTCCGCCGGCAGGCCAGGGACGTGTCTGCCGGTCCCACCGGCGCGGCGTAAGCGCTCAGGTCGAAGATGTCGTCGATGGTCTCAGGCGCCGGGCTGGACGCCGCCGGCCGGTGGCTGGTCGCCGCCCTCCCCGTCCTGCTTGTCCTGTTCGTCGCCACCTTCCACCTCCTCGGCAATGAGCCAGACGAATTCGTCCTGGCCGCCCTGGTCCCCACCCGTGCGGCCCAGGGATTTCTCCATCTCCCACTGCACCATCGCCTCGCGGACCTCGTAGGGCACAAAGGCAGAGCGCAGGACCAGAGCGGCATGGCGCACCAGGGCAGCCCGCCAGCGCAAGCATTCCTGGCAGTCCCATGCCCCCGCGTACATGGAAGTCAGCTGGTCCCACTGCTGCCGCAGCGATGCCATGTAGCACAGGTGGGCATACTGCATCCGCACGGGCTGCGTCAGGTACGCCTGCCGATGCGGCAGGTCATCGACTTCCGGTATGCAAGGGCCGAGGTGCGGCTCCAGCTCGCCGCGCTGGACGTTGATCCAGTCACGCAGTTGCCCCAGCCGGACGAACAGCAACTGAGGAGATGCCTCGCCAGGCCAAGGTGGCGGGGCCATGCCGTTATCTTTCCGAGCGTCCATGTCCATTCCTCCTGTGAATGTCCCTGTCCACTTGCGCGCCAGCAAACATGTGCTGTTCAGCGCGCCCCACCGACACTGGCTGAAGCGCCAGTTCCGCCGGATCGTCCTGGCAATAGCCTGGCCCGCGCCCTGGACACGGGCAGACTTCTTGTTTGCCATGCTCGCTTCCACCTCCCGGGCAAGGAAGAGACTCAAAATACGTTTTTTAGAACACCGTACCGGCTCAGCAGACGCTTGCGCCCACTCCTGCCAGAACTGCGCAGGCTGCGCAGAAACACGTACAGGTACTCAGGCGGCAAACCAGTCAGCAAGTCGCGCGGATAGGCCAGGGCGTTGCCCACGGTGACGGCTACGACCTTCCGCACCGAGCGGTGCTTGTCCAGCTGGTGGCAGGCAAACCAGCCATCCGCCGTGGCAATCTCGCGCGGCAGCACGGGCCGGCGCGCCAGCAGGACGCCTCCCCGGATGGCCGTCAGACCGTCCGTCCGCGGCACGACACGGAGCAGCACGGCGCCGCCCTCCGCCCGCGCCCGGTCGTACTCGATGCGGCGAAAGGAACGGTTGGCGTCGTACCACAGATCCAGGTTCCGTTGCAGCCGGACCAGCGGGCGCTCATCCGGCACGATCTCGCCCTCGTCCTGGTAGAACTCGTTGCGGTAGCCGACCAGATACCAGCCCTTCTCGGGACGGCGCAGCCTGCCGTCCTCGGACCGGTACGGGCCGTCGCCATACAAGGCGCGCTCGACCGCGTTGTACACCAGGATCACCTGCCTGCCGTAGCAGAAAGGGCACAGCTGCCGCAGTCGGCAGCAGCGGACGCGGCACTTCCCCATGTCACAGTCCACGCCAAACGGCGGGCAGTTCCGCAGCTGTGGTAACGACCTGGCCGCGTCCCAGCCGACCCACAGCAAGCCGCGCAGGGCCAGGTGCCACAGGGAACGTACCCTGCGCAAGGCGTCCACCACGCCGGCGGCACCGCGCCGCGCCCATGTCGCCCCCACCAGCGGGGTCAGGACGGCAATGCGGGCGGCATGGTAGCGGCCGGCGTGACGGACGCGCGAGACCACAAAGTCGATGTTACCGTCCAGATGATGGTCGTCCATCGCAGCACACGCACATGGGCACGCACACGTTCCCTACCCAAAGGAAAGGAGCGCTCCTTCCCGGTGAACCCACGCAACGCACGGTCTCTCCCCTCCCAGCCTCGCCAGCCGGAAGAAGCCCACGCGGACACGGAAAAGCTCCAGGTCAGAAAGGGAAGAGATGGTAGCGGCGGGAGATGACAGGACAGCTCACACGGGCAAAAAGGCGTCCTTGACCAAGCGCACCGAGCGGCAACGCCAGTAGCTCCCTGGGTGTCCAGGGCTCCGGACGGCCCCACACCAACCGCGTTCCCTCCTCCGCACCGCCGGTCAGAAGATGGTCCCCTCCAGCCAGACCACCCAACCGGCTGCAGACCTTATTGTAAGCGCCAGGGATGGTCCAGGCCAGGGACGGGACATCGGGGAGGAAAACAGGTCAGACGGCAGACAGACGTCCACGGCGGCACGTCATCACCCAACACACACACACGGGAGCCCAGTGCGGAAGACAACCACCGGCGGTCATGGTGACATGAGAGCAAAATCCAGCAGCGGAATGGTCATGGAGTGTAGCTAGCTTGCTCAGGAAGGAACGACACAGGTGCAATGGTCTTGACCAGCTTGCCCGTGTCGTAGATCTCGATGCGGCCGTCCGGATAGGTCCATTGGCCGTGCGGCAGGCCATTGCGGTAGTGACCGACGAGGCCATCCGGCCAGATACAGCGACCGTGCCTCCAACCGTTGCGGTAGTGCTCGATGCGGCCGTCCGGATAGGTCCAGAGGCCGTGCGGCCAACCGTCGCGGTAGTGCTCGACACGACCGTCCGGCCAGGTCCAGCGGCCGTGACGCTTGCCGTCGCGGAAGTGGCCGACGAGGCCGTCCGGCCAGGTCCAGCGGCCGTGCCTCCAACCGTTGCGGTAGTGCTCGACGCGGCCGTCCGGATAGGTCCATTGTCCGTGCGGCAGGCCATTGCGGTAGTGCTCGACACGGCCGTCCGGATAGGTCCAGCGGCCATGCTGCAGACCGTCGCGGTAGTGGCCGACACGGCCGTCCGGCCAGGTCCAGCGGCCGTACGGCTTGTTGCAGCGGTAGTGCTCGACACGACCACTCGGGTAAACCCAGCTGCCGTGCCACTTGCCGTCGCGGTAGTGGAAGACGCGGCCGTCCGGCCAGGTCCAGCGGCCGTGACGCTTATCGTCGCGGTAGTGGCCGATGCTGCCGTCCGGCCAGACCCAGCGGCCGTGACGCTTATCGTCACGGTAGCGCTCGACTCGGCCGTCTGGGTAGGTCCAACGGCCGTGAAGCAAACCGTCGCGGAAGTGGCAGACTGCGCCGTCTGAGCAGACCCAGCGCCCGTGCCTCCTACCATTCAATGTCATCCCATAGCTGCCATCATCATACATCACCAGCACCCGTTCCCGCTTCCTTGCCTTGCGGACCCGGCACTCCGGGTAGCGCCGCCGGACAGACTCCAGGACAGCTTCTGATACGTCTGGATGCAGAACGATCTCCTGCACCTCCATCACCTCGGACCGCAGGCCGAGGTTGCCGACCCGGACCCTGCCGGAGGCAAGGCAGTGCATGACTGCCATATATGGATCTCCAGGCACTGCCCTGGGAAGCCTCCAGACCGCATGCAACCCTGCCTCATTGCGCAGTTCCCCACCATCCGAGAACCGGTTAGCCGTCATGCGATGACTGGTCCATTCAGTGTACCGGTGGGGAGAGATCAGGGTGCCATCCTCAAGCACCCGGCAGACACGGCTACAGAGAAGGCGGCCATCGTCAGACCTCATCCCGGGAGGAATGAGGATGGAATCCGAATGGATGGTCATGGTATCACTCAGCTGGGGAAACAGCTGGCACGATAGACTTGACCAGCTTGTCCGTGTCGTAAACTTCGATGCGGCCGTCCGGGTAAACCCAGTGCCCGTGCTTCTTGCCGTAACGGTAGCGCTCGATGCGGCCGTCCGGATAGGTCCAACGGCCGTGAGGCAAGTCGTCACGGTAGCACTCGATGCTGCCGTCCGGCCAGGTCCAGCGCCCGTGTTTCTTGCCGTAGCGGTAATGGCCGATGCAGCCGTTCGGCCAGGTCCAGCGGCCGTGTTTCTTGCCGTCGCGGTAATGGCCGACTGCGCCGTCTGAGCAGACCCATCGTCCATGCCGAGCGCCATTCACTGTCATCCCATAGCTGCCACTATCCGCCAGAACCAGCATCCGCTTCCTTGACTTGCGGACCCGACACTCCGGGTAGCGCCGCCGGACAGACTCCAGGACTCCGTCTAATACGTCTGGGTGCAGGACAATCTCCCGCACTTCCATCACCTCGGACCGCAGGCCGAGGTCTCCGACCCGGACCCTGCCGGAGGCCAGGCAGTGAAGGACGGCCTCGTTCGCCGCACTGGGCACAGCGCGAGGCAAGTGCCAGACCGCATGCAACCCTGCCTCATTGCGCAGCTCCACACCATCGGTGAACCGGTCAGCCGTCATGCGATGACTGGTCCACTCAGTTCCACGGTAGGGAGAGATCAGGGCACCATCCTCGCGCACCCGGCATACACGGCTGCAGAGAAGGCGGCCATCGTCAGATCTCATCCCCGGAGGGATGAGGATGGAATCATGGTTGTTCATGGTATCACTCAGCTGGGGAAACAGCTGGCACGATAGACTTGACCATCTTGTCCGTGTCGTAAACTTCGATGCGGCCGTCCGGGTAAACCCAGCGCCCGTGCTTCTTGCCGTAACGGTAGCGCTCGACGCGGCCGTTCGGCCAGACCCAGCGGCCGTGCAGCAGGCCGTAGCGGTAGTGGCCGATGCGTCCGTCAGGCCAGGTCCAGCGGCCGTGCAGCAAGCCGTTGCGGTAGCGCTCGATGCGACCGTCCGGATAGGTCCATCGGCCGTGCGACTTGTTGCAGCGGTAATGGCGGACTGTGCCGTCTGAGCAGAACCAGCGCCCGTGCAAAAGGCCATTCACTGTCATCCCATAGCTGCCAACATCCGTCAGCATCAGCATCCTCTTCCTCTTCAGTTCCCTGCGGACCTGACACTCCGGGTAGCGCCTCCTAACAGACTCCAGGACCACTTCTGATACGTCTGGGTGCAGGACAATCTCCCGCACTTCCATCACCTCGGCACGCAGGCCGAGGTTGCCGACCCGGACCTGTCCCGAGGCAAGGCAGTGCATGACTGCCATATGTGGATTTTCAGGTGTAGCACCTGGGATCCTCCAGACCGCATGCAACCCTGCCTCATTGCGCAGCTCACCATCAACGGTGAACCGGTTAGCCGTCATACGGTGACTGGTCCACTCAGTTCCACGGTAGGGAGAGATCAGGGTGCCATCCTTGCGCACCCGGCAGACCCGGCTACAGAGAAGGCAACCATCGTCGGACCTCATCCCGGGAGGGATGAGGATGGAATCCGAATGGATGGTCATGAGCTGTAACCTCGTTAGAAGAAACAGCTGGCTCGATAGACTTGACCAGCTTGCCCATGTCGTAGATCTCGATACGGCCGTCCGGATAGGTCCAGCGGCCGTGTTTATTGCCGTCGCGGTAGTGGCCTA